GGTCGTCGATATCGGCAACGGTCAGCACGTGACCCGACGACAGCCCATAGAGGCGGAAGAACGCATCCCCGTCATCGTCGCGCGGGTTCGCTTTCAGCCTCTCGTCAAACGCCGTCAGCGCGTTCTCCAGGGCGAACATGAAGTCGCTATGGACGATGAAGCAACGCTCCCCATCGTCGCCCTGGATTTCCACCGTGCGGCCGTTACGGGCCTTGTAGTCGAAGGCCCTGCCGGCGACCAAGTCGCGAGCGGTTCGGATGATGCGGTGAGCCGGTGATATTGTGCGCTTTGTCTCAGACATTGCCGCCTCCCTTGGCCTTGGAGAGAGCGGAGCGGCCTATGTGTGTGGGCACGTACCATGTGTCGCCGGGCGCGCTGTCGGCGCCGTGGCCGTGCTTGTCGGGGTCGTAGCCCTCAGTCGTGAGCAGGCCGGCCGCCTCGGCGAACTCCAGGAACTCGCTGTAGTCGAGATCTGAGCCCGCCTCGCTGGCGTCGCTGCCGAAGCAATGCGCCACGAGCTTGTCGAAGAACGCCTGGTGCTTCTCCAGTGCCGATTTCATATCTGGCGCTGCGGCTATCAGGCGGGCGTTGGCCTGCCGAACGTAGTCGTCGCGCCAAATGCCATCGGCGTCCTTCTTGCCTTCGCAATAGCCGCTGCCGTTCGCTTCCGGCGCGTTGTGCAGAGAGGCAATCACATGGTGTCCGGTAATAACTTCGAGAACGGAGCGTTTTGGGTGCTCGTCAGAGACTGCCCAAGGTCCCGGCGTATGCTCTGTCTCTACGACTGTCTCAGACATTGGAAATGTCCTTTAGCATTGACCCTATCTGACGTGGAACTATATCAGAGTCCGAGAGTTTATAGACTACTCTGCTGTGGATTAAAACCCTATCGGCCCGAGAGAATAGCCCGCCGCATAGCAGGTCCTCTCGGGCCGCCCCGCTCCGCTTGGACTGCATATGCCAATCATGAGTGCTTCTGGCTACGGTCTAGGGTGTAGGCGCAGCCATCCCCATTCATGCCCTCAAACGGCACATAAAGTCCGCGGCATCTCTTAATGCAGGACTTGATGTGCCACTTCGCGGGCATCATCGGGAGCATCTAGCGGCCCGATAAGTACGTTTTCCAATGGGTGGTGAAGATAGACGTCGCCATTGGGCGCTTCAAAAATGTTGAGACCGCCACAACAGTCCAAATACACTAAGACCATAGACTTTTACTCTCCAAACGCTGTATGCCGAATTGTATCAACGCATGGTTAATCGCGTCAAGCGGGATTTGACTCTTCTGTTGAAATTTCTTCCTCACTCTCGTTTACTGACGCAGTGAGTGCGAGGATCAAATCCCAGGCTGCCCAAGCCGCATGCCCAGCCGGCGTTTCAACGCCGTCCTCAACTCGCGATCCATAGAGGTATTCGAGAACATCGGCCATGATTTCCATTGCGCCGTTGCGGGCCTCGGCAATGGATGGCCCCTCCTCGGCTGGCTCTGGAATTGTTTCTATCTCGCTCATTTCACTCGCCTCCATCCTTTATCTTTGCATCTGGAAACTGGTTGACGATACTGGCTATGGCGGGGTCTGATCTTGCGGCCTTCCAAGTGGAGATTGAGCACCTGATCTCAGGCTCCCACTTTTCCAAGAAGTGCAGTGACTTTATCGCCTGCCCCACGTCATCGTTTGTATACGGCTCGCCGTTTATCACGGCCTCAAGGACGGCGATTTGATCCAGAAGCGTCATTCTGGCTCCAAAATGGCTGGAACAGGCCGCGCATCTTGTCCTTGGTATTTTCCTGCGTACGGGTTCTCGCTTGGCTCGTCCAGAAGATGAAAAATGACCTGAGCAATTGGACTACCTTCCTCGATGTTCAAGGTGGTATCCCCATGGTTGCTCAGCTCTAAAGTCAAGAATCCGTTCCACCCAGGCTCAATTATGGTATTCTGCACGGCAAGAAAGTTTCGCGCCCACGTAGATTTATCGGCGACCTTTCCAAGCACGTCTCGTGGCATATCAAAATGCTCTAGGGTGGACGCGAGCGCTGATTGGCCTGCTCCAAGCCTCAATGTCTGCGCGATGCGCACGTCGTACCCCGCTGGACCGAGTCCGTAGCTCATTCCGGCAAACTTTTGCCGCTCGCTAAAAGGTGAAATAATCCCACGCTTACGAATGGATTGACCTGATAGGATCATATCTTGACCTTCAACCCACGATGTGCTGCGACGATGGCTGTTCTTATCCGAACATCGAGCGGAGCATTATATAGATTCTCGGCCAACCCCTCCGGGTCCTCTACTTGTTGAGCAAGAAACCATTCCATCTCCCTGGTTGATCCGTAGCTCTCCAAGTCGTCATGATGTTTTCGACACAACGGGACGAGATTTCGGTCTGTCGCCCTCATGCCCATGCCCCGCTCATTACGTGCCCTGACCGTGCTTTTCATGTGGTGGCCGTCATTCGGGGGTGCCTTCCAGCACACGACGCACGGCAACCGCTTAACCATGGCTCTGTGCCTGTCGCAGTTGCCCTCTCGGCGCTCCTGGGCAGACTTATGGTTACGCTTCGCCTTTTCGCGTTCAGACCGCGACGGTTTGAAGTTAGGCTCTCCGTAGCCTGGGGGTTTGATGAACTGGGCCATCGCCTACACCTTAATTGGTCGGATCGGACCAGACCATCATATCGCGACAAAGAGCAGCCCATGCATACTTATTGGCCATGAGTTGGGGAGGAACCATTACAAACTTGCACTTCAGATGGTCGTATTTATCTAGGTCCCCAGATACGATGGAGCAAGCGAAGATAGTTAGCTCCTCCACGCGAGCGCTCATCATCGACGCTGCCGCTCGAATAGAGCTTTCGCCCAAATCCAAGTCCACGGGAAACCGGCCGATGCGGCCTTCCATTGCGTTCATGTCTCACTTTCCGTATCAGCCACGTCTCGCTTGTAGTTCTCGCGCATCTGCTTAACGTCTACGCCTATGATCGATTCAACGATTTCCGTGACGTCGTTTATGACCTTGATAAACTGTGACTCACTACATTTTGTGTACGCTACCGACTTTGGCCAGTAGGCTCGAATGCCGTCTGGCAGTTCCTCAAAGTCTACGGCGGCCTTGGCCCGCTTACGGTTCATGAACGCCATGGCCATAATCATAGCGTACTTTTTCGACTGGCCGGAAATTTTCAAGTCTTCATGCTCACACCATTTTGCTTTTACCAACAGCCATGAGCGAAGGTGCTCGGTGTCGTTGGGCCTGAACTCCACTACATCCGGGTCTGGCCAATAGTAAAACGCTGGGCGCAGTAGACCAAAAAGGGCCTTATGTCTTTCGTAATTTCTTGGATGCGGAACGACTTGTTTGCAGGTCGGGCATAGTTCTTTTGGCTTTGGCTTTTTGGCCTGCGGTTGAGGATTAGAGGCAGCAAGGGCGCGGGCGGATATAGATGTCAAAGTCTCGCTCCGCAGCACTTACAGTGAGACCGCCCAGTCCACTTGACCTGCAGCGAACGCCCCTCCAGAGCAGAGGAGAAGACCCAACCACGCATGCTCCACAGGATGATTTGAGTCTCGGTCATGCGTTCTCCAGTTTATCTTGAATTTGAAGCCACAGGGTCGGGTGAACCAACAGCCGATGTCCGACCTGATAGCAGGCAGGATCTCTCGTGATGACCCATTTCATGGAGCGACGTCTTTTGGCTCTCGATGGAGAACGGCAGCGTGACCAGTCCCAGCGTTCTGGCGGCAGTTCCGCTGTTGCGTTGTCGGTTACCAGGACGTGCAGACCGTTCAATAGAAACGGCCCGTCATGGCCGATGAGTATGTTCATGCTTTTGCCTTCGGACTCGCCACCTTGTAGCCCCTGTTTTTCAGGGCTTGGACGATGGCGTCCAGCACTTCGGGCGGGACCTCGGTATTGTAGCCAACCCGCCAGCCCGAATTTCGACCGACAACGCAGACCTGATAGGCTGAAGAATGATCCCACGAGAAGGCGTTGCCAAATCCCATGTAGCCTTTCAACGGCTCGCGGTTGTTGAGTAGAGACAGGACGCCCTCGTGTAGACGCCGACCCGCCGATGGGCTTTCCATTTCCTTCAGCATGTCGGTATAGAGAACTGCGACGACGTTGTTACCCATCGGCTACGCCTTTTCATATGCTTTGACGACGTCCACTGGCTTGAACTTAACCTCGGAGCCATAGATTACGTCGAATTTGAATTGGGTGTTCGAGGCATATAGGTTTAGCAAGTCAACCACCTGCTTTTCCGTCTCGAAACTGACGAACTCATGACCGTCGTATGGGCCGGTGGAGTACCACACATAATACCTCATGCCGGTATCTCCATGAACTCCACGAGGCCGCTAACTGTTCGATTTCCCCATTGTCTGTTGCCGTAGTAAATCGGTGACGCGGGGCACTCGTAGAACTGCCCCTCTACGTAGACCACCAGGAACGGTTCTTTTTCCTTGGTCCGGGCCAGCACGATTGGGCCTTGATCTCCTGGAGTGGTCGGGTACTGAGAAATAGGCTTCCACATCTATGCCGCCTCCGATACACTACCGGGGTAGAGCTTCCTTAGCTTATCTACCCGCTCATCCACTTCCCGCAGGAAGGCTTGCACCTCTTTTTCTAGGTCAGCGATCATCGCGTCGTCACGGGGTATGCGGCGCACATGAAGTTGCATCTCAAAAGGCAGCGACGGATGATAGGACACAAAATCAGTCCATAGCCTTCCCGTACATGCCATTTGCCATTGCATTTGCTTGAGGTAGCGCCCATCAACGGAGCCTCCGAGCAGCCAATCCATATGCGTGGCAATGAGGGGGCACTTATGCTCGGCCAGCCCTTCATCTCCGATCAGTGTGTCTGGAGATGCACCGGCCATTTCGAATGTAGGGTGCAAGACAAAGCCGACCGTTGAGACGGGCACGTTACAATGCAGGAAGGCGTAGAGGCCGCGCGCTTTTGGCTCGCGATCCTTGCCGTCACGCATAGCTGCGGATTGAAACCCTCCTGGCTCCTGGAGCCCGGTCAATCGCTCGGCGGCGACCTCGGCAAGGTAATTGGCCCGCGTCACGCTGGGAGCACTCCCCTTGCCCTTAGCGGTCACGTCCGCGATGCGCGATCCGCTCACCCGCCCACATCGTGCAGCGTGCCATTCTGGCGTGCCCTGAGAGCACTCAATGATCCGGCCACACCTCATACCGGCGCTCCCAGCTTACGCTTCTTCGCCAGAAGCAATCTTTCCGCGGACCCGAAGCTAGAAGCAAGGATGTCGGACACGTTTTCCACGCCCTGGATGTCCAAGAACTGCTTGGGGTCGGAATTCGTCTCTTTGATGAGAAGCAAGAGCGTATTAGCCTGTTCATCCGTGACGAACTCTTGACCTGCCTTTGCGCCATCGTCGTCTTCCCCTCGGGCGACGACATTAAGCAACGCGAACGCCACGTATCTTTTGCCGTAACTGACCGAGCTTCCCCATCCCTGCACGTTGTTCTTTGAGCCAGATGAATCTAGCGGCAGTGACATGGTGGTGGATTCTGTGTGTCCGTCGCGGTGCCCCAACGTTCCCGTGACCGCAATCCGAGCCGGGTCTGTCTGGTCTACCTTGAAGGAAATTGAGAAGCCGTACTTGGCCATGACGGGGCGGATGCTTTCCACCACGTCTTCCCATCGGGCATAGGAACTCTGCTTGATCTGCTTGCCGGTCTTGTTGCCCTGCTTGTCCTTTTCGTTGGTGTTGATGGTGCCCTTTTTCTCGATCACAGGAAGTTCTGGCTGCATCAGGGCGAGATCGGCTAGATACGCTTTACGGGCACTGTCGGCCTGCGCCTTCTGGTGCAGGTCAAACAACCTTTCCAGCTTCTCCACCGGGAAGTCCGGGATGGTCAGAACCTTCTCGATCATGGCGAGGATGGTTCCGCCTTCCCCTGAATGCTGGGGTGTAGGCATCTGATGCTCTACAGTGGTAATCTCTGTGGTCTTCTTTGCGGCGGACATTCTCTTACTCCTCTCGCGTAACCCTAGCGACCTCCCTGTCGATCAAAGCGGACAGGGCGTTAATGAAATCCTTCTCCCACTCCGGGAGCCTATGCGTGGCGACCCATGCTGCGGTCCCATCCTCGGCGTTCGCCAGATCGGCCATAGCCTTTGTGATCCGACCCCAATCCACAAGCCTACCCCTTCACTCAGAGCCGAAGGCTCTACCGAGCCCTTTGCGAGGTAGCCGTCAAGTCCGTGACTTGACGGCGTCAACCCCGCGGTTACGTCCTAACCTGCAACGCCTCATATTCTTTTGCCGATAGACCGTAAGTCCATGCAACTGCCTCACATGCCGTAGCGCACTCTGGGGGGACGCTTAGAAAATACCTATTCCGACTTCCGTCTGGCTCAGGTGTTCCGTTAATGACCTCGACAACCGCAATTTCGTCGCCCTTCTTATTTCTACGCTTGCGCAACTTCCCAGTTTCATCCTCATGAATGATGGGGGACTTTGCAAGGTATCTCCCATATCCGTATCGTTCAATCATGACGCGGCGGACTTCTGCATTGGCTTCTTTGTCGATTTGTGAGCTTGTAATCTTTTCCGGGTTCAGGATCACGCTTTCTGGGACGGGAATGCCGTGCCAGTGCCATAACCGCCATCCGTCTCTATAGGCCATTGACGGGCCTTTTTCGTTGTGGAGGCGCCCCCGCTCATCGCGGTGAATTTCACTCGGCCGATCTGAAATCGCGAGCACGTCTTCGTGCCACCAGACCCACCCGCACGACCGAATTAGATCTTCGTCAATTGAGAAGCGGTCTAGCGTATCCCCACGCCACCCAAGGACGTCGCGCATAAATGATACATAAGCACCCCAAGAGGCCCAGAAGGCGCCTCCGTAGTCATTAGAAGTTGCGGACCCGACCTGCGACCCGACATGCGACTCGACCTGCGACCGGACCTGCGACCGGACCTGCGACCGGACCCGCGACCAGACCTGCGACCGGACCTGCGACTCGACCTGCGACTCGACCTGCGACCGGACCTGCGACCGGACCTGCGACCGGACCTGCGACTCGACCTGCGACCAGACCTGCGACCAGACCTGCGACCGGACCTGCGACTCGACCTGCGACTCGACCTGCGACTCGACCTGCGACCGGACATGCGACCGGACCTGCTGCTTCATCTCGCGAAGCAATCCCCAAGCGAATGCGCCGCCCAATGTTGCCCCGTACGGAGACGACATGCGCAGAATGACTTTTGGTCGGGATAGATTTAACAGTGCATACGAGTGCAACGCCGCATCGGTCGCCTTGTCAAAATCGGCCGGTTCCGTAGATAGTCCAATAGCTATCCACTCCTTCGCCCATTCGGCAAAACGTGCCGCTTGCTCTGGCGTTATTTTGGTAATCTGCTCCATTAGTCTGCCACCACGCGGACTTCGCCAGCATCAAACTCACGTTGGCGACGAACCCGATAGGTTCCCTTCGGGAGAGTGATGGTGGCGTGCTCCTCGTGTCTCAACTCGGCAGACACGTCTGCAATCTTGATGTGTCCGATGTAGAGTTCTGGCGGGACTCCGTGAGCGAGGCCGTCATCGCGGAACATAAGCACCTGCCCGCCATAAAAAGCGTGGCGGTGTCCCGTGACTTCACCGCGGGCGAGAACCACGGCGCCATCGGGGTCGACTCCGATGGGTGTTGTCGGCTCGGCGTCGTCAACAAGCTCCAACAAAACGTCCCCTTGGGCGAATAGCTTCATCTGCCTTATCCTCTTGCAAAAACAATTGGGTGACTTTCTCGACGTGAGCGGGGGCTGAAAGGTCAGCGTGATTTAGAATGCTTCTCTCTCAACTCAAATTCCCAAGTCAAAAACCTAGGAGAGCTTATCACTCTATCAAAGGCTTCTCTACCTGTCATAACCCCTAGATTGGGGGTATAGGAAGTCATGAGAGAGTTCGGTTCATCGGTGCCGTACTGGTAGTTGGCGGCATAGGTGGAGTATTTGAACTGGTCCATTTAAGCGGCCTTTACTGAGGGGTTGCGCCTTGGCTATCGAACACTCGTTTGTGTGCGGCACCCCGTAGGCGCCGCAGTTGCTCAATCGCTTTCATCTGCTCGGCGTGCTGCCGTTCAAAATATTTCTCAGCCTCGGGGCGCAGCCCTTTGCAGGTTCGCGCTTTATCTCAACCTCAAGGCCACGGATTGCGGTCTCGACCGCGTCCCGCAGAGCCATTGCGGCCAAGGTTCCTAGGTCATCAAAGGCAGCGATCATGTAAGTGACCTTTCGTGGCTAAAAGTTCTTGGCCATCTGATCGGCCTTCACCCTGACCCAACTTTAATTCTGACGTATTGGTAAGTCAAGCCAAGAATGGCCTTGACGGCACCCGCCGCGTGCATTTAAGGTACCCTTCTATGGAAAACAGCAGACCGCATTACAGTCCCGTCACCGTAGACCTTGCCACCCCTCTCCAAGAGAGGTTGAGCAAGTTCATCAAGCGTCAGAAGCCTCCATTCACCCCCACCAAGCGGGCAATCATAGAGGCCGCCCTGTCGGAATACCTTGATAAGATGGAGCGTAAGCAGTGAGCGCCGACATCACCCTCCACATCCTATCAGATGCAGAGACTTGGCTCGACCGCGCCGCACGAGAAGCAGCGCATAAGGTCATCGTAAGGTGTGGGTATCCCGATAAGGCGAAGTCTCATTCCTGTGGGTGCACAGCGGCCATGAAGGTCATAAGGGCCGAGATGCGTAAGGGGATGATGAAGGCGGGTGTATCGGAGGAACCGAGATGAGCGAACTCACACTTTTAACCATGGCCAACGAACAGCGCGCCAAGCTCATAGCCAAGTGCCTTGGGTTTGACGAGGATAAACCAGAGACTTGGGATATGTCTCTGATCTCCATCGTCCTCAGATACGCTGGGGAAGCGGCAGAGCTAAGGGCTGCAGAAGAGATCAGGACTATTCTTGCCGCAAGAGGAAAGAGAGTGGCATGATCCCGAACGGGAATATCAAGCCCAACTCTTGAACCTCAAGCCGTAAATGTAACTGAGCGGGAACATGGCACTGACAGTTGCGATTCAAGACGTTCTCGTCCCGCATGCTGAAATCGCGCGTGACCTTGATGCGTGTTCCAAATCTGGTATCAACCCGGTTCGTTTCGGACTTATACCATTCACCGACGACATTACATGCGATGACCCGGAAGACTTAGATAGGGACGCCATCCCCTTTGGGAGCGTTAAGATTATACGCCTGTGGCAGCAGAATAAAGTTCCAAAGTCTTGGCATATTTTCTACGACGCGCGCACATTCGACCAGACGATTTATGGTCCAGTCCTTGGATTTAGCCTCGGTCTAAATTATGACCACGACACCCAACTCCTTGGAACGGTCAAGCACAAAACCTGGAAATCCCCTGTGTTTGTCAAGCCTGCCAACGATTTAAAGGCGTTCGCCGGCATGGATCTTGCCGAGTTTGCGATGAGTGTTGCGCGCAAGTGGGTGCCTGCCACGTTCTATGCTCTTGACGTGGCTCGGACACCGCACCATGGCCTCAAGGTCGTGGAGTTCAACTGCACGGTATTATGGCGCAAAGACCACTGGTGTAAGGTACGCGAATGGCGAATCTCACCGAACGTATCAATCGGTTTTTTCAGAACATCGAATGGCGATGGTCCCTATGGCAGCTTGTCCAAGGGCTTGGCATCGTGAGTAGCTTCCTAGTCCCGGCATGGGCCGTTCATATCACCGAAGCGTTTTCGCGATATTCACCGGCTTCGTGGGTCATTGCGGGCTTCGCTGGCCTGACGGCAGCGGCAACGTCTTATTGGCTATTCACAGCCGCTTATCGCACCTGGGTTCGTACGAAATACAATGCGCGCCTGTATGAGCGCAGCGGGTTCGTCGACCCGATGGCCAAAACGTTTGAGGACAAGCGAATATACCTGTCAGATTTTTGCCTGCCATCGCATCCGCTAATTGACAACAAGACGTTCATCAACTGCGAGATCATAGGTCCGTCTAATTTAGTCCTTGAGTATTCGAACAACGTCACCGAGCAAAAGTACCCGATTTGTGATGCAGTCTTACTCAAAAAAGGCCAGATGTATTACAACGCGACACTGGTCAGGACGTGCACGTTTCGGCACTGTTCATTCCAGAGGGTAACGTTCCTGTTTCCCGTAGATCAATACGAGCAGGCTAAAGACGTAAACTGGCTGAACTGGATTACGGACGTTGCACCCGGTCAAACTCCTAGTCTCAGTCAAGCCGAAGCTCTTTCGATCCAACCGCCGCCAAGCATTGAAGAAAAAACCCCGCCGTAAACCCACCCCGGCTGATCTTATTGGCAAGGTTTCTGTCTGTCTCTGGCGACCCCATCGCCGTCAGCTTCTCCGCCAGCTCGCGATAGCCAACGCCTCGCCGCTTTAGTTCGGCCTTAAGCAGGTTTTTGGCCTTTTCGGCCCATTCGTCGTCCCGCAAAGCGTCCCCCACCGGTATCTAGCGATAAATGTCATCATATCCGATGTGTTTATCATTGACAACGGGGTGTCGCATCATCACATTCGATGTAGTTTACATCGGATATGATGACATGTCCCAGCACTTCCTCCTCTCCCGCCAAGCCAAGACCCTCTCGCTAGGGAAGGTGTTCCGCATGCCGGATGCCGAGGTGGAGACGTTGTTCCGTAAGGTGCGCTGGCCCGACACGGACGGCGCTCCGGTGTGCCCGCACTGCGGCTCGCTGGACGCCTACGATTGCCGCCGTCCGAACAAGGCGCCGCGCTTCCGCTGCCGTGCGTGCAAGAAGGATTTCTCCATCGCCTCGGGAACTCTGTTCGCCTCGCACAAGCTGCCGCTGCGCGGCTACCTCGCCGCCATCGCGATCTTCTGCAACGAGGTGAAGGGTAAGAGCATGCTCGCCCTGTCGCGCGATCTGGGCGTTTCCTACAAGTCGGCATTCGTTCTCGCTCACAAGCTGCGCGAGTCGATGGCCGAAGATATGAAGGGCCGCGTCATCGGCGATGACCGTTCCGAGGCGGAAGTTGATGGTGCATTTTTCGGTGGCTACGTGAAGCCTTCCAATTTGCGCGAGGAGCGCGTTGACCGCCGCTTGCGCAAGAACATGAGCGGCAAGCGCAAGTGCGTGGTCGTCATCCGCGAGCGTGGTGGCGAGACCCTTCCGGGCGTGTTCAACTCGGAGAGCCAAGCCATTGCGTGGATCAAGCACCGCGTCGTCAAGGGCACGACGTTACACGCCGATGAAGCTTCAAGCTGGAATGATCTGCATGCGCGGTTCGAGGTGAAGCGCATCAACCACCAAGAGGCTTACAGCCTTGATGGCGCCTGTACCAATCAGGCGGAAAGCTACTTCTCGCGCCTGCGTCGCGGCGAGGCTGGCCACCATCACCACATCAGCGGCCCTTATCTGCTGCGCTTTGCTCAAGAGGCTGCTTGGCGTGAGGACAACCGCCGCACTGCTAACGGCGAGCAGGTGACGCGCGTTGCCAAGAATGCGCTTGGCAAGAAAGCGTCACCGGACTTCACCGGCTATTGGCAGCGACACGCCAAGGGCTAACGTGGGGCCTTGCGGTCCTCGCGCTCGCGGTCGAAAGCATCCCTCACGAACGAGGCAGCGCGTGCCGTGGCGTCGTAGCAGCGATAGCGCCCCTTGCACTCGGGGTCGTCCTCGATGCGCTCGCTCGCCATCACTTCGGTCGCCATCGTTTGCACCAGAGACTTGAGATCGAGATTGTCGCGCAGGTTGGCGCCAGCCGGGAGGTTCATGTTCTTCTTGACCTCTGGCGCCTTGCCGCCGAGCAGCACGACGTAGATCGCGTTCGTGACGTAGCCGATGTCGCTGCCGTCGCAATCACGCTCGGCCAGCACGCCGGTAAAGCGCTCCCGCGCTGCCTTGGAGGCATCTCGCGCCCCATTCCACTTGCGTGCCTCGTCGGCCTTCCGCCGCACCTCGTCGAGAAACTCGACGTCACCGGAACGCAGCCGAATATACGTGTCGCGCACCTCGATCGCCAATTCCGGGCTCAAGTATTCCGCGTAGGCCAGAGCCAAGATGTGATGGGCGAACGTGCCGCCACCCTTCCCACGTTTTGAGTAAGCCGCTGCTCCAGAAGACGATTTCTCGATAATGGCAGAAAATCTGCTATTATCCTGCAGCGCCCGCTCCAATTCCTTGATCGTCGGAAGCGCCCGCCACTTGCTTGGAGCGCGCGTGTCCGATGCGCCGGAATGCTGATGGAGATCGTTGAGGCAGAGGTAGCCGTTGCTGTCTTCCTTGATGCGGGTGCCGCGCAGTTCGAGATGCTGAGATGTCATGGTCCACCCAATGGCCTGGCGAGCGATTCGCGTCGCGTTTGGGCCAGCATAGACGATTCTTCTGGCGTCAATGAGTCTCAATGACTCAGGTGTTGATGAGCGCCCATCGCGCGCCCCCGCGCTCGCCAACCTTCTCGACCTTCCCCCGCCGCTCCAAATAGGCGAGATTGCTTCTGACGCGAGCGCGCATTGCGGCGCGAGCGGCGTCGCCGTATCCGCCGTCGGCGACGACGACGTCGACGACGTCGGCGGTGCTCAACGGCTTGCCGTGGGCATTACGCAGTGCGCCGAGGACCAATCGCCCCAACTCTCCCTGTCGAAACAGGTTGATGTGCTTGGCCACTCTCTTGTTGGGGATGGCGTCCACGTCCACGGACGGGTCCAGCAGCCGTAAGCAGGCGTCCACATGCTCTAGGCTGTGTTTGCGAGCCTTGATCTGACTCTCTAGCTGGACGATCTCAGCGGCAAGCGTGGCCCGCTTGTTCTTGAGCGCTGATATGGCGTAGCGCGCGCCTCTCGATCTCTCGTTCATGCCCCATAATGTTGGGTGCAGGGGGATTCACTTCTTGTGGCGTATGCTCCACAATACCGCAACTGCATTAATTGCTCGGGACGCTATAGGGCCGACCGCGGCAAGATATTCAAGGCTATGTGCGGGATATCTGAGTAGGCGGAGCAACGACCAGATCGCGATAGGTAAGTTGCACTTACCCGTGAACTCCTAAAACAATCCGTGACTTGACCTTTCACGCTCCCTCAGTACCATCGTACTTGGGGGCGTTTCTTTATTGTTGATAACCGCGTAGGAGGCGCATCAAAACCAGTGAATTATCGGGGGTTTTCTCTATGTCGGGTCCTTTCGGGCGGTACGTCCTCTGCGTTCTAGCGATTCTCTCTGGCCTTGTCTGCCTCTCAATTACCGCCAGTGGTAGTTTTGACACAGCCATCACCTGGGCCTCTACTTCACGCGGTGAAGCCATCTACGGCGCCGGATCACTGTTCGTGGACGTGGTGGTCATCGCCCTTTTTTCCTGCTTTGTCGGCGCCTTGCTGCGCGGTAAAAACTACCTGACGGCAACCGGACTGGTTCTTTTTGTCCTGTGCGGAATGTTGTATTCTGGGCTCACATTCTACCAGTTCGGGATTAAAGAGCGAGTCACCAAGACGGAGATGGCCGAGAAAACCTACGCTGCCCAGCTATCCGCCGACGCCGAGACCAAGGTCAAAAAGGACGTCGTTCTCAATCGGCTCCTCGATGACATGCAGGGGGAGACCGAAAGCATCGGGGCGCTCCTACTCGCCAAACAGGCCAACGTCAACCGCGACATTGCAAAATCGGAAATCCAGGCGCTACGCAACAAAAAGGCTGACGTTGCCTTTTCCAACATCGAGGTAAAGCCAGCCCCGGTATTCATCGATCCTGACCCAGGCGCCCGCGGTCTGGCGGCTGATACGGGATTGTCCGTTGCTGGCGTGCAGCGCGCATTGATGCTTTTCCTCGGGACCCTTCTCATCTGTGCCAAGCCGATCTGCTTTGCCCTAGGCGTTGGTCTGTGGCCCAAGAGCCCCGATCCGGTCGAATCGGTAGCCAAGGAGGAGATCGAGGATGACCTTTCCGAGGCCGATAACGACCCCGAGCCGAAGGCACTTATCCACACCCCAAAACTGGCGGTAGACCCCCTTATCCAGGTACGTCAGTTCTACGAGGAGGCCACCGAGCCATCCTATGAAGGGGCCAAGCCCATCACGGCAACGGACCTGCATATGTACTACCAGCATTGGATACAGTCGAAAAACTATTGGCCTAACCTCAATCTGCACAACTTCGGACGCGCCTCGGCAGAGCTGATCCGTAAAGGCTTGGTCAAGGACATGGTGCGTAAACCTGGGGTGCGCGGGGTCAATTACCACGGGCGGCTGCCGATCAATTTTGAGGACCGGGAGGTGGCTTGACGCCACCTCTTTGTTTATAGTGTGGCACGAATGCGCCTTGTGGACTCGTGGATTGTTGGGTTAGCGTCCGAGTCCTGTCGCGGCGTAGCGCGGAAATGAAAAAGGCCACCCTGCCGGGGTGGCCCTATTTCAAAATCATCCAAGTCCAGTTTCGCGTTCCAGTCTTAGACCCTATGGAGGTCTGGACTGTACTGGCCACCCTGCCGGGGCGCCGAGGCTTACACATCAATCGGAGCAGCGCGAACGCCAGCTCCAAGGAGGCGTTGCTATGCCTACCACATACAGTGGCGGTGTCAACACGAAATACACTAGACCCGTAAACACTGCGTATGTGTGCTTTTTGTGCCATCCTTGGCTCCGTGTGGCGTTGATTCGTCCGGCCTTCTATTTGGAGGCTTCGCGGTGACAGCCCCGACCATGAATAACCAGACGCCCGCCCCCGATTGGCTGCGCGCCGTACTCTATTCAGGCGAGGTCACGCGCGTTGCGCAGCACCTCGCGCTGGTTCTGTTTCATATTGCCGGCGAGGATGGTGTGCTGCACGCATCACTGCGCGAGCTTGAGGCCATCACTGGATGGAGTCGCCAGACGCTGTCGGCCCACCTCGATGAGCTACGTCTGTTCGTCTCCACAACGAGAGGGCATGGGCGCGGTAAATCAACCTTCGAGCTTCAATGCCAGATCACCGATGCACTCAAGGAAATTCGAGTTTCTCAACAGGTTACTAACACGAAAGAGAGAGATCATGGGCGCGAAAGTGTTAAGCAGCGTGACACAAAAATGGTTAAGCAGCCTGACACTACGGCGGTTGTGTCAGGCAAAACCGTTAATCAGCCTGACACTACGGCGCCCCCCTCGCGTGCGCGTATAGTATCTTCCCTTCGGGAAGATTCTCCTACCTTAGAAAAAGATTCCCCCTTTTTCCCCCAAGACCACGAGGGGGCAAGGTTCGAAAAAGGACGACTTGTCCTGCTCAACGGGGTGCGCCAATTCTGGCTTGGGCAGTTCGGAGGCAACGATCTTGACCTTGACCTCGCGCTGATCCAGGCGGCCGGCTACGTTCAGGAAAACAGCCGCAGACCCTTGGAAGCTCAGGTCGGGGCGCAACTGGCGCAAATGGTCCGCAGGCGACGAGAGCAGGACCAAAGATATTCGGCGGCGGTGAAGCAAAATCAGACCAAATCCAATCCGTCGGCGGCGCCGACAAGCGACGCCTTGAAGCAAATTCAGGCCATCGTTGGGGGCAAGCGTTGAGACCGCAAATCCGCATTCAAACGCTGGACCCAGTTCCGGCTGACCCATACAGCAACGATTATGAAAAAGCTGTTATCGTTTCGTGTCTTGTGCAGCCTGACGCCATTGCTGACGTTTCTGAAAAACTGACGGCCGATGACTTTGACGGCAGCTTGCACTATCGCATCATGGATGTACTTCTGGGGTTGCATGGGGAGGGGCGAAAACCATCGATTGAGGCTGTCTGCGCGGTAATCGGAGATAGCGAGGTTGCCCCAACGGTGACCATTCGTGATTATTTGCGCCGGCTGATCGAGGAAAACCTGTACCGCGTTGGGTTGATATCGCTTCCCGACGCTATTGAAACAGTTTTGGACGCCTCCCAGCGGCGCAGGCTTTCTCTGATCGGATCAGAGCTTACCCTTGGGTCCGGCGCCGGGTATCAATCCGTTTCCGACTTGGCGCAATCAGCCATGATGCAGGTTGACGAGGTCATGGCCTCTATGCGGACGGGGAAGCGGCGTAGCTACCTTGCCGCCGAGGCGGCGGATTCTGCCCTCAAGGCGTTAGAAGGGGCTGTCGCTCTGGATAATCCGACAACGGGGCTGCTCGATCTTGACAAGATGATAGGCGGCTGGCCCAAGGGGCAATTGTCAATCGTGGCCGGAAGGCCTGGGATGGGGAAAAGTTTGTTTGCTGTTTCGGCTATTCGGTATGCGGCAAAAGCCGGGTATCCAGTGGCATTTTTCTCGCTGGAGATGCTGGACCAGCAGTTGGGCGCTCGCCTGCTGTCGGACATGGCGTACACCAACCGTGAGCCGATAAATTACGAGGACATCGCCATGCGGCGTGTGGATGAGCGGGGGATATCCAGGCTAAGAACTGCTTACGAGGGGCTCAAAACACTACCCATCCACATTGAAGAGCAGCGCGGGCTCACTGTTGCTGATATTATCGCCCGCGCAACGAAGCTTGCGGGTAAGCTCTCAAAGGACGGAACCCCTCTGGGGCTGGTTGTCGTGGACCATATCGGTTTGGTGCGAGCCTCCGACCGCTACAAAGGTATGCGACACCGCGAGCTGGCGGAAATATCCGATGGATTGGCAACGCTGGCCAAAGATTTAGACGTTGCTGTCATTGGGCTTTGCCAGTTAAATCGAGGGGTCGAAGGCAGGGAAAACAAGCGCCCGAGTTTGGCTGACTTGCGCGAATCAGGCGCTATTGAGGAAGACGCATCGGTTGTGATGTTTCTCTACCGGGCGGCGTACTATCTTGAAAAGCAACGCTATGACGAGGTGGAGGCAGAGCAGGCTAGGCAGAACATGCTTGAGCAGGTTTGCAACAAGATAGAGATCGCCGTGGACAAGAACCGTAACGGCCGCGTTGGCATCATCGACGCCTTTGTGGACGTTGGAGCGAATGCACTTAGGAATGCGAGCTATTCGCGATGAGCACATTGATGGGGTCCGTTGAATGACACCAGACTTCCACGTCCTCTCCCGGATCGAAATCCGCAAGGGCGCCCAGAAGAACAAGCACAACCTGATTCTTATTGGGGTGGATAACAAGCCACAGGTTGTAGGTAGAGACCTGCCTGTCTTTGAAGCCAGACAAAGAGCAGGTAAACTAGCAGCACAATATAGAGTTCAGGTGGTGAATGTAGGGTAGTTTTTGTTTCAGGCAACGGTTGGCGTTTGTTGATGCGTGCTGCCTTCTCCCCTCCCATAATGATGAAGCGAGGAGTTTTGCATGCTACGAACTGCAACCATCATCGGGGTCTTAATAGGCTCCGTTCTTCTTGTGATGTATCTGCTTTATCCGGCATCCGCAAAGGCGGATGGGTTCTCCGATGTTTTTAGCTATCATACCTCACGGCACCAAGTGGCCAGGAGGGTGAAGTACCGCAAGCGTCCTGACGATGATGTGAGGCATTATCGGAACCCGGACGACGACGAACTGTGCAAGGCGCCCATCCGAGGACTTGGAACGCAGTTTATCGGCGAACAAGGCGCGCTTGATGCGGCTCGTAAAGATTGGATGGAGCATACCCGATACGATCTAGGTGAAAAGTATATTGACCTCAGTCGGGCGAGAGATTTCAAGAAGCGATGCGGTCGCACGTCCATCGGGGAAACCCTTGGACAAGTCCTTTATCGATGTGAGATTTTCGCTCGCCCTTGCCGTGGCGAATTGGAAGTTGAGGAGGGGCAACGATGATCCGCACCATCTGGAGCATTGTATCGGCGCTGTTTGTAACCGTCCTGGCTCTGTTGTACCCCATTGTCCTGGCCAAGATCGAGCTGATGCTGCCGCGCTCGTCATCATTTTTTGCCAGTCCCCTGTGGGAATGGTGGATAGCCTATGCCGTCCTGCTTGCGGTCGGTGCTTGGTTGGCGTTTGCTGCTTTGAGCCAGTGGCGAGACGCTTATCATTGGGTGCTCCGCGATAGGTTCCCAGAGGACGTACCGTTTTGAGGTTAGGAATCATGAGGTTGGTGGTGATAGAAAGTCCATTGGCGGGCGATGTTGAGGGTAATATCGCGTATGCCAAGGCGTGTCTTGTAGATAGTTTGAGTAGGGGTGAGGCTCCATTCGCCAGCCATCTTCTTTACGCTCAAGACGGCGCACTCAACGATCTTATCCCGCAGGATCGAGAAATAGGCATGACGGCTGGATTTGCTTGGGGCGATGTTGCTGAAGCGCGTGTTGTCTACATTGATCGCGGTGTAAGTAACGGCATGCTGCGCGCAATTCGTCGGTCCGAAGAACGTGGCCAGTCCATAGAGTACCGTACGCTCCGTCAAGACAATCTTCCGAGTGCTGCGTTAGAACCGAGAGATGTTCATCCATGCACTACGAGCCAACAAGAATCAGAGCCTTCTACCACCCTAGAACCGAAGCAGAGAGGCGCATGATGGACGCCACGGTTATCGGGGTTGCGGCGTCCTATGGAGCCAAAAGTCTAGGGGCTTACGACACCCTCGGCAATGATACACGAACCCACGAATTCGAGCTGAGCTATAACCGAGCCACCAGAGCAGTGCAGGATTTTATTGATCTCGGGTTCGAGGCAGAGATGAGGTTGGTGTGAGCCAGAGGGCCAGCGGATACGAACGCAAGGAAAACGACTTTTACGCGACACCTAGTTGGTGCACGCAGACTTTGGTGGGGCATTTGCCGTGGGTCGGCGGGAAGTGCTGGGAGCCAGCATTTGGCGGGGGCGCAATGTCTGATGTTTTGCGGCGCAACGGGTTTGAGGTCGTGGAGACGGACGCCGTTAACGGCGATAATTTTCTCGACTTTAAAAGCGCTGGAGAGGCAACAGCCATCATCACAAATCCGCCCTATAATATGGCACAAGAGTTCATCGAGCACGCGCTTGATCTCATGGAGCCTTGCCGCGGCATGGTGGCAATGCTTCTAAGGATAGACTTTGATAGCGCCAAGACGCGGGCGCATCTTTTTGCCGATCACCCAGCGTGGTATAAGAAGGTGGTCTTTTTAAAGCGCGTCGTTTGGTTTCCAGGAGAAAAGTCTCCGTCCTTTAATCACGCCTTCTACGTGTGGAATTGGCGCCACGATGGCCCAGCCACCATAGCTTATGGTCCACGGGAGTAAGCTCCATGAGATTTGTCATTGAAGCCATCCACCTCAAAAAGATCCTCAAGACGGTGAAGGGGTGCGTCCCCGATAAGTCCACGATGCCGATTTTGTCGTGCGTTCTTCTGCGTGCGTCGGACGGGTTTCTGTTTGTGTCGGGGATCAATATGGAGCGCGAGGCAACCGCCTCCGCCCCAGCCCAAATGGACCATGACGGGTCTGTGGCCGTCCCAGGCAAAATTCTCTGTGAGATCGCCGAAAACCTGCACCAAGGCGCTCAGGTGGGGTTTGAATTGAAGGGATCGCGGCTGCACGTCACGTCGGGACACTTCAAATCCGTTCTTTCGGTATTGGAGCCCAAAGATTTTCCCAGCATTGCCGCGGTGCAAAGCGACGCCATAGAATTCTCCATCGGAGCTGATGTCCTTGCCAAATTGATGGGGCGCACACACTATGCCGCATCCAAGAACATCATGGGGCAGCCGGGGCTATACGGGGTGCATTTTCATCCCCGTGAGGATGGAAAGCTGGCAGCGGTTGGGTTCGATTCCAAACGCATGGCACTTGCATTGGCGGAGCTTCCCAATGGGGCAGAAACACTCAAGCCAACCACAGTTCCCACCGATGCCGTGCCAGAGGTTCTTCGCCTGCTTGGCCAATTAGGCGCCGCCAACGTCACTGTCAGGGCCGGATCGTTGTTTCAGATCGAAACTCCCGATATGCTCTTCACCACCAAGATCATGGGTCAGGCTTACGAGAAATACGAGCAGCACCTCAAAGCCATCATGGTCAATAGTTCTGAGGTGGCAAAGGTCTATCCATCAGCTTTGAAAGAAGCGGTGAAACGCACCTGTGTTGTCTACTCCACCGGACTGAGCAAATACCAGACCGTTCATGTCGAATTGAAAGAAGATGGCATGGTTGTATCGGCCGGAGGTGGAAAGCTCGACGACGCCAGAGACGAGATCGACGCGGAAGTTCTCGACGCGCAGCGCAGCTTTCACGTCAATAAGCATTTCCTAGAGGAATCCTTGGCCGACTGGCCTGATAACGAGGAAATCTCAATCTCCATGCTCCCAGAACAGGGGCGCCCTATCCTTTTGAGATCGGTTAAAGACGCTTCTATTCTACACTTCATCGCCCCGCATATCGGGCAAGCCAGCGTCGCAGGCAAGGAAGCAGCTTAAAACAAAGGGGAAGAACTTATGGCTGAAGCCGCACTCATCCAACATGAGGATCGCGAGGACGCGCTTGCAAACCTTCTCGTGGCGCACGAGCACCTATTGCAGCAGAACCGATCCCTCATGCAGCACAACCAGGAACTCAAGAACAAGGTGCATTACCTTCAGGAGCGCATGGAAACCGCAGTGCAGAACATGCGCCGCGACCTCAACCCGGACATCGACTACCTTGTAGCAGCAAGAAACCATTTCAAGCTTGGCAAGCTGGCCGATGGGATGTATGATTTGGAGCGCGCGTTATCCAGTTTTGACAGTGCGTGGCGCACTAGGGCTTAGGTGATGCATGAGCAGGGAAACTCTTCCTAACCGGCGCGTGTCTGATACCTTTGAATTCCAGGCAGGCGTCCCAGGTCATCCGCTCCAGCGTTACATTGCCACCATCGGCTATTACCCGGATGGACGCATAGGGGAGATTTTTTGTCATCCCACCAAGACCGGGTCGGATCGTGACATCTCGGTTCAGGAAGCCTGCATTGCCGTTTCGTTTGCCCTTCAACACGGGTGCACCGTTGAAGCGGTCAGGTCAGGAATGCCGAGGACCATGGACGGAGAACCAGAAGGCGTCGTGGGCAAGATACTCGATCTGCTTGCCGAGGAAAGAAAAGACTGTGCTGCGTAATATTTCGGGGAAACTACATGGCCACCAAACCCATAGGGGCCGGCTATAAGCTGACCAAAGAAGGAAAGATCGTCAAGGCTCCAGTGTTTCACAACGTCTCGCAGCGCATCGCCGCCAAGAAACGGCCGAAGGTTAAGGTTGTGGCTGCACGATGAGAAGCAAGGATTTTCAGCGCATCCAGAAATACGTTATCCAATACGGATACTCGGCGGAACGAGTTGCGGAGTTGTTTAATTGGGGTATTGATGTGGTGCGAGAGATCAAGTGCGGGAGTCCAGAAATGTCGAGACTGAGTGAAGAGAACTTAAAGCGTGGCGTTGCCATGGTGTTGTCTGGGAAGTCCGTGGAGGAGGCTGCCAGGGCGGTGAAGGCGACCGTTCCCCAGATGCTATCGGCGGTACATAACGCCAAGACAGAAATCAATCGTCTGGTGAAGGCGGCGCGCTAGGCTTGAGGCTGTCGTGGAGTGTGGGGCCGATCCTCAAGGCAAGGTGATCCGGGTTGACGCAATCATAGTTACCGCACGTCTGCTCGATCTGCGCTCCGAAGGGGGCATCCCCGCGCCAAATGGCCCATGCAACCCTGTGGGCACTGAAGACCCCGTTAGGGGTGCGGATGACGCCAAACTCTTTACGGGTGCTTCCGGTCCAGCGCCAGCACCCGTTGCGCTTGACCTCGACGTTGCGCAGGATTTTACACCCCAGGCACTCTGGGCCATCCAGAAGGATTGCCCCGCACGTTTCACATGAAACTTTGTGCTGCAACCCTAGTATAGCTGATTCTGCCCCCATGTTCAACATTCGTTCCCAGGCAACGGATTATTCTTGATCCAGGTCAGCGCAGCGGTTTCGGCTTCTGCTTTTGTCCCGTAGGCTCCCGGCACCCGCTCTCCCCCGACGTATGCATGCCATAGGGCGGACGGGTTGTTCTGTGGCTCAAGGCGCACGTTGACCTGACGCGGGTCGTCAGGCGAGAACCCGTAGTGGTAGCCGTAGTGGTCTGGGGTTCGGCTTAAGATACTCGTCAAGCAGGGTGGCTCCATTAGTTGACTAAGCTGACGTCTGCAAATCGACCGCGCGCAGGATGCGCAGTGACCGCTCGTAGCGTATCACAATGTCCTGTTGTTCTGGCGGCAGCGTCGCAATGCGCGCGGGGTCACTGTTGTCTTCGTTATCAGCTATCTTGATGCGAATAGCGGCGCGGTTGCCGCTTACTGCGAGTGACCGTATCCATTCCATGTAGGTCAGCCCCGGCGGGCGCGACAACAGTTCAACCGTGCGGATCACATCGTCAGTGTAACCGAGTGCCTGCAAGTCCTCGGCCGTGAATTCCGTGTCCTCAAGCACGTCATGCAACAGCGCGGCATGCCGCTCGCTCTCCGTGGCGTCATTCGGCAGGCGGTTCATAACCGATACCGGGTGGCGCCAGTAATCATGGCCGCCCTTGTCGGTCTGTCCCGCGTGCGCCTTCTGTATGAAGGCTATCGTCTCGTCTATCGTCGGCAAAAACTGCTCCCCTAGTTCTCGTCTGACTTTTGAAAATCGGCGTTCTCACGAACCCACTGCATGACCAGCGCGGCTATATAGTCCGCGCCGTCGCAATGCCCGTCGGGGCCGAAGTCAATCATTGCATCTTCAATCAGGCTCACTAGCTCGCCCGGCGCATCCGGTAGCCGTTCGGGCCAACCGCGCCGCGCTCTGCGCAGTGAAGGTATCAACACGTCATCGCTCCTATTTCTTGGTCAGCAAGTTCGGCAAATCGCTCTCGATCATACGGCGCACATTACTCCCATCCCTCGATCATCATGAACAGCACAAACAGTCCACAGCAAGTTACACCAACCACGGTGACGCTGATGAGCAAAAGTGCCAAGATATCCACGGTGCGTATCCTTCAAAAGGGGGTGTCGTGTTGCCGGGCTCCAACCTTACGCGGCGCTACGCTCTCGTAGGGTACGCACTCAACACGAGGCCAGCGGTATAATCTGCCGCTGGCCTCGACCTTACGGCAGGGGAAACCTCTGCTCCAGCTCAGCGAGATACACGATTTGCGGGGTGCCGTCCGCGAGACTGCCGCGTGCCCAGACCGATTGATACTCCGGGTTGGCGCAGGCTTCGCGCATCACCTCGATAGCCTCCAATGGTGAGGCGTCGGTGCGCAGAATTTCTTGCCCCGTGTCCGTGCAAACGCAAATGGCTAGTTTCAAGTTCATTTTCCCCTCGCAATACGTCTCTTCAATCGCTGCTTCTCGTGACTTTCATGCGCTGATGCAACACAAGTCAGTATTGACCACTCAGCCTCGGTAACGAGTGAGAGTCGAACCCATACAGGTTTCTCGTCCATGAAGACCTTGACCCCATCTGGACACTTATAGTGGTCCGGGAGGCGTTTCCAGAGATTGGCTAATTCTTCGTATGTGCGGGTCATCAGCCTAGTCTAATCTCTCGGTTCATCAATGCCCGCACCCCAAAGCCATTCCGCATAATCGACGCAGAATCCGCGGCGCACCAAGAATGCGCCATGTCCGTCCTCGTGTCCGATTGACATATTGAATCGCTTGCAAACGTCGATCACCTCCGTAAGAAATTCGTCAATATCGGGAGTATCTACGTCTTCGTCTGACGCCCTTGACCAACGCTTTTCCTTGCCGAACATATACCCTCCCCATGGCCGAAAGGCCCTATCGAGCCGCGCTTCTTGGCGGCGAGATAGCCGAGGAAGTATTGACTTCCTCGGCGTCAACACTCGAACTTCAGTCGTTCACTTTATACCCACCTAAAAGCATCTCTCGAATAGAGAGAGGTAGGCAGTCAGATACCTGTCTCCAATCTCCGTCCTCTGTTGCTTCATCGACGGGCTCAAGAAGGGGTGACTCTGGGACCATATTGGTCGGCATGTTATGGAATTTCATGGGTCTCGTCTCTCTGGTAGGAGGGGTTAAGATTTGGTTCACGCAGACGTTGGGATTACGGAGAAAGTCACCCGACCGGGGTGTGATGGGCCAACGTTTGGTCTCGTTCTGTGATTAGGACTATGCCTTAGCCGTAATACGTCGTCAATAGGTAATTCGTCATCAGAAGAACTCTTATCCACAGGCAACCGTACTACTTGATTTCGACGTAGTGCGTGATAGGATGCGCGGCATGGCGAACACATCCCCACTTAAATACGACGCGGGCGTTATCACCATTAGGGCTGATAAGGAGTTCCGCGATGCGCTAGAGAGCGTCAGGCGGTCCCTGGACCCAATCCCATCCAAGTCAGACGCGATACGCCAGCTTGTACTAGAGCGCAGCAAGCAGCTTGAGAGGAAGCGTACAAATGGCAAGTAGTCCTTGGTGGATCAGCCCCGCGCTCGATCTGCTGTGGGGCGTCGGTTTTGGGTTCCTTGTGTGGGTGGCGGTCGGTATTACGTGGCCAGATCGCCAAAAGATCGCGTTTCATTTGGCTGTGGTGGCATTCGCGCTAGCCATGATGATTCAGAGGCCCATCGACTTGAAGGTAGTGAATTGTATTCCAGCTCAGGTGAGCGTAAATGGCCGTTGAGGATATTGTTCTGTGGGTTGTTGGGGTGCTTGTTGCTGTCGCGGTCCTTGGCTGTGCTGCCGGTATCTACTACTTGATAACGGTGTTGGGTCCGCAAGAGGCAGCTTGGAGGGCGGCATGTGAAGCTCAGGGCGGCATCCCTGTTCCCACACGGGTTTCGCATGGTAAATACGGAACCAGATACGGTTATTACGTCTGCGCAAGGCTAGAGATTATAGGCGGCGCCAATGGCAAATGACATGAAGGATAAAGTATCTGGCCTAGAAGACGATGTGCGCTACATGCGCCGTCAATTGGACCGTCTCCGCGACGACGTGCGGGAAATGCCGCGGGCTATTTTGGATGAGACGCGAGAGATGTTCCGGCGCTTCCAAGGGTCTATTACGGAATCCGTCTCCGAGGCTATATCCTCCGGCGAGGCGCGTATTCTGCATGGAATGATGGGGTTTAAGGAAGAGGTCATGAGTAGCGAGAGACGCATCTTAAGTGCTATCAAGGAATTGAAGAAAGACTGACATAGCGATGACCGCACCGACGCCAGCCCATCCGAGACCTCAGCGTGAACCAGAACAACCCATCAACAGTATCCGTCTCATCAGACTGGCTCAAGGAAGTCCTGAAGAAAGCCAGGATGAAATGGCCATCCGATCTCAAGGGGCACACTTCGTGCCCCCATGAGTGGAGTGAGTATTCCAGCCCGGTATTCTGCGTGAAGTGTGGGGACGTAAAACCATAACCTATGCGCAGGGTTCTAAGACCGCCCGAATCATGATGGGATGCAATATCAACAGAAAGCCCCTCCGCAAGGTACAAACCTAACGCGCGGAGGGGCCTCTGGATCACCATTCTAGCACGGGGGAAGTGCTGGAACTCAGGGTACGCAACTTCTGGGTCACTAACGCAGACTAAACGCTACAGTTACGCGGTGGTTCCGTTGGGCGCCTGATACTACGCGACACCATCAAGTCTCAGGTCGGGGGTTGCCCGCGGAACATCTGTAATATCTCGCAATATTGCGTCACTGGTAAGGCGATAATCTAAACGCGGGGTGAACCCGCAGGGTATTTTTCAGGGGTGAAGCGTCAACAAGGGTAGGGCGTAATCTTCAAAGGTGAGGGAGCCCACCGCATGGAACTCGTGTTTTTAGCCTGTAGCCTGCTTGCCGGCCAATCCTGCCGAGACGTTCACATCCCACTCTTCCCGGAGATCAATTCATTCCAGTGCATGCTCGGAGGCCAACAGGTTCTCGCCAAATGGACGGTTGAAAACCCAAATTGGTCGATCCAGAGAGGCTATACCTGTGCCAGGGTGGGGACGGTAGCAAACCTTTAGCTCAAAAGGACCAAGAGGCAGGGCATGACAGAGATTGATCGGCGGCAGGCATTAACGATTATGGGCGATGGGAAAGGGGTATGGCATGATCGTTGAGGTAATCACGTTCAAGTTTCAAGACGAGGAGCAGCAGCTTCGGTTTCACCAGGAGCTTGCCGGGTCTAGTGCAGCGCGATGCGTAGTGGTCGAGTATCCAAAAGTTTACGTCACCGTCGCAGATAAAATGTCTGTTATCGGCCTGTTTGGCGGCGATCCGAGGAAGCAGGGTGCCATAAACGTAGAATTCGACCTCGGAAAAAATATTTACGAAGAGTTAGATAAGATGGGGGCATGGAAAGGCAAAGAGGAGGGTTGACCCGACATGAGCCTCAATCCCAAAGACTACGAGCGCGCCATCGACTCCATCGTCGCACGTCGTGACGCTCTCATCATGCAGTGGGCCGATAACCCCAACGCCTATCAGGGTATCCCCAATGCTGGGTTCCTGGAAAAGATCGAATCCGATCTCCGGTGTCTACGTCGTCTACAGGCAGATGCAGGGATAGAGTTGACGAATCAGGCGTCAGAAGGCCAGACTGCTCCCGGCGAAGTGCATCGAATTCGCTCGGCCACGACTATGCCAGATTGGCTCTTGGATCACCAGAACGACTAAAGCGTGCGTGCGTTTACAACTCCCGGAAGACGCATGAACCCATCTCAGCTCGTCAACGCCAACGTCACCCTACAGCAGTTGAACTCCGACATCGACGACCTGGCCCTCCTGGAACGCTCACAGAGGATGGACAGTCTCTACGCCCATCTCGGACAGGCTGAGAAGATGCAAGTCCTGGAGCTGGCCCGCGCCCTGGCGTGTAAAGCAAAGACGGACCATATCCGTAGTCGCCGCCAGATGTTGGTTGAATCTGGCGTTGTTTTGGGTGAGGGGTACATCAACAATCGTCTTTCAGAGTGTCGTGCTGCGGCATTGGGGCGGGATGAAGCCTCGAAGCTCTCTGGCAATGTGCGCTCGATTTGGGGTGGCGGAGGCGGCGACTACGTCAATTGCGGCAATTTTGGGCAAACGGCGAACTAGCCATGTCGGACGTCTCTGATTTTACGGAAGATCACGAAGGCGAGGAGCGGTGTGAGATTTTCAAGCTCAACAAGGGCTTGAGAACCATACACCTGAATAGAATCGGCTTGAATAGGCCCCCAGATGCGCGAGATCAGCGATTAAAGGCGCTTGAGCGATCTGATGCCATGAGGGATGTTCCCCTCACCCTCCCTAAGCTCAAGTTCATGGAGAACGAGTAAATCGTGCCATTTGGAACAACGCAAGAGGACGTAGAGGACCAGCTTGATTTCATCAAGTCGGCGAGCCCGATCAAGGTCATGGCTAAGCGCAAGCAATACGGTCACCGTCCCATCAGCCGAAAGCAGCACCTCGCCATGAACCTAGCCAGGGTAGAGGCAACCAGAGAGGTGAAGGTGAGCCTGCCGAAATTGAAGTATCTAGGGGAGTAAAGACATGACGCCGAAAGAGATACAAGAGGCCAACGGCCTGATCGAGGACATCAAAGAGGCGATCCGCGCAAATGCAAGTCGTCCGAAGCGTTCGGTTCTCTCTACGCATGCCCTGTTCTGCCTTCCCAAGAGCCTATGGCCAAGCATTGAAGATCAGATGCTGGCAGCGTTCAATTCGGCGTCTGCCGGCCTTTTGACCGGAACCATTGTAGGCAAGACGGGCATTTTGAAGTCCAAGTTCAACATCGACGTTGATATCGCAACCTTGGAGACTGAGGTCGCAGCCGAGTTGGAAGAGCAGAAGCAACGCCGAGAGGCGCCAGACGTGGTTGATGAAAAGGGCGATTGCTGATGTGCGGGAAGGAAGAGGCATGACAGGCAATTTCAAAGCGGTTGCATCCATGAAGTACCCTGGGACGCGACAAACGTTTCAGGATGTATCTGATTGGCTCAAGTCGATTCCTGAACAAGCCGATGGGCCGCAATGTCGCGTGGTTTGCGAGGGGGTTCCATACGTCGAATTTGCTTCTGGATATACGTGCAGGAATGAGCCGTTTGATCGCGCTCTCGCTGAAGCATATTGCGCCTTTGACGTCCGAGAGCAAGTCAAAGCGTACCTGAGCAAGACCGAAGGGACCATGTACTGGCGGAACAAATTTGAGCACGACGTGTGGGAGCCACGCATATTCACCGAGATGGTCGCTACCCGAGAGCAATATCGTAACAGCAACGAAGAGGCGCGAAAGATTATCGAATCTCGCGCAGAGATCGATCATACAACTGATATCTGGGGTGTGGTGGATCACCGCTTCATTACGGTTAAATGCTACGCTAGAATGGCCAGAACCGATAAGCAGCCAGAGTGGCCAGAGGTAACGAATGATGAGACAAAGGCATGAACCGTAGATCCCTTCTATCTTTCACTGGGGTGAAGTCTTAATGGCAATGGCAATTACGCGCAGATCGTTCGGTACAATAGCGGCTGCGGCAATCGTCAGCGCGCCTGCCTTGGCTAAGGCGAGTGTAGTGTCGATGGATGGCGACGATCCCAACGCGCTGCCCATTGCTATGCGTCGCAGGCTGGACGCCGTGCGTGGGGCCATTCTGCCAGTGAGCCAGGGAATGGCTCGCGAGGCACTTTCCGGCGTCAATGATAAGCTCTTCGACACACGCAGGGCCGTTCTCAGCGTCCAAGAGGTGTCATCTGACCCGAATTACACGGATCGAGAGCTAACAGAGGATCGCTACACACCTCTGCGTCCAGTCTATAACGCACTCCCTTTTCAGGTAGGGCTTGGATCGTGTATTCGGTTCAACGTAAGCAATAGAGCCATTGTGCGTCAGGCAATTGAAATACGAGACGGGCTGTTTGCGGCACACAGGGCCACAAGGGACGCCATGGGCGCTGTATCTGTTCATAATTCCAGGTTGTGGATGTCGATTGATGGGGCGCCCGGACCGGGCATCCAGGATACCGATGACCTCAGCTTGGAAGGAATTAAGAGGGCTATCGATTGGCACGCCTCTTGTGGGCAGCAGGCATCCGTCTTAGTCGTTCATCCATCCATCAGCGACGAAGCGGAGCGTATCAGCCCGTTGCCGGTCACATCGTGGGGTGCGCTTCCCAGTGAGCGGGGGTGGTTTGTTCTCACGGGAAGGAAGAATTTCTTTCGGATGGAGCGCATTCCGTTCGAGCTTGATGCTTGGTGCGACAAGGCTACGGGCAATATTCTCGTTAAGTCATACGAGAGATATTGTTTCACTGCATTCCCAGATCAGGTGTATGCTTCTGTTCCAGATTTTAAGGTTGCGCAAGGGGCCTTCCCGTTGCTTCTCAAGAAAGAAGGGATGCCAACAGCTTTTATGAGTCTCGATGAACTCAGGCAGTTTGCCAGATAAGGAAGTCAACGTAGTGGATGGCAAGAAAGCAGTGAAAACGGTCTATCTGATGCCCACGACTGGTGTAGGTTACGATCCTACAGAAGTTCGATGGAGTAAGGGTGAGGACTTCTTGGCGTGGAGGGAAGTAAGCATGGAAATTTACGAACTATCAGACGTAGAGTGCAGGCGTATTGCCTTGGAGCATGCCGTTGAGCTTGCAGAACACCTGAGCGACATTGACAGCGTTGCAAACATTCTGTCCGCTGCCAAAGAATTCGAGTCGTATCTGAAGGGCGAGAGCAAGTAAGAGAGCCATGGGATAACGGGATGGCAAGAAAGCTGACCCCAAAGCAGGAGGCGTTCCGTATTGCGTACCTCAACAAGAAGAACGGCAGAGAGGCGTATCGTTTGGCGTACGACGCCGAGAAAATGTCCGATGCGGCCATCGATAGCGAGGTGCAAAAGCTTCTAAAGCATGAGCTTTTAGGCCCCATGATTACCCTTGGGCTGGAGCGTGCCTCGGAAAGGATTCAGATACAGGCCGATGCGCGTGGATTGCTGACCCTCGAAGCGCACATGGAGAGGCTGGATTTTTTGGGTAAGGCGGCAGAGGCAGAGGGCAAGTACGACGCTGCGATTAAGGCGGAGGTAAAGCGTGGAGAATTGCGCAGGTTCTATATTAAGCAGGTGGAAACAGGCGATGTTGGTGAGTTCTCCCACATGCCCGACGAACAACTGGACGACGTTGTGAAGCAGCTTGAAAAAGAGCTTGGGCTATCCACGAGACACTAGATAAGTGAATCGTAAGTAACCTGAGGGGGGTGGCTACTTATGGACGTACCCGCACCCTCAGGTGCCAGTCCGCGGGCCTTAAAAGAGCAATACGCAAAGGCGCTTAAAGAAAAGTACCTGAGGGAGGAGCGAAAGCGCCAGTCCAACCCCTACGGGGGGCTGATGGAGTTCATCCGCTATTTCTGGCACGTTCTGGAGCCAGTTGACCCATTTGTGGATGGGTGGCCGTTAGAATGCCTGTGCGCTCACCTAGAGGCTATCACCGGCAGTGAAATCGTTAACATAGACGGTGAAGAAAAGCCTCTCAATCGCCTCGTGGCAAATGTGCCGCCGGGGTTTATGAAAAGCTTATGCGTTCAAGTCTTCTGGAAGGCATGGGAATGGGGTCCTATGGGGCTGCCGCACTTGCGGTATGTTTCGTTCTCATATTCTCCGACTCTCACCGAGCGCGATAACGCCAAATTCCGAGACTTGATCTGCTCCGAAGCTTATCGGGAGATGTGGGGGCATGTATTCAACGTCGTTGGTGACGGAAAGATTATGGTCACCAACGATAAGACGGGCTCAAGTTTGGCTTCGTCGTTTGGGTCGGTCGGAACGGGTATTCGCGGGCATCGCGTCATTCTCGATGATCCCCACGCCCTAAAGGGCACAGCAGAGAGCCCGGAAGCACGCCTAAACGTAACGACGTGGGTCCGAGAAGCGATGCAGAACCGCCTGAACGATCTGCGTCGCGATGCTATCGTGATTATCATGCAGCGCCTCTATGAGGACGATGCTTGCGGGGAGATTCGCAAGCATCTTCCGAAGGATTATTGTCACCTTGTTATCCCCATGGAGTACGAGTCTGGACGGCACTTCTCCCATTACTTGGGATGGAACGACGGCCAAGACCCTCGCCAATACGATGGCGAACTGGCCTGGGAGGATCGGTATCCAGCAAATGTCCTGGAGTCTTATAAGGCGAACTCATATCTGTGGGCCGGACAGTACCAGCAGCGCCCGTCCCCGCGTGGCGGAGGACTATTCAAGGAAGATTGGTGGCAGTATTACGAGGTTCCACTAAGCGGAGTTTATGACTTCATTCCCATATTCACCCTCGCCTCCGTGGATACGGCGTTCAAGGAAAAACAGCACAACGACTATTCGGCGTTGGTAGTTATATCAGCTTACGACCATCCAAAGACAGGCAATCGTTGCCTGATGATGGTGGACGCTTGGAAGAAGCGACTCCCCTTGCATGGGGAGCGTGTTCAGCGTCATCCCGATGAGGATGAGCGCGCGTACCTACGGCGATGTGCTCCCAAATGGGGGTTGACCGAATGGGTGAATTTTACTTGCTCCAAGCGCAAGGTGGACAGGCTGTTGATTGAAGATTCCGCTCGGGGGCACGACGTGGCGGCGGAACTGAAGCGACTGTACGCTAACTCTTCGTGGGGCACCAGACTTGTTCCTGCCAGAGGCGATAAGTGGTCGCGCGCTCATTCGGTCGTGGACATTTTTACCGATGAAATGGTGTATGCTCCTGGTGGATGGGTGTGCTCTATGCACGGCAAGACGCACTGCAAGCAGTGTGGTCCCGATCTGAAGGCGTGGGTATGGAGAGATTGGGCGCAAGACGTGATTGTGGATATGGGCCTTTTTCCAAAAGGCCAGCATGACGACGTGGTGGACGCGGTTGTCATGGCGTTGCGTCATCTGCGGGATACAAACATTGCCATTCGCCGCGAGGAACGCGCCCTAGAGGAAGAAGACCTCGCTAGGCAGAGACCGAGCACGAACTCTGTAGCAGGGGATTACCTACGCTAACCCATGTACCGTATCGTTATGGTCCTACGGTTACAGGCGCAACATAGAACATACCGCACGATGAGCACTTAGCGGTAACTCTCGCGTCTTGCATTCGCATCTGGTGCCGCGGGCCTCCGCATTGAGGGCAGAGACTATGAAACCCCCGCTCTGCAAGAGCTTCCTTCACGATGTCCTTGATATGCTGTGTGAGGTCGAAGCTGGGGCTGCCGTCTGAGGCGGTATATGCGCGGGATAGAATGACATGGCCAGTTGCTGGGTCTATGTGATAGCTCATTCTGTCTCCCTCTTGCCTGATACCGCTCGGGTGACTTTCTCCAACGCTTCCGCTGTGGTGCGGTCTGCGTGAAGATGATAATCTTCTTGTCGAATCAGAGCAACCCCAGATGGGTGTAGATGTCCAAAGTTAAAGACTTGAGCCAGCCTATCGGGATGACGTTTGCCGAGATGTCGCAACTGATCGAATTTCACGGCAAGGTGGCCGCAGGCAGCGAGTACGTTGGCTACTTTGGTCCATCCGAGGCCCAAATCGCTGACCGCTGCTCTTACCACGCAGCGCGTCTCATCGAACTTAACGCCATCCGCAAGTCCATGATCCTTGAAGACAAAACAGAGGAAGTTGCTTAATGTACGACGAACCGATCCACATCACCCCCGCACGCGCCATCGGTATGATTCAGGCTGACCTCAAGGACGCCCTAACCTATGTTTCCCAAACCCAGCCCATGGCTATCGACGCCGAGGCCGTCAAGAAGCATCTCGCAGCCACAGTACGCCTTCTCGATGAACTCCACACCATGCAGTTGAATATCCAGGCTCTGCAAGGGCAGCAGGTAGCAGCCAATCAGAACGCGGGCGGCGAGGCGAACGGGGCGGTGAATTAGAGCATGGCTGGGCGCTACTCCAGCTAATCGCGGCACCTTTGAGCGGTTTTGTCAGCACGAGAGTAACCTAGTCGAGATCGATCCTCGGTCCTCCCTCATGCGTCGTCCTGTCCGCTCGGCTGAAGATGTTCACCACTCCAAAGGCTTAAATCCAGAAGAGTAGATTTTCCGCGTTCCCTTATGGGCCAACTGCCGATGGCGTACCGTGCGTCTGCTTTCCGCACTGCATGCTCCGCAACCATTATAGGCCCAATCCACCGCCATGGCCAAGTCCAAAGCTACCAAAAAGAGCAAGTCATCCGCAGCCAAAGCAGACGGTGGAGGCATCGGAGGTATTCCGCCCTTCCTGTCCGATGCCGACGTATCGATTGACGTGCAACTGGACGGGGTGGGCGCTCCATCGGTCGATCCGCTTTCAGGGGCGGTGGAGATTCCCGGCGAGGACGGGGATGTCATCATCGACTTCAATCCCCAACCTCTCCCAAAATCGACTAAGTTTGATGACAATCTCGCCGAGTACATTGAGAACGGTATCCTCGGAGGACTGGCAGGATCACTCCTCGATGCCATCGATGAGGACGAACGCGACCGCGCCGACTGGATCAACCAACGTGCCGAAGGCATCGACCTTCTCGGGTTGAAGTTGGAACGACCTGGCGGGTCGGTCGGGGCCAGCTCGGCCCCACTCGATGGCATGTCGCGGGTGCGCGATCCGATCCTCCTCGATGCAGTTCTGAACGCCCAAGCCACAGCCTATGCCGAGCTGTGTCCGAGTGAAGGACCATGCAAGGCCGTCAACTACGGCGATGAAACCACCGACAACGACAAGCTGGCCGAAGAGCTGGAGAAGGACTATAACTATTTCTTCACCAATACGGCCTCCGAGTATTACCCCGATACCAGAAACATGCTGGGAATGACGGTCTATGCCTCGGGGATGTTTAAGAAGGTCTATCGCTGCCCACTGAGACAGCGCCCCGTGTCCGAAAGCGTCGATGGGGCGGATTTGATTATACCGTCCAACGCCACAGACCTCAAGAACGCTCCCCGCGTCACGCATCAGATCGATATGGATCAGCGGGTGATGCGTATCATGCAGAAGATGGGGGTTTATCGCGACGTATCCTTGACGACGCCCAACTCAGCCCCCAACGTGCTCGATGTCAAACGAGCCGATGTTGCAGGGTTGGACGCCAAGCCACAACGGCAGGAGGACCAGACCTATACCATATATGAGTGCTATTGCGCGCTCGACCTGGAAGGGTTCGAGCATTTGGAAGGGGGCGGAAAGAAAGGCGAGCCGACCGGAATTCCTCTTCCCTATCGTGTGACCATTGACAAGGACAGCCGCACCATCCTCGAAATCCGCCGCAACTGGCGCGAGGGTGATCCGGGGTTTGAGAACGGCAACGTGCAAGCCAAGATTCCCTTTGTTGCCTTCCCTTATGTCACGGCAGGATTTGCGGGGATCTACGGAATTGGACTTCTGCACATCCTCGGCAATATCACCATGGCCTTGACGGCTTTGGTTCGCGAGGGGATCGACGCCGGCATGTTCGCCAACTTCCCCGGCGGATTGATTGCCAAGGGGGCCACCCGACAGCTATCCAACGAAATCCGCGTCGCTCCTGGAACTTTGGCTCCCGTCGATATCACCGGAGCGCAAGGGGGGAGAATCCAGGACGCCATCATGGCGCTCCCCTATAAGGACGTAACCCCAGGGTTGATGTCTCTTATGGGGGCCTTGCGTGAGGTTGGAACCAAGCTCGGAGGCTCGGCCGAGGTTCCGGTCGGGGAAGGAGTACAGAATACTCCCGTAGGTTCTGTTCTGGCGGCTATCGAGCAGGCAACCAAGGTGGAAAGCTCGGTCCACAAGTCCTTCCATGCGGCCCAGAAAGAGGAGTTCAGCCTTTTCCAGGAGCTGTTCAAGGAAGACCCCGAATCCCTGTGGCGCGACAACAAACGTCCAGCCCTTGGTGTTATCCCGGCCGGGAAAAGCGCCACAGAGGAGCAGGTAGCCGCCGCCCACAAACAGCGGGTGGAGCGTTTCAAGCAGGCGTTGGAGAATTGCGAGATCGTTCCTGCCTCCGATCCCAACGTTCCATCGCACATTCACCGGCTGGCCAAAGCCAACACCTACCTGCAGACCGCCATGCAAATGCCGGGCGTGTTCAATATGCAGAGGGTTGTCTCCCGCTGGGCCTCGATGGTCAAGATCGATGATATACAGTCCGACTTTGCTCCCCAACAGGGCCAGCCGCCACCCGATCCAAAGGCCGTTGCTGCGATGATCTCGGCGCAGGCCAGAATGCTGGATAGCCAGACCAAGCAGGGACAGTTGCAAATTTCGGCCAAGAAAGTCGAGAGTGACACACAACTCAAAAAGGATCAACTGGCCTCCAAGGAAAATATCGAAGCATCGAAGATCGCGCATCAGGCTTCCTCGGCTCTGCCCCAGTCCGATCCCAACCAGGAAGCCCTACTCGCACTGAAGAGCAAGCAGTTGAGCCAGAAGGACCAGGAGATGGCCTTCAAGGCTTATGATTCACACCAGAACCGAGAGACCAAACTCTCGGTGGAAGCTCTGAAGGTCGCCCAGACAGTCGGTGTTCACCCAGACGCTGACCCCATCGTAGACCAGCAGTTGAACCAGATGTCCGGGCTAATCACCCCAGCCAAAAGTCAAGGCCAGGGTGGATCAATGGCTATGGGCGGTAAGGTCGATGCGGATGACCAGTCGCAGGCAGAGAGGGAACTCTATCACCGAGCGCTTGGAGAGCTTGCCGAAGCGTTGCTGAAAATCGTTCAACAGAAGCCTGATCCACAAGAGAAGTCAGTGGGTGGGCCAGTGTACGATGCGTCAAGACTACCGCCATTTACCTATACTGTGAACTGAGGTAAGATTTGTTTCAGGCAACCCTCCCGGCGCAAGTTGAGAGTTGGTTGCCTTCTCACCTCCCATCGGGTTGAAGCGAGGAGTAAATGTTCGCACGTATCCGTTACCGTTGGCTTGTCCTATGGCACGGGAAGGAATGGGCGAAAGCGTGGATAGTGTTAGAAAACTTTGAGCGAGTGCACTGCAAATGTTCCAAACGAAGAGCAGTGAAAGCGGATCAAGGCGCGCGTAGCCGACATCGATCGCATAGGGCAGCGATTGAACATGCGTGCAATCTAGGAGGCGTGTCAATGTCGAGTGGGTCGGTGAAAACGATAGAAAAGTATGAATCTGGAAAGTACCAGGGATGTGAAATCGATCTTGTGATCCACATTCATCACAACGAGTCTGACGGTGATGATAAAGGTTCTGACTGGCGCCATGACCACACGATCAAAGTCTCTGGCGCAGACGCTTGGGCCGTGCTGGACCTTATCAAATCTCGTGAGTCAAGCCGCGCGGCTTGAGCGCAAGATGCGAACTCGATAGTGAGCATCTGTCAACACCATATCAAGGTCAATGTCTATGGCAGACGATGAAATCATCAAGGCATTGACCAAACACTACGGTCCAGCTCTTCTGGAAAGAGAACAGGACCATACCGCCGCTCCGCTCCCCCCTCCCGGCGATCCATCACTTTACCAAGGCGAGATCAGAAACCTCCCAGACAGACCGCAAGACTATATGATGCCCGTCGCTGAATCCCTATCTCCTACCATGGGAGGGTATGGAACAGGACAACTCCTTGCTCAAACCTACGGTAATCTCAAGGATAGAGAATGGGCCAAGGCCGCTGAAACGGGACTGCCGCTGCTCGGGATATTTGCCGGACCGGGAGCCAGAACAGCCGATCTATCCATGATGGCACGAGCGCATGAACTCGCTAAAAGCGGGGCCACACGCGATGCGGTATGGAAGGAAACAGGATGGTTCCAGGGTCCAGATCAGAAATGGCGGTACGAGATACCGGATAACGATGCGCGACTAACGAATGCGGCTGGCCGCGATCTATACGACGTCGGTGAAACTTACGGCACCGCAATGCGTTCTGGGTTAATGCATCCAGAGTTCTTCGAAGCGTATCCGAGCGCCAAAGCAATAGCCTATCGTTACTCTTTGGACCCTTCCATGAAACACCCAGAGGGAGCGTTTAGGCCAGACAGCCACTTGGGCTCAATGCGGGAGATTTTGCCTGGGGGAGAAGGGGTTATGGATATCGACGCCCCGAGCCTGCCGGACATCACGGACGTTGGGCTTCACGAGCTGCAGCACTACGTCCAAGGCAAGGAAGACTTTTCTCCGGGGGCCAACCCGCACGTCCTTGCCCAAGAACAGAGCAACGCCATAGCGGCGCTTCCAGATGCGGTTGCAACATACGACGGGCTTCGGCGCGAACAAGATGCGGCGCGTCATCGCGGCGATACGGAGTGGGTTGACGCATTGGAATCTCATGTATCGCAAGCCCGCGATATCGCCAACACGCTGATGCGGTTGGCGCAAGGAAACCCTTATGAAAAATATGCCCGCGCCTTCGGTGAGCTTGAAGCGAGGAATGTTCAGCGCAGACGCGCGCTCGATGACGAACAAAGAAAAGCGAGGCCACCATGGGAGACGGAACGAGAGGATAAATATGGGAGAGAATGGTGATGCGTAGATTTGCTCGGGAAGGACTGACGTACATTCCTCCGCCTAACGACATTGAACGGAGATATCAAAATCTCCTTTTGGAAGCAGAAGCCAAGATGGCCGAAGGCGATGCGGGCGCGGCAATTGGGCTTGTGCGTGAAGCTGGCTGTGTGATGGGGCCGTACTTCCCGAAGACAGAGGCTCCCCGTGTTTATGTTGACATTTTTAACACGATGGTCAGCCGCTCATGACCACATATACGTACACCCTAACTCTAAATGACTCAGAGATGATAGCACTCACGCGGGCGCTTGACCTTTATGAAACCAAGTGCCGCTATGAAGTAGCGATGGGCAATCAGGCACCGTTTCCAGCCTATCTCGCCGCTGTTGCCTCAATCCGCGACCGCCTTGACGGGATTGAGGCAAAGCTCACGAGCACCATTCTATCGGAGTAGAATCAGCCTATAGTCCCGATCCTCAAGACCAACGGGGAATAAGACCCATGAAGAACATTCGCGATCAGGCCAAGTCCGGGATGGCCGCCAAGCTTTCCAAGTTCATGGGTTCAAAGGTATCAGGTAAGGTTGCAGGCCAGAAGGTCAAAGCCTATGCCTCTGGAGGCGCTGTCGGGGCAGCCAATATGCCCGGTCCCGTCGAAGGTGGGATGGCCAAGTCCCGCCTGGATCGTCCTGGCCGCAAGATGGGCAAGGACGGCAAGAGCGCCGGCACCAATGTCAACGTCATCATCATGCCCAAGGAGGGTGGGGCATCGCCTATGCCTATGCCGCCGCCTGGGGCGATGCCGGGTGGCCCGCCAGGGCCGCCGCCAGGGCCTTCAGGGCCGTCTATGCCGCCATCTGGTCCCCCGATACCTCCGCAGGGGCCTATGGCCAAGGGTGGACGGATCGGACGGGCGATGGGTGGCAAGGTCCATCCCGATGCCGCCGAGGACAAGAAGATGATCTCCAAGATGGTGCACAAGCACGAATCCAGCCTGCATAAGGGGCAAAAGGAAACCAAGTTCAAGCGCGGCGGGTCGTGTAAGTAATCCACAGCTTCTCAAAGCCATCGCTTGGCAGAATCGTGCTAAGCGTTTTTCTCACATTTATGGGGCATCACCATGGCCAAGGCACCGCCAGCACAGCAGCCCACCAAGGGCACGATCAAGGTTTCCAAGGCCGGGGCCGGTGGGGGTCAGGGCCGATTGGACAAGGCCAAGGCTTATGGCTCGGCGCCCGGTACGGTTAAGAAATAAGGAGACCTTATGAGCAGCCAGATTCCAGACGACTTCATGCGCCTTGAATGCCTGCGCATTGCCCATGAAGCATCCTCACACGATGAGCCTGAGCTTTTGCTCCTGGCCGCCGACATGCTGACGAAATGGGTCAATAACGGAAAGCTTCCAAAAGTCGCCCAGGACATCCAGCGTGACGAGAATGACGAGAATGAAGAGGCGGAAGCCATGAAGAGCAAGCACACGCACTGAGGCAACCCATGACCGAGCCGGAACTTAGGTTGCAGTGTTTCCACATTGTGCGGGCAAGATACCCTGATACGCCGTGGAAGCCGGCCGATGTGCTGTGCATCGAGGCAGAGGATCTCTTTGTCTACCTCACGACGGGGCAGATACCTCCTGCACAAAGCGATGGCAACGACCGCAGAGGCAAGCATGCCCACTAAGATCGAGAAAAAGAATGTTGGCTCCGTTGGTCTTTCAGCGCCGGCCCTACAGGTGATTGACCTTGCGGTCATAGAGGATATTCCGGTGCATCAGTGTGGCAACTGCAAGCATTGGAGGCCGAGATATGGGGCACCTTCTTTCGGGGAATGCGCCGTGAGCGCCAAGGCCAGTCCTTCTCCTGTTGTCACGCAGGATTTGTCGGTATGCTCGGCGTGGGCCGCATAAGTGAGCAAATATACATCCTATGAGTCCGAGCTTCACAAGCGCTTGGTGCGTAAGGTCAACGATGTTATCGAGTCTAACGCCGAGGCTCTAGCGACGGGAAGCTGTCGGGTTGTCGGTGACGTGGCGGCCACGTCCATGGGATATTCACACGCTCTCGGATACCGAGAGGCTTTGACCCATGCCATAGCGTGGCTCGAAGAGATAGAATCGGATTTGATGTCGGAATAAGAATGCGAGGCTGATTTGTTGTGCGTTCCCGCATGTTTTCTAGAGGGGACAAGAATGACCAGTAATCCAGTCAATATTACGGCGCTGAAGTCCGATGTCTACAAGCGTTCCGAGATGGATACGCCCGACGAGCAGAAGGCGGCGATTTTCGCAGCCCTCGGCGATCTTGACCAGTACGAGGTGCTCGATGAAGAGGTTCTGATCGGCCTCTATGTGCGCCCCAACGTTGCGGCGCGCGGCACCGACGTCAACGGGAAAGCCTATAGGATCATCACATCTGAGAACGAGGTTGCGGAAACCCGCTATCAGGCCAAAGTCGGCTGCATCATCAAGGCTGGGCCGACTGCGTTCAAGTGGATGGTCAACGGCCAGCCCTATGAAGGCATTGTCCCCGAGAAAGGGGATTGGGTGCTGTTCAAGGCCGCCGACACCACGGGCGAGGTTTTTCTGCGCTCCATCGATAGCTCGGAAGAGTACGTCAACTGCAAACGGTTTCACTGGTCATCGATCAAGATGCGGGTGAAAGACCCACGGACGGTGCGGTAATGGAACCGACCGAGCGACTCCGTGAGCGCGTTCGCGACATTCTTTTGGCGCGTGACCGCTTGGACTACGACGATTTGCCGTGCGCATGCTCCTCTCATCGCATCGCATACAGGGCCATACACTTGAGAGGGGACGGAGTGGATGCCGTGTGCGATGCCGTGATTGAAAAGATTGATGCTGGCCTGCACGCAGCGGAGTCACAACATGACGACGTGCATTGCGTAGCGTGGCGGACGAGGCCAGAGGTCGGGTTCCGTGACGGAGTATGGCATGCCTACATGAGATTTCACTGTCTGCCCGAGTCGGCAAACAAAGCGTTCTGGGGTGCGGTGTCAGAAACCCGTGAAGGGGAATCGGCAGAACGGGTTGAGGCGAGCGCATGAATAACGAAAACCGCGACCTGTTGATTGATGTCGATATCGACATTCCAAGCGGTGTTGACGCTGCTCTTGGTTGGCTGCCGCCGGAAGAGCCAAAGGCAAAGGACACAAAGCCAGCCAGGGAGCGCAAGCCCGAGCCGGCCGATGACGTCATCGAGACTATCCGCAAGGAGCATGCCGAGGCTCTGCGACGGAAAGAGGACGAATGGAAGACGCAGGTTGAATCGCGCGATGCCAGACTGACCGAGGCAGAGAAGAAGGCCAAGGACAACGAATACTATGCCGCGCGTGCCCACTATGACAAGGTGGCCAGCGACACCTCTAACATCGAAACGGCGCTCAACGCTCAGAAGCAGTGGATCGAGTTCCAGAAGCGTGAGGAGCTTGCTGCTGAAGATGCGGGCGACAAGCGCGCAGCGCAGAACGCGCGTGAGGCGATTGCTGTTGCCGCTGCCCACATGGCCCAGCTTGAAGCCGGCAAGTCCGGGGTCGAGCAGGAGCTTCTAAGGGCCAAGCGCCTTGTTGAATCCGTGGTAGCCAATCAGGACGCTCCAAAGCGGGAGGAGCCGAAGAAAGAAGAGCCAAAGCAGCTCACCCCGGACGACTACATTACGTCGATCCGCCAGGGTGTTGGAACCAAGGTTGCCGACTGGCTTAACGAGAACCGCGAGTTCATCACCGACTCCAAGCTCAACACCAAGTTCCTGAAGTTTGCCGACTACTTCACGACAGTTGAGGAAAAGCCGCTCAACTCCAGGGAATTCCTCGAAGCGCTGAACGCCAAGTTCGGACTGAGCGAGGAAGCACAAGAGGAAGAGGCCAGCGAAGAGGATACCGAGGTGGAGACGGAGCCGGAACCCAAGAAGAAGCCCGTCGTCGCCGCGCCGGTCTCGCGCAACTCAGCGCCCAAGAATGGATCGAATGGCGTGTCCAGTGGCGGCAAGGTTCGATTGAACCCCGATGAGCAGAGCATGGCGACACAGATGTATCCCAATCTTTCGGCCCAGGAAGCGCGCGAGAAGTACGCACGCAACAAGGCGATGGCCATTCGCGATGGGAAGTATCGGTGATGATGAGGCACATCCCGGACCCGCGCCAGTTTATTGATGAGGTCAACACCCTTTTGAGGAGCTTGGTTCGAGACAGCAAGGTTAATCCAGATAACGGCTATATGGAAGAACCTGTATGGCGGCACGCCCCTGCGAATGGGTTCACCCGTTACGGTGAAGAGGCAGCCAAGGTTCCGTTTGCGGTCAAGGTGCGCGCCATTTTTTTAACGGCCGAGCAAAAAGAGGCGGCGCGGATTATGTATTCCAGGCTGTCTCCGATGTCAGCCTATCGGCGGTATGCTGCCCAGATGTGGCGCTTGAGCAAGGACGCCGAAGCAAGGTGCGTTGCGCGCGAATGCTGTGAAAATAACATTGACCCATCGTGGGAAAAGGATTGGGCCAGCGCGCGTCCAAAGTATGAGTATATCACAGACGAGAACAGCGCACAGCTAGAAGGTAAGGAATAGAACGATGGCGCCCCGTAAGGACACCCATAAGCAGCCCAAGGCAGAGGCAATGGCCGATGCCGAGGTGATGAACGCCGCGGTCGCGAGCAATGCCCGCGGTGCTCCCAATGTCACCGCCCCGCGTGGTCGGGCCGTGGCCATCGGGCGCGACGGCAAGCCCATCTGGCGCACCCAGACCTCGACTGGCGATGATCCCTACGCCCTCGCCAAGCAGTACGAGCCGGAAGGCTGGGCGTACGAATGGAAACGAGAGACGGTTCGCAATCAGGTTGACAGCCAGTATCATTCCGGGCTGCATATGAACGGGGGCTGGACCCGCGTGCCTCACGAGCGCCATCCAGGCGTATTCGGCTCGCTCGAAGCCAAGGGTGGCATCATTTGTGGGGACTTGGGTCTGTGGGAGCGTCCAGAAGTCCTGCACAAGGAAGCAATGTCCGATCTCAAGCGCGCCGCCGATGAAAAGATGTACCGCGCCAAGTCGGAGCGCGGTCTTGCTGCTGCGTCTGCCGGGATCGATGTCAACACGCCACAGGCCAGAGCCAATACCTTCGTGCGACAGGCTGTCGATCCGACTCTACAGGAAGATATCGCAGCCGCAAGACCTGCCTATGACAGGTCTAACATGGCGATTGATTAATGCGCCTTAGTCCCATCCTCTGTGCCACCATGGCATTCCTTGTCCTGTCTGCTGTTTCGGTATTGACCGTTGCGGTGGTCTTGGCATTGAGGCCGCATGTCGCTATAGTGGTGACGGAACAGTAGAAGAAATTAGCGTCGCAGCCCGTCACTTAACGGCTAGTCGTGCCTGCGTCCCACAGGGAGAGCTAGTGGGTGGGACATCTTCACCCCATCCATTGGCCAGACGGGAACCACTGAGGCGCCGACGCTAATACCATTTCACGGTCTGAGAGGATGGCGACTGTAGGCTTGGCGCCGATTTGGTAGACTTCTCAGGGCAACGCATACCTACGGCGCCGTGGATTGCGCATCTAATTCGCCTCAATGGCGACCGAAAAGGTGGGCGGGGTTTGGGGTTCCTGCAGCGCCTTCATAATGCGGAGAGAACCCTGGGCGGCGGCGGGCGGCTAGGTGGCTGGCTGTACCCGTCGCCGGATCGTTTATGGAGTAGGCTCATGACAAGATTGCAATTTGCAGCAGACCTTTGGCGCTCAATGTGGTGGCCCGGCAAGGTGTTGCTTGTTTTCTGTGCGTTTATGGCCGTTTACAGCTTTTTCTATCAATGAGTGACGGCTCGCACCACGGGTGCTTCGCCTATCTCGCAAGATGGCTCGATAGCCGCAAGAGCGGCTGAGTGAGGTAATACATTGGACATGAACGAGGAAACCCTCCTAGACGCTCTTGCGAAGATCAAAAAAGAATCTGTGGTGTGCGAACCCGATCGTAAGGTGAATCTTTTCGTGACGGACGAAGGCGTGGAGTTCGTTAAGCGGCGATGCCTCGAAGACGCCGAGTTCCGTGGGTCAGTGAAGCGCCGGGCCGAACAAGACCCAAATTACATGCAACTCATTAAGTTGACCGGCATCTGGGATATTCTTAACTCGGCGCCGAGTGCCCGTAGCGCAGACAATGAGTGAGGGGTAAATGGGTGTTCCGTATCGCGGCCAGAAGTTGTTTGTCCGCAAGGCAGACGGCACCTTAGAGCCCTATGACCACAAGGTTCACGGGGACATATATCTGGTCTCCGAAAATGGGGTGAAGAGGAAGTTCACGGGGCGCTACTCAGAGGCGAAGCCTCTATCGGAGCCCGAAAGGGCGGAGATAGGCGAAGGGCTCGATAGCCCGAGCCGTCAACCCTAACACCCACCTTGAAATTGCCATTGTCCATAGTAATATTCCATCCTTATCGGGTAGGCGTACTCGCGGTGTGTCGCAAAAGTATCCAGTCAAACAGGTGAGCTGCAATGTACTCAAGTCGTGAACTCAACAACATGCGTCTGAAGGAACTCCTCAAGCTTGAGGAAGATCTAGTCGAAGCCATTAGGTTCCGCAAGACCACGGAAGTCAAGGAAGTGCGCGCCGAGCTGGCCGAGGTTGCCAAACGCAAGGGCTTCAATCTGGAAGATGTCTTCGGCAAGAAGATCGCGTCCGGGCGCGGATACAAGTCCACCATGCAGGCCAAGTACCGCAATCCAGATGACTTTACCCAGACCTGGACCGGGCGGGGCCGCAAGCCGAATTGGATGGCGGCGAAGCTTTCCAAGGGCGCAAGCATTGACCAGTTCCGGGTGTAAATTCCCGCCAGGAATAACACCTTGAAAAGTAGGGGCGCTCATCCAACTGGGCGCCTTTACTGTTTTACGGGGGTGCGAATCTCCACTACAATCATTTAAGCAGACCTCCCGTCTGCAACGTCTGGCTGTCTCGGCCTGCGTGGGGGCTAGAAATACCCACGCACTATTTCTTGAGTTTTTGGATTAACTGTCGCGTGGTCTCTGCCTGTACGGATTGCCGTCGAAATCATCGGGTCCTCACTCTATCGAGACTGGTTGCGGTGCGCGATTAACTATCACCAGCCTCCAGCATGGCCACCGTCTGCCGAACTGCACTGTTCGCGTGCTCGAAACATAGTGCTCGCTGTAGTCTCCGCCGTGGCTAGGTCCGCGAAGCTTGAACGACCATTGCGGTGTGTGCACAATGAACTTGCCGCCGTTCCAGTGAAACGCCCAACCGACGCGATCCATCTTCCTTCCTTTCATCGGCAAAGCCGATAGCTGAAATAGACTAGATTTGGTTCAAGCTACCGTTGGGGCTCCGGTGCGGTCACCCGGCTGAAGGTGGGAATGGAAGCGACATCCAGTGAGTTGGGTACGTTGACTGGCCGTCGACTTGGATGCGGAAACGGCCATCACGCCACGCTGCTATATGAGGATTAGATTCCCACTTCGGGTCCTGGTATTCGCTTTGTATGTCCCAAACTAGAACCCATGTTCCGTCTTTCGGAGCCGTCTCTATGGGCCGCCATTGCTCGCAAAGCGCATCTGCGGCAACATCGAATAGGTCAAAGTCTGGGTCGTAGGAATCGCCAGCACCATATCGCTTCCTCTGGAAAGCTTCCCGCAGCTTTTCTCGTAGCCCTTGCTCCTCCGACATGGTGATTTTCTCCAAAGTTGCCGGTCCACAGGTGTCAGCGTGATAAAGGAACTATCATACCCAATCTGGGCTGATGTCTACTTCTAATGCCGTCAGGCGACGCTTGTCATCGCCTCCTAATTGCCAGTACTCAATGACTCGGCGTAGCTCACTGTTCATGGTCGGTCCAGATGGGCAGCACTGGATATTTGGTGGGTCCCCATAATGCAGCTCCCGCAAGCGAATAAGGTCCGCCAGTGATTTGACACCATGGGGGTCGTTGCCGTCTCGGATCGCCTCGGCGACTGCAAAGCTCATGGTGTGCGAAAAACAGACTGAAAACTCGTGACCACATCCCTGACAAGTGACCAGCGCTAGCACAACCTCGTCGGCATAGATATTTGCTTGCTCTCCTGGAGCAAAGTCGCAATACCGGGGCACGCCGTGCTCATCGAACCACTTCGGCGGCTCGGGAATGCGGCTGCGGATGTCGGCGTAGTCACAATTCATTCTGCCTTCCTGTACTCTGAATGCCCCTTGAGCCCAATCATACCTGTTGACGAATCACTGGGCAATCGGCATTAACTCAATTCACACGCAGTTCTTGAGGCGTACCCATCACGCGATGTGATCGGGAATTTACTCTCCCACCGCCAGGGGCGGTTGAGTCGAAAGAGGGGAGCGAGCGTCGGCATCACCTTTATCGTAGGCGTGGTGCGCCGACAGGTCAATTCATTTGGCTTCGCTCCCCACGTCTGTCTTGCGCTGTCCAACTGTCAAGGAATCCTTGACAGCTCGCGCATCGGGCCAAAGGGCAAGCCAAGGCAAACTTGGGCGCCCCATCCATGGCAAACATCAATGCTCCCTTCGGCCTCCGCCAGCAGACTTCTGCCGTCGGGGCGCCGTCCAATTTCCAGATGATCCCGAAGAACATCGCCTACAACGACACCACCAAAATCTTTACCGGCGACCCCATCAAGGTTCTCGATACCGGCTATATTGCCCAGTGGGCCGCCGCCGACGGCATCGCCAAGCTGGCAGGCATCTTCGATGGGGTGGAGTATCTCTCCACCGCACAGGGCAAGATGACCTCCTCGAACTTCTGGCCGGGTGCCGATGTCGCTTCGACGGCGCAGAGCACCATCGTGGCCAAGATCATCCCCGTCACCCCCGGATCGGTATTCCTCGTCCAGTCGGATGGCACTGGTGTGGCCTTCACCGACATCGGCCTCAACGCAGAAATCACCATCGGCACGGGTAACGTGCAGACCGGCCAGTCTGGGGCCTATCTCTCGGGTGTCGCCAACACCGCCACGCTGCCGTTCCGGATCATCGGCCTTTACGGCGGTCTTCCGGGTGCAGGTGGGGCACTGGGCATTCAGCCGGGCACCAACGGTCCCTACTCTGGATCGGCAACGGGCGCCTACAACTGGGTTCTCGTGCAGCCGAACCTCTCTGGCACTGGCTCGCTGGGCACCTAAGCGGAAACCCTTTCTCTCAACCTGGGTCCGCATAGACCCCGCTATCCAAGGATAACATCCAATGGCTGTTAATACCGCACAAATCAAGTCCTTGCTCCTGCCGGGCCTTTACGACGTTGCTGGCGAATACCAGCAGCTTCCCAAGGAGTGGAGCGACCTCTTTACCGTCCATAAGGCAACGCTGCGAGTTGAATCCAAGGCGCAGATGCGTATTCTTGGATTGGCCCAGCTCAAGACGGAAGGCGGCGCCACGGCATTCGATAACAACTCGGGCCAGCGCTACATCTACAATGCCCAGCCCTTCCAGGTTGGATTGGGGTACTCGATCACCCGTGAATCGCTGGACGACAACCAGTACGTCAAGGACTTCAATCTTATGAAGCTCCCCTTGGCAAACTCATTCAATCAGTTCAAGGAAATCCAGTCGGCCAACGTCCTCAACAACTGTGCTACCTACGATCCGACGGTCGGCGGTGATGCGGTGCCTCTTTCGTCCACTGCGCATCCATATGATGGGGGTACTTGGGCCAATACCTTCTCCGTTCAGCTCGATCTGACGGAAACGGCCCTGATCCAGGCATGCCAGAACATTCGCGCGCAGTTCGTGGATGAAGCCGGCCTCAAGATCAATGCCAGGGCTCAGAAGCTGGTTGTCCCGGTACAGCTCACCGCAGTTGCAGAACGTCTAATGAAGACGGAATTGCAGCCCGATACGGCAAACAACACCGTCAACGCGGTCCTGTCAATGCCGGCCGGTATCCGCGAATACACGATCAACGACTACCTGACCTCACCCTATGCCTGGTTCATCAAGACCAACATCGATGGCCTCGTGATGATGGAGCGCATTCCGTTCGAGACGGATATGTGGGTGGACAACCACACGGACAACGTGCTGATTAAGGGGTACGAGCGCTACATCAGTACGTACAACGATCCAAGGTGCATCTGGGCGTCAACGCCAGCGTCTTGATAAATAAGTATAAATTCGGCTATGAGCGTTATGTGACTTAAGTTCTAAACGTGTAACGCTCATAGCCCTAAATGCACTGGACATCTCCAATCGGCGCCTCTACAATAGAGGAATTGGCATCAATTGGAGATTTACGGATGACTAGGAAGAACGTGGAAAACGCAGTTTCACATCAACGCCTGAAAGAGCTGCTGGATTACAGTCCATCAGCTGGCGCCTTCGCTTGGAAGGATCGTGAGACTGCGCGGCCAGCATCGTTCGCACGCGATCCTGGATCGGTTGCGGCGAATGGTCGGAAGTACATCAAGGTAGATGATCGCCTTTATTTGGCTCACCGCTTGGCTTGGTTCTATGTCAACGGCGAATGGCCGAAGCACAACATATCTCCGAAGAACGGGGATTACCTTGATCTGCGCTTTGCCAACCTGAAGCTGCTCACGCCAGCGGAAACGACACGTAAACATTACAAGGGCAATCGCGGCGCTGGCGTGTCTTGGGACAAGACCAAAAAGAAGTGGTTCGCCAAGATAACTGTGAACTACAAGCAGATTGCCGTTGGGCGCTTCCGCACTAAGGCTGAAGCGATTGAGGCGTGCAACAAAGCCCGCAAACACTACGCCGCTCTGCCGCAGGACAACCCTGACGCGCCGCAACGCAGAGAGACTTACCGCGTCTCATCTAATGTGCGGCGCCTTTGGGCGGGGACGGTTGCGCGGGCGCTGGGGCATGTCGGGTGGGCCTCTTTGGAGGATTTCGAGAGGGACATCGAGCGTTCTGGGTTCCGGCTTAATACGAGGTTGGTCCCCATTAACGTCGAGCTTCCTATCGGGCCAGGGAACTGGGCGTGGGAAGAGACCATGCACCGCACTCTCGGCGCGGCCACTAGCGCAGAGGGTAAAAGGGCTTACGACCGCGCGCGGCGGATTGCCTTCCCGGAGGTCGAGCGCAATGGTGCGCTATTGAGAGCGTTTGGGATTACATTGGCGGATTATGACCGCATGCATGCCGAACAAGATGGTAAGTGTGCCATCTGCCGCAGTCCTGAGACTGAAATGAAGAACGGAAAACTGCGGTGGCTATCCGTTGATCACGACCATCGGACTGGCAAGGTTCGCCAGCTTCTCTGCGGTGCCTGTAATCGTGGCATCGGTAAATTGCGCGATGATCCAGAACTGATGCGTCGCGCGGCGGACTATCTTCGCAAGCATCAAGGGATGAGCGATTCCCCTGAGTAGGAGAATCTGTAACAACACCTCACCAGCCGTTTTGTCCTGCGTCGGCACTACCTAATTTGAAACACTGGCACAGGACAAAACGGCTATGCCAATTACAAACTTTCCGAATGGCGTTTCATCTTGGGGGGTCCCGCTCGTGGGTGGTCTCGGCGGAATCCCCCTCACTGGAAACTGGTACTGGGTGAACCCCGCTTCCGGCTCTGATGGAAACGATGGCACGAGCCCTCAGTCGGCTTTCGCTACCCTTTACCGTGCGCACGCCAAAATGACGGCAGGAAACAACGATGTTTGCGTGCTTGTCGGCAATGGTGCCTCTTCGGGATCGGCGCGGTTGTCTACAGCGCTGGCCCAGACGATTGATTCAACGGTTACGGCAGGCACATTGGTCTGGTCCAAGAATGCCTGCCATCTCATCGGCGAAACAGCGCCGACGATGGTTTCCCAGCGGGCGCGCATTGCCCCGCCGACTGGAACTTATACCCAAGCCACGTTTGGCTCTGGGAACTTCGTAACGGTGACAGCCTCGGGATGCCTGTTTGCAAATTTCTCGCTATTCAACGGGTTCTCGACGGGTGGAACGAACCAGATTTGCTGGACAGATTCTGCTGGCCGCAACTTCTACTCGAATGTCGATTTTGGCGGCATGGCCGACGCGGCGTCGGCTGCCGATGCTGGGTCGCGTTCGTTGCTTATTACTGGAACTACGGGTGAGAATACCTTTGTCGGCTGCAACGTTGGGCTTGACACCGTCGCGCGCTCGGCGGCAAACGCTTCGCTCGAATTTGCCGCCGGCACGCCCCGCAATACGTTCATCGAGTGTAACTTCCCGTTCCAGACATCAGCATCGACGCCGCTCGGAATTATCACCTCCGCCTCGGCCTCTATGGATCGGTGGCAGAAGTTTGATCGCTGCACCTTTATCAACAATATCAAATCCACGTCCACGCAGATGAGCGGTCTTGCAACGCTGGCGGCGTCTTCGGGTGGACTCCTATTGATGAAGGATAATACCATGGTGGGTATTACGGATTTTGGCACCGATGCCACGAGCTTGGCGCAGATGTACGTTGACGGCGGGGCGCCATCCGCCAACACGACCGGCGTGGCCGTCAATCCATCGTAACAATAAGGGGCGCGCGGCCCAATCGCAATTTATCCGTAGGATACCCCATGAAAACGCCGATGAAGTCCTATATGTCCAAGTACCTCTCAGAGGGGCCTGGGAACAAGTCCATCCATGGGGTGAAAACAGGCAACCATTCCAACCCGCATGTGTTGAAGGCGGGTGGAATGTGCCGGGCCTCTGGGGGTAAGGTTGAGGGCGGCATGGCGAAGATGCGCCTTGACCGCCCCAACCGGAAAATGACGGGTAAAGCCATCGGCCCCAACCCCGTCAAGGAGCTGACCGGAAATCCCACGTCGGATATGCCCAAGGCCACGGAACGGGTCAAGCAGGGCATGCCCAAACGGGATGGGTCGGATAAGTACGCCTCTGGTGGGGCGGTTCCTACGAACCGTGGCGAAGGCAGGGGTGGGTGGACCACGGGAGACGCCACCAAGCGGGCCGATGGGAAGGATTTCAAGAAAGGCGGCTCGGTGTGCCGCGCGGACGGTGGGAAGGTCGATAAGAAGTCGAGCGATCCCGTGCCTGAATATCTGCGTGGGAAGGCAAAAGATGCCCGCCGCGACGTTGGCAACGCGGCCCTCGGAGCCGCAGGGACGGGCGCGCTTATGGTTTCGCCTGGAATTGGGAAGATTGCACGCGGCCTTTTGGGCACATCTTCGGCCTTGGGTGGAGCTAACATCCTGGGTGGGTTGGCAAAAGCCAGACGCATGGACGAATCTGCGGACAAATGGGAAAAAACGGGCCTTCCCGGCAAGCCTGAGCGCGCCTCCGGAGGCTCCGTGATGCAGCGCGACTGGAAGAAGGGCGATGCCACGGAACGCCCCTCGGGTGAGAAATTCGCCAAAGGCGGAAAGGCGGGAAATTGGATCGCGGGGGCAACCCAGAACAAGGGGGCTCTCCACAAAGCCTTGGGAGTTCCGAAGGGAGAAAAGATTCCAGAAAAGAAGCTGGAGAAAGCCGAGCATTCGGATAACCCTAAAATGCGCAAGCGGGCCATGCTGGCTGAAACCTTGAAGGGGTTCCATAAGAAATAAGCGTTCCAAAGCTATAGACGTTCAAGTCTTCGTCACGGTTCTGCGTCCCAACCAATCTGCAATTGAAATGAGGTTTTGTTATGGGGCGGCCGGTGACGGTGAATGTCGGGCCATTGGCTTCCGCCGATGACGACGGGATTTCAACCTCGCAAAAGGCGGCGGGAGCACAATACCTCGTTCTTCAAGGTGCCCTGACCAACGGCACCACAGCCAACAACGTCTGTCTTTCGCAAACCCCCTCTGGTGCAGCTAACCTTGTGTTGAACGGGGCGATCTGCTCGGCCGTTCCGACCGGGAGCGCCGTTGCCTACCTCGGCGCCAACAACCGCATCTATATCACGTCCGGTTCGGATATTTCCAACCGCACCTTTACCATCACTGGATTATACCAATCGGTATCCGGACTGTCCTCTCAAACCGAGACTTTGACGGGGCCAAACGCATCGACGGTAGCGAGCCAGAAAACCTACTATTCCATCTCCTCCATCGCTATTTCCGGGGCCGCCGCTGGCGCCCTGACGGTTGGACGCGCCGGGATTGCCACCTTGATGACGGTCGGGTCCGGGCTGGCACGACGGGTCATCGTGACATCGGGCGGAAACGATACGGGGATCACCTTTACGTTGGCGGGAACCGATTGGTTCGGGTCGCCCATCAGCGAGGTGATTACCGGGGCATCGGGGGCGGCGGCGTCCTCTGTGCTGTCCTATCAGACGGTGACCTCTGTTCTGACCTCCGGGGCGGTGGCGACAACGGTCATCGTTGGGACCAATACGGTAGCCGATTCCTCATGGGTCAGATTTGACGATTATGCCGCCATGGCGCAGGTGGCTATTCAGGCAACGGTCAGCGGAACCGTGAGTTACACCATTTCACAAACGCTCCAAGACCCGAATGCGTCCTATCCCGATGCCGTGGCGCCCGCCTCTATGATATGGGTCAATCACCCAGACGCGGCGTTTGTGGCGGCAATAGCGACGGCGCAGGGAAACTACGCCTATACACCAGCCTATGCGCGGGTAACTCTCAATAGCGGGACGGGCTCAGTTTCAACCGTCTTCAGGCAATCATACCTTCTCTAGGGGCCGAAAGGTATGCCTGGGCTGATTGACTCAGATACGGGGCTCGCGTTTGGCGAAGGACTGCAGTTCCAGACGCAGATCGGAACCGCGTCGCTTATCATTGGACCCGAGGGAACAACGCAGCTTGAGCTAGTGTGGGGCGGGTTCAATGATTTTCTGATGTGGGGCCTTTACGAATTGGTCTGGGGCGAAGGCAGAACGGGTTACATCCTCATGGAGAATTCTGGCTACATTCTCATGGAGGATGGAACTTCGTTCATCCTTTTGCAATAGGGGCTTCACCTTGTCGGATACCAAAATCTCAGGAATGCCCGCAGCATCGGCCCTCACCGGGGTCGAGCTTGTCGCTGGCGTTCAATCCGGGGCAAACGTCAAGGTGACGGCGAGCCAGGTCAATACCTACGTAACGTCTACGCTTGGGAGCCTTGCGCCACGGTCGTCAATCCCTCAGACGGGGCTGTTCTATGTCGCCAAGAACGGAAACGACACCAACGCCGGGGACATCGCCAATCCGTTTCTCACCATCGGGGCAGCGATAACGGCGGCCACCAGCGGCACGACAATTGACGTTGCACCGGGAAACTACGTCGAGAACGTCACCCTAAAGGCCGGCGTTTCAATCCAGGGGCAGCAGGCGCGCAGCGTCTATGTCACGGGGAACATGACGGCGGCGTACTCCGGTACGGTTTATCTGCATTCCCTTGACCTCCAGGGGACATCTGGTGCCATTCTGACGATATCGGGGAGCAACGCGACAAAGCTCGATGTGCATGATGTTCATATAGATGCCCAGAGCGGGGCAACGAATGCTGTAAATTATACGGCGACGAATGCCTTGACCCAATTCGAGGCCGAGGATGGGTCGTTTAATGTTATCAACAGCTCTGGAGGGGCAACCGTTTTCACGTCGTCTTCCGGGTCGGCGGGCTCGATCATCTGGGAGGACATATCGGCACGGATCGCAGATAACCTGGACAACGTCTCTCTAAATATCGGCGGCGCCGTTTCGTTTGTTCACACGTTGGATACTGTAGATGGCTCCGTGCAGGTTGCCAATTCCGCTTCCTATATCGGAACCGATATCCGCTATACGACGAGCACCGTCCCAGTGCTGACGACCAATAGCTCGTCAGTTTCGGCTCTGGGGACAGTAGACATTTCCACGACCGCTGTCCCGGCCGTGACCGGGGCTGGCCTGTTTGCTTATGGCCTTGTCGGGTACTCCAGTACGGGATACGGTTTCGCTCCCACGCTCAATGTCGGAACGGGGGCTATAATCGCTCCAATTTCGTCGCTCAGCGTCTTAGGAACCGTCAACAAGGTCGTTATCACTCCTCCGTCGGTTGGATCGACCTTGACGATAGCCAACGGAAAAACCCTGACGGCAAGCAACAGTTTGACTCTGTCTGGAACAGACAGTACGGCGATGACGTTTCCGAGCACGTCGGCGACCATCGCGCGCACCGACGCGGCTCAATCATTCACGGGCAATCAGACGTTTGCGGGAAACACCATATTCTCCGTTGCGGCATCCGGCCCAACACTCAAGCAGGGCGCCAATGGGCGAGTGGGGACATTCGTGGCCAACGGAGCGACTCCTGTTACGGTGAACAACACGAGCATAGCCGTAACGGACGCGATTGCCATCTCGCTGAATACGGTCGGCGGCACGATTTCTGGGGCACCCTATATCGTTACGATTACGGGCGCGTCAGGGTTTACGGTTGCTGCCGGGGCTGCCGATACATCGACGTATAACTATGCCATCATCAAAAACGCGGCCTAGCCATGACATCGAGTTCAACTTACGCATTCAATCCCGCGATATCCAATCTGGTGATGAGCGCCTATGCGCGCATTGGAATTCGTAGAACGGAGATCACCTCTCAGCATATGACGGATGCTGATGTGGAGAGCAATCTGGTGCAGGTTGGTTTAGGAAATCTCCAGCCGAACCTTTGGCGTCAGGAAGTATATCCCATAACTCTTGTTCAGGGAACGGCGACATATACACTTCCTGATCGATTTATCGCCATACGTGATGTGTATATGTCGGTGAACTCAAATGGCGTTACGACGGATCGGCTGATGTGGCCTCTTTCGGCGCAGGACTACGACAGTCAAAGCAATAAAACGCTGCAAGCTGTTCCTACGTCCTACTACTGCCAGAAAACGATCAATCCGACTATTACCATGTGGCCCGTTCCAGATGGGACCGCAACCTATACCCTGAATGTCCGTATCCTGTCCCAGATACAGGATACGGCCATAGCCTCCGGTGTCACGCTGGATATGCCTTATCGATTCCTTGACGTGTACGTGGCTGGCCTTGCTCATAGGCTCGCTCGTATTTACGCACGGGACTTGGAGGCACAAAGGAAGCAGGACTATCTCGACGCTTGGAGAGACGCATCCTCGACCGATACGGAGGACGGAGTCAGCGTCGCAATAATGCCGACGTTCTCGAATTATTTCCGATAGATAGAAACTTTATGGAAAACTCACTCCATACGCTTGTTCCCCGTGCGTTCCTGTGCTATATGGAGTGCATGCCAAAGTTTTCTCCTGGCCGACCGGCCATAGTTTATCTTGCGGTGAACTGCCTCACAAAGGAACGCTACATCGGGGTTACGACGCAAACTCTAGATAAGCGTCGTCGTGGCCACTACCGGGCTGCAAAAAATGGGCACGCTTACGGGATATTCTGTAAGGCCTTACGGGACCACCCAGCTAACGCCTTTGATTGGTCGGTATTGGTTGAGGCGGATGATGTTTTGGACGCCGCGCGTCTGGAGCAAGACCTAATTAAAGAAATGCATCCAGAGTACAACGCGACCAAGGGCGGCCAAGGATACCACCCGAAGATGACATCTGATGAAGAACGAGCCCGTCTCAGGGAAGAAGGACTGCGCAATAAAGAGAGGTTTATGCAATACGCGCGCTTGGGGCCCAAGGCTATGGCGCGTCGTGTTGTTTGCCTAAACGACGGGAAGGTTTACGATAGCATTCGGGTAGCGGCGGACGCCTACGATCAGAATCACGGTGCTATTGTGGAGATGTGCCAACGCAAGCGGTATAGGCGTACCTTGGGCGGTTACGTGTTCCTATATGAAGAGGATGCCAGCAATGCCGATGAACAATTGCGCAAGGCGCTTTATGGAGCGGGACGCGGAGGAAATAATCCATACCGTGGTGTCCATCCCCACTACAGCGAGGGTAAGTTTACGGGCCGCTGGCGCGCTAGGCTAAGCATTGGAACACGAGAAAAACGCAAGAATTTGCATCTTGGGATTTTTGATACCCCAGAAGAAGCCCACGCGGCGAGACAGTCCGCGCTAAAGGCTCACGGGAGGAAGTTCTGATGGCGCACCGGCCCCATCCGAAACAAGCGACGAACAACCCTGCAGACGGTCCTTGGGTGACCTGTTTTCGTTGCGGATGGGTCACTTCTCAGATTCGCATGCGCTACCAGTACGACTTCGTTGGCGGGTCTTCGCCTCAGAACCTCAACGTATACGTCTGTCCGCGTTGTTACGATGGCCTAGCTTACCAATTCAAGCTCCTTATTCTACCGCCCGACCCACCGCCGTTGATGAATACATACCCCGAGCCATACGCAGTCGATGAAACCAATTGGCTGACTACGGAAAGCGGCTCGATCATCGACACGCAGTTAGGAGAAGATTTAATTACCTCCGTACCGAATCCTGCTAGTCCAACAGTACAGGGAGAGGACACGGTCGTCGAGGAGTCGGCGTACTATTTTTTAACTGGTGTTGATTCCTTGATGTTTGAGTGGATCGATCTGATTATGGTGTGGGGCGTTGATGAATTTAGGTGGGGGGTGGAAACGGGTGGGGATATTATCGTCACCGAGGCGGGCGATGGGAATCCTCTTAACTATGAGCCAAACCCCTGACGGGGTGCCTTTGTGCCGCGTGATCTACTTGATCTAAATTTTGGGGAAAATGGGCAATGGCAACGTTTGACTTTAAGACGGCGACGCCCGTAACGTCCGGACTAACGGACAGTAATTACTTTTTTGGGGCCGCTAGTCAAGCCGCAGCGACGCCGTTGATCTATCAAAACGTGGCGCTCAGGACGTATTTGCTGGGGACGGCCACGTCGGCATTATCGATATCTGCCGGGAAAACACTTACGATTACGCAATCCCTTACGTTTTCTGGGACGGACTCCACAACGATGACGTTGCCTGCCACATCAACAACATTGGCGGGGGTGTCCATTGCTCAGACGTTTACGGCCGATCAGGCGCTTGGGTCAACCAATACTCTGGGATGGTCTACCGATCTGTTTTTAGCCCGCGATGCTGCTAACGTGCTTGCTGTACGCAACGGAACGAATGCACAAACGCTCCGCATTTATAATACTTACTCGGGCGCTGGCGCCAACTATGAGCGGGGAGTTTTTTCGTGGGTGGGGAATGAGTTTTTCATCGGCACATCGAATAGTGGGACCGGCGTTGCTCGCAATATGATCCTTGCCGCTAGTGGGACCGCAGTAATAACATTGCAAAATAACAATACGGCGCGATGGCAAGTCACCGGAGGAGGTAATTTTATCGCCTTTGCCGACAATACCTATGATATCGGCGCCAGTGGTGCAACGCGACCGCGCAGTGTTTTTGCGGCGACGTCGGTGGTGACTCCACTTGTTTCTGTTTCCGCGTCCACGACATATACGGTTGCGGCGGCGGGTCCGATTCTTAAACAGGGCGCAAATGGACGTGTCGGCACGTTTGTAGCAACGGGCATCACTCCTGTTGTCGTGAGCAACACCACGGTTGCGGTGACGGACGCCATTGTTATTTCACTCAACACCGTCGGGGGGGTGATTGTGACCGCACCTACGGTTATGACCATCACGGCCGGCGTTGGGTTTACCGTTGCGGCCGGGTCTACGGACACGTCCACATATAACTATGCCATCATCAAAAACGCGGCTTAGGGGGTGGTCGTCAATCAATGAAAAGGCGGCGATGACCCGACATGCCGCTCTGGTAGCCGAGGCCAAATTTTGTTTCAGCCATTTAGAGAACACGAGAGGAATGAGTGATGTCAATGGACGTACAAGTACGTGATGTGCGCGTTGATTATAGCGTTGAGGAGGCGCAGGCATTAATCAATCTCCTTGATGCCGCCGTAAAGGCCGTTGGACTGCAAGGCGCCGGGGCGGCGGTTGTCTTGGCGGAGCGAGTAAGCGTTGCCATGCGCGACGCAGAGCAGAAGCGCTCTTCTCGTGCAAACAGCGCGGGAGCCGATACAAACGGCTCTATGCGTCCGTCAAGCTAAGGGAATATAGCATGGCCGGTGCAATCAAGATTACGCAACTGCCCCCGGCCGGTGTTCTGGATGGCACCGAGCGCCTTGCTGTGGTCAAGGGCGAGATTACGACACAATGTACGACGCAACAGGTGGCCGACCTTCTGCCTGCCTCGCTGGTCAACTTCCCGCGGGGCACAGAAGGGTACGCCATTATTGGGAACGGGGACGCCGCTCCCTCCTATCAGGGATTTACACAAGCGTCGGGTGCGACACGGACATGGCAGGGAAAATGCGCCGATGTATATTCAGTTAAAGACTTTGGCGCCGTGGGCGATGGTGTAACTGACGACACGGCAGCGATTCAGGCCGCTATTGATTACGTTATATCCTTATCCATAAGGCCCGCCATATATTTTCCAGCGGGCAGTTACCTGATCTCATCCAATTTAACCATTGGAACGGCGCTTGCCACAACAGGCATAAAACTGTTCGGAGATGGCAAGCGCCGTTCCAATATAACCGCGTCCGTAGGCGTGACTAAAATCCTTGAAGGGCTTGCGGCTACGTCTGGGGGGCGGCACGAAAACATTGAGATTGTTGGGATGACCTTTGATGGGGCCGGTGTGGCTCAGTATGGCATATATATCCGATACGCTGCTCACGGCACCTATCGGTCTTTACGGGTCACGGGGACGACAGTTTCTGGCATCTACGTTGGTTGGGCGTTCTGTTCGGTATTTGATGACATCGACATGATTAGCCTTACAGGAGATGGCCTAACATTGCCAGATCAAGCCAATGAAGTGCTGCTGTCTAGCGTCAAGGCGTTGATGGTGACGGGGTTCGGATTCCGCATTACCGAATGCTTTGCAATCAAGTTTAATGAATGTCTGGCGGAGCACTGTGATGCGGGAGGAATATTCCTATCAGGAAACGTGCGTGGGTTTTCGGTAGATACTTGTTACTTCGAGGCCAATGCATCTGTTGGGCACACCTTTACGTCGCCGACAACTGTCAACATAAAGGCCGACATCATCATCAACGGCGCTGCCTCGATGACAACCATAGCCGCGGCGTTTCCATGTCAGGGCAGCATAACCTGCTGTAGCACGTCCTCCACTGCCATAGAATGTTTTGCATTTGTCCCTGGAAGCGATGCCTTGACAGTATTTGGCAACAGGACAACGGAGGTGAGGCCCTTGTTGCGTGTTTATGGGAACGACGCGGGAAAGTCCCCGTCCTATGGGGCAATTACAAACGTGCAGTCGGCCTCCAACATGGGGTTTTCGAGGCCATTCGAAGTGACCCCCGTATCATTGTCTGTTATCAACTACGGTGTTTTTCCACTAAGCGTTCGTGACGCTGGCCTGGAATCCATCAATCTAGCCAATGTTGACCTCAGCCTGTGGGGGGTGGTGGCCGCCTCTGGCGGCGGCGTTTGGCGTCAATCAAGCGTCGCGTTTCCTTATGCTCCGACCCCAGTATGGGAGCTAGAGCTTTTATCATCAGGATCATCTGACGTATACGGCTTTACCGTAGATACAAGCACATATAATGGACTTTCTGGTAAGTATTGTGTGTTTGGCGCTTGGGTCAAGGGGCCGTATACGTCAGATGATGGGGCTGTGTGGATGTACGCCAACTCGATTGTAAATTCGTCGTCATTTGAAAGTAATTCGGCGTGGCAATTCAAGTCGTGCGTCTTTCTTTACCCGGCGTCAGGAACGATATACTTCGGCGTTCAGAAAGGTGGAGCAAGCGGAACAGTTCAGATATGTCGGCCCGTTCTTTGCGAACTTGGCGCAGATATGCAGGGACTTGTGGGTGCGGCGGTGCAAATTACGGCAGCCGATCTCCCTGGCACCGTTTTGACGTGGGGAAGCTAAGTGTCCAACACTAACATCCTCCAGCTCCCCATCGCCATTGGACTTGATGGCACGGAATATGCCCCTATTGTTCAGGGCGGCACAACCAAGCGCGTGACTACGGCACTGATTGGGGGGCTTGCCTCTGGGTTCCTCCCCACATCAACAGTGCTCAACACTGGCCCTGGGCTGGCGGGTGGCGGTCTTTTGTCTTCTGGGCTTACCCTATATCTCGATGTCAACGATCTATCCGCCAATCCAAGCATGGCGGTGGACGATAGCTTTGCCATCAATTATGTGGCTGGCTCCAATACCTCGCAGAAGGTCACATTCCCCAACGCCATGAAGGCGATTGCGGGCATGACCGCGCTATCCATTCCAAATCTCGTGGCGGACGGCATTCCGATCTATCACGCTGCGGACGGATTGACATATAAGGTTTCGCCGTCCGCCCTTGGACTGGCAACTGGAAATGTCCCCGCTGGAGGCACGACCAGTCAGTTTCTCGCCAAGGCGTCCGACACCAACTACGACACTGAATGGGTCAACGCATCAATTACGCTTAATGCCTACTCGATAGCAGCAAATACCACTGGAAGCACGGCGCTAGGCACGTCGCTTTCTGGCAGCGCTTATCAAATTCTTCGTTTGGGAGCTGGCGGAACATCCCTGGCGTTTGGGTCTATCGATCTTTCACAATCGGCGGCGGTCGGAAGCTCTATATTGCCACTGGCCAACGGAGGCACCAACGCCGCGTTGACCGCTTCCAACGGGGGAATTTTTTACTCCACGGCGTCGGCTGCGGCCATTCTTTCCGGGACTGCCACAGCCAGTCAAGCCCTGTTGTCTGGAACGTCGGCGGCCCCATCCTGGTCAACATCGACCTACCCATCAACCTCAGGGGCTGGAACCGTTCTTGCCTCCGGAGCGGCCAACACGATTACTGCGACGATTGCCCCAACACTCGGCATACAGCAGTCTTCGCAAGGGCAAATTATCTTCGCCAATACGGCTGTTGGAGCCTTTGCAACGACGCTGCAATCCTCCAACAGCGCGTCGGCGGCGTGGACTCTGACACTGCCGGTTTCGGCTGGCACCAGTGGCTATGTGCTCACCACCAATGGGTCTGGTGTCTCCAGTTGGGCTCCAGCCTCTGGTGCAGCGGTCAATCTGGTGGTTGGGTCAACGACGGTTGCGTCCGGCACCAATACGCGGGTGCTCTACGACAATAGCGGCGTCCTAGGGGAATATGCGCAAATCCCGCTCGCCGTTGGTGGTACGAATGCGAATTTAACCGCATCCATCGGGGGAATAGTCTACTCTACTGCCTCGGCTTTGGATATTCTTTCCGGGACGGCGACGGCAGGACAGATCGTTCGATCCGGGGCGTCCAGTGCTCCATCATGGTCCACATCAACCTACCCTGCAACCAGCGCCGCGGGGACGATCCTCGCCTCGGGGACGGCCAATACAATTACAGCGACAGCGACTCCCACTCTTGGAATCGCCGGCACAACTCTTGGAACTCTAGCTCTAACGGGGAATACATCCGGGACGGTTCTGATTACGCCGCAAGCAACGGCAGGTAGCCCTACCTTAACACTCCCTGATGCCTCGGGTACCTTTGCGGTTTCGGCATCGTCTCCTCTTGCATTGAGTGCGACGACCGGCAATCTAACCGTCACCGGGTCGGCACTGACCAAGACCGACGATACGAATGTCACCCTGGCCTTGGGAGGTTCGCCCAGCACGGCGCTTCTGGCCGCGGCGTCATTGACCCTTGGGTGGACTGGCACGCTGTCTGAGGCTAGGGGTGGTACGGCTCAAAGCACCTATGCGCTCGGGGATACGCTTTATGCCTCGGCCGCCAATACCCTTTCAAAGCTTTCCGGCAATACGACGGCGGTCAAGCAGTACTTGAGCCAAACCGGCACGGGAGCTGTTTCTGCTGCTCCTGCGTGGGCGACGATTTCTGGAGGGGACATTACTGGAGCCGCCTTGACCAATGGCGACGACACCAATGTCACCTTGACCCTTGGGGGAACGCCGGCAACATCTCTCCTGAGAGCCACATCCATTACTGCGGGGTGGACCGGACAGCTTTCTCTGGCGAGAGGCGGGACTAACGCCAATCTGACGGCGTCAGACGGTGGTATTTTCTATTCGACGGCCTCTGCTGGAGCAATTCTTTCCGGGACGGCGACGGCCAGCCTACCGCTTCTGTCTGGATCATCCACAACGCCGTCCTGGGCGGTCATATCCTATCCGACATCGGCCACCTCGGGTGGGATTCCGTACTTCTCATCCACATCCGCGATCACGTCATCTGCGCTGCTTGTTGCGAACCAGTTGGTTTTGGGCGGAGGCGCAGCAACGGCCCCGGCGACTCTTGGGTCACTGGGCACCACGACGACGGTTCTGCACGGCAACGCTGCGGGGGCTCCGACATTTGGAGCCGTGGTGCTCACCACGGATGTTTCAGGCGTGCTACCGTTGGCTAACGGGGGCAGCAACGCCAACCTCACTGCGTCTAACGGAGGCATTGTTTATTCGACCGCCTCGGCGTTTGGCATTCTGGCTGGGACCGCGACGGCAAATCAAGTCCTTCTTTCTGGATTAAGCACAACACCAGCTTGGTCCACGGCCACCTATCCGGCAACGACGACGATCAATCAACTACTCTATTCGTCCTCTGCTAATGTGATTGCAGGGCTTGCGACGGCAAACGGGGGTGTCCTGAATGCCAGCGCAACTGGTGTTCCGTCGCTAACCATCACCCCGACTTTGGGAGTGCAGCAGACCTCTCAAGGTCAGCTTGTTCTCGCCAACACCGCGGCGGGTGCTTTTCCCGCAACGATCCAATCCTCCAACTCTGCCACGGCTGCTACGACACTCACCCTACCGCCTGATGCAGGAACGGGCGGTTACGTTCTCTCAACGAATGGATCGGGTGCCACAAGTTGGATTTCCGTTGGTGGTGTTGGCACGGTTACTTCCGTCGATGTGTCGGGCGGCACAACCGGACTGACGTTCAGCGGTGGCCCCATTGTCGGCGCCGGCACGATCACTATGGCGGGAACTCTGAATGTCGCAGACGGCGGCACAGGACTGACCACACTCACTTCCAACGTGATCTACAAAGGCAACGGCACATCGGCCTTGGCTGCGTCTGGTCTGACCGACAACGGCACGACCATATCGACATCGGAGAATTTCTCGGTCGGTACTTCGGCGTCGATTACCACTGGCACCATTGAGTTGGGGGCCGCGTCAGACACGACGATTTCGCGTAGTGCAGCTGGTGTCATCGCCGTTGAAGGCGTTCCGATCTATTCCGGCATCCCGATCAATTCGCAGTCCACCGCGTACTCGACAGTATTGGCCGATGCGCAGAAGTGCATCCTCCATCCCACCGCCGACAACAACGCCCGCACCTTCACCATTGACGGGTCGGTCAGCTATCCCATCGGCTCGGTGATCACCTTCACCAACCAGATCAACACCGTCACTATTGCTATCACTACCGACACCATGACATTGGCGGCGGCGGGGACAACCGGCAGCCGTACCCTGGCCGCCAACGGCATCGCCACGGCGTTCAAGATCGCCAGCGGCAACTGGATCATTTCTGGCGTAGGCTTGACCTGATATGGCAGGCGTCTCCCATCAAGCGCTGATAATTACCTACAAGCCGGCGCTGTCGGTTACTTATCTTGTCGTTGGCGGCGGGGCGGGTGGCGCCTATGGCTACGGCGGCGGCGGCGGCGGCGCTGGGGAATACCGCACAGCCGGTGGCTTTACCGTCAATCCTGGGTCCTACACTGTTACTGTCGGCGCTGGCGGCGGCGGTTCGACTGCCGCCAGTACTCAGGGTGGCACTGGCAATTCATCGATATTCAGCAGCGTCACTTCCACGGGTGGTGGTGGTGGTGGTGCAGGCGAAGGTTCCAATTTTACTGGTGCCAACGGCGGCTCCGGTGGTGGTGGTGGTCAAAGCTCTGGGATCGCGGGGGGCACCGGCACGGGGGCTCCGGTTGGTAGGGATGGTGGCAGCGCGGTGGCTGGCGCGGTTGCCTACGGTGCAGGCGGAGGCGGCGGATCGGGCGCCGCAGGCGCCAATGGCCCGAGCGCCACTAACGGCGGCGCGGGTGGCGATGGAACATCTAATTCTATCTCCGGCTCGGCGGTTATTTATGCTGCGGGCGGTGGCGGTGGCGGCGAAGGCGGCACGGGTGGCGCGGGCGGATCATCCGGCGTAGGTGGTGATGGTAAGGCCAACGGCACGGCAGGCGGCAACGGAACCGTCAACAGGGGCTCGGGTGGCGGTGGCGGTGGCGGTTCCACACAATCAAATGGAGGCAATGGCTCGTCTGGCGTGGTGATCATCAGCTATGCTGGGATACAGGTGGCTACGGGCGGCACGGTGACCTCCTCTGGAGGCAATACCATTCACACCTTCACGTCCAGCGGCGCCTTTGTGTACTAGGGGGACCGAATGGCACACTTTGCAGAACTGGACGAGAAACATATCGTGCTCCGCGTCGTCGTCATCGCTGATGATGACATCGAGGACAAAAACGGAAACGAAAGTGAATCTATCGGCATTGCCTTTTGCCAGCGCTTGTTTGGACCGGAGACGATCTGGAAACAGACCTCCTACAACGGCACGTTCAGGAAGAACTATGCGGGGCCTGGCGATACGTTTGACGCCGATCGCGATGCGTTTATTCCGCCCAAGCCGTACCCGGCTTGGGCGCTCGACGAGCAAACCTGCCGCTGGCAGGCGCCGGTTTCTGTGCCCCAAAATAACAAGAAATACACTTGGAATGAAGCCCAAAGCGTCTGGGTGGAGAGGATACCATGAGTCTGACCTATGCCACGTATGTCACGACCTTGGCAAACCTTCTCGCCGAGGACCCGGCCGATGCAAACTTTCTGCAAATCATACCGTCGATAATCGACTATGCAGAGCAGCGTATATACCGCGAGCTTGACATGCTGGTAGAGGATATTGCCGATAGCTCTGCATCTTGTACGTCCGGGGTGCGGAATTTTACCCTCCCGACATCGATTGGGACGTTTCAGATCGTCAAGGAGGTCAACATTATTTCCCCAGCAGGGAGCACCGCAGAGTCTGGAACTCGCAACCCGCTTGTCCCGGTAAGCAGAACGGTTTTGGATTACGCTTGGCCATCCTCAACGGGCTCGGGGATTCCACAGCAATTCGCCTATTTCTCGCAGGCTTCAGGGCAATCTAATATCATTTTTGGACCCTGGCCGGATGCCAATTATCGGGTCGAGGTGGTTGGAAAGATCATACCGACGCCATTGTCCGTAAACAATCCGACGACGTTTTTGACGCTTTATTTGCCCGATCTGTTCACGGCCGCATCCATGATCTTTGCCCAAGGCGCGTTTCAGAAAAACTTTTCGCCGACCCCGGATGCCGGGGGGCAGACAATGGGGTGGGAGCAGCAGTACGCGCAACTCAAGGAGTCCGCCGCAACGTGGGAAGCGCGCAAGAGGTTCGGTGGGGCCTCATGGACCTCGGCAGCGGTTGAGCCTACAGCAGTTCCTCAAAGGGGGTAGTTATGAACGACCGATTGGGCGCTCCAAAGCTATGGGCTCGCAAGGGCGAATCCGTTACATGCATCAATGGGCATCCGATCTGTGATATCGCCCACGATATCTATTCTGGGGACGCCAGAGGAAAGTCTGATTTCACCAACTGGCACCAGCCGGAACCGGGAATTTCCGAGTCGGTTGCGGGCTTGAGGTGTAAGGTATGCCGCGGCGCATGGATCAGGGGTAATCCGCGGGACGGGTATCAGTTCCATTTTGGGACCAATCCAAAGGATGGGTGGCGCTGATGCCGCAGACAACGAACAAGGGTTACGAGGTTCAGGTAACCGGAAGTAACTCTGGTACGTGGGGGGACGTTCTCAACGCCAGCGTCATCTCCTACATCGATCAGAACATGGGCGGCCTCACTACGCTGTCTCTCGCATCCTCCCCTGTTGTGCTTTCTGCCTCTCAGTCCCGTGATTGTATCCTCCGCTTGACCGGAGTCCTACTCGCCAACGTCCAGATCACCACGGCATGTGTCGGATTCTTCTTTGTCGAGAATGTCACGACGGGAAGCTTTTCAGTCACGGTGACGAATGGGGTGGCCGGAGCCGTTGCGCCACAAGGCAATCGTGTGATTATGATTTCGGACACAACCAATGGCGTGCGGGTTGCGGCAACAGACACGTTTCCAACAGGTACAAAGTGCCTGTTTTTTCAGACCACTGCGCCTACGGGATGGACCAAAGACACATCACTGGATAATGGTGCTATACGTCTCGTATCTGGAACAGTTGGAGCAGATGCAGGAACGGCCGATTTTACCACAGTCTTTGCGGCTCGGACCATCCTGCAAGCCAATATCCCCGACTACAATCTCAACCTTTCTGGCGTCACAGCGACAGCAAGCACGACGGCAACAGTTAACGTTTATCAGCCAGGCCCAGGCGGCGTTGGCGTAAATACGGCCGCGTCCCCTAGTTCTGCCACGGTAACGGTGACAATCGGAGGCACGCTTCCTTCTGGAGGTTCTGGAACGGCCATGGATTTTGCCGTGAAATACGCCAGCGCCATCAGGGCCACCAAGGCGTGATTACTCGTCGCTTCCGTCGCTCGATGGCCCACCCCAAGCCTCGTGTGCGTAGGCGATGGCCAAGGCTACAGGGAACAGCGCGATCCATCCGAGTTGCGTAAGACGGAGCTTGAGTGTGCGCATTGACGAATCCCCCAGGTCTTTGTTTACTCTTGTGTTGATAGTCTAGCGTCTCTTTGTGCGTTATGCAACCAGAGGTGACGCAAATGGCTGACCGAAATCCACCGAAAGAGCGTATGTGCCACAAAACTGGGTTTGCGAAATCCTGCCGTGATCTGGTGGTGTCAGAGCAGTGTTGGTTATGGGACTACCTTGACGGGCATGACCCGCGCACCGGAGAAGCGATCACTCGGCGGTGGAATTGCATCGATAACCATATGTACTTGCTCGCCTTGCAGAACGGTCTGCAGCAGGACCGCATGATTGCCACAACCGATAAGGTCGCCAATGAAGTGAAGACGCACAGGGACGAAAGTGTCGCTATCGGGGCTATGGCCGTGCAGCGGGCGCGACAAGCGGTGCAGGACGTTCTGGGCGATGCCGTATCGCAGCTAAGCTTGCCCATCCTTGCGAACGGTCACAGCCCATTGGCTATCGGGAAGGGCTGATCCGATGCCGATGGCCATGCTCAAGCTGCGTCCGGGAGTGGACGTGGAATCCACTCCATCCTTGTCGGAAGCGGCCATCAACACGTCCAATCTTATCCGGTTCCGGGCCGGGCTGGCAGAAAAACGCGGAGGGTGGCAAAAATACTATCCGTTCGCGATAGGCGGGGTTCCAAAAGCGCTGCACGCATGGCTTGACCTCAACGAGGTCCACTATCTCGGGGTGGGGACAACGGCACTGCTCGGGGTTATTTCCGGGGGCACGCTTACGGATGTTACGCCTCAAACCCTTGTTTCTGATTTTACGCCAGATTTCGACACGACGCTTGGGTCTCCAAACGTCACCGTAAACGATCCCAACGTCACCACGATCACGTCCTATGACAGCATAGAATTCAACACCCCCGTTTCGGTTGGGGGATTGATTTTGTCTGGTGTCTATCCCGTCGATCTATCCTTGGGTGTGGGCCAGTATCGTATCGTAGCAGCCGTGAATGCAACATCAAGCGTGACGGCCGGAGGTGCAGTCCCGTTGTTCAATGTCACGTCTGGATCATCGGAGGTCGATGTGACATTGGCCGACCATGGACTGGTGGTAGGGGACAGCATTAATTTCTCCGTATCTACTACGGTTGGTGGCGTGACGATTTTCGGCACCTATGATGTTATTTCCGTAACATCTACGAGTGTCTTCATCGTCGCGGCAACCAACCTTGCTTCCTCGACTACATCTGCGTCCATGAACGGTGGCGATGTCCAGGTTGTTTATTCCATTACCCTTGGGCCTGTTTCTGGCTCCACTGGATATGGCATCGGTCCATACGGAGATGGAGGGTACGGCACCGGGTCATCCTATACGGTTCAGACCGGAACACCCATTACAGCGACCGATTGGGCGTTGGATAACTGGGGCGAAATTCTCATCGCCAACCCAGAAGGATTGGGGGTTTACCAATGGCGTCCGAACTCTGGGATTCAGAACGCGCAGTTGGTTTCTTCAGCCCCCGTACATAACACTGGGGCATTCGTCTCCATGCAGACGCAGATGCTCATCTGCTATGGGGCATCGGCAACGGTCGGCATCGGGGTCGATCAAGACCCGCTTTTGGTCGCGTGGTCCGACGTAGGGGATTTCACCTCGTTTTTAATTTCGACCACAAGTCAGGCCGGCTCTCGCAGGTTGTCTACGGGGTCTCGCATTATCGGTGGTATGTCGGCGCAGAACCAGGAATTGCTGTGGACCGATCTTGGCCTATGGGCCATGTCCTATTTGGGCTCGCTTCAGGCCGGCGTGTGGGGGTTCAATCAGATCGGCTGGGGTTGTGGGCTGATTGGAAAACATGCCGCCGCGAGGCTGGGGGCAAGCGTTTTCTGGATGTCTGGCTCGAATTTCTATGCCCTCCTCGGCTCTGGAGCCCCACAGGTCATTCCATGCTCGGTGTGGGACGTTGTGTTTCAGGATTTGAACACGACTTATCAGCACAAGTGCTGGGCGTGGGCCAATACGCCGTTCAATGAAATTACGTTCTTTTTCCCACGGGCGTCCACAGGGGCTACGGAATGCGACGCCTCGGTGACGTACAACATTCAGGAAGGGGCATGGGCTTTTGACCAGGACCCCGTTTTCAGCCGAAGCGCTGGTATAGACCAGTCCATTGTCGGCATGCCCATTGCTGCGACTCCAACAGGGATCATCTATGAGCACGAAACCTCCCCTGACGCGGATGGACAGCCGATGAATACTTATTTTATTACTGGCCTCTATCAATTGGCGGATGGGCAGGATTTGATGTTTTGCGATTGGATGCTGCCTGACATGAATTGGCGATTGTATAACAGTTCCAATCCGTCGGCCAACGTGAATATGACCATCAACAGCTATAAATATCTTCCCGGCCCAGCCCGAACACAAACTTTTCCGGTCACGGAGGCGACAAGGTTTGTCAACCCGAGGCTGCGAGGAAGATTTATTTCGTTTCAGTTCGGAAGCGACGACGTGGGCTCCTTCTGGAGATTTGGCGGTACGCGGCTTCGGCTTACCAAGGACGGTAGACTCTGATGCCACCACTTCAACCTCAAACCAATACATCGACGGTCAAGGACACTCAAAGAGGTCAGTTGAACCAGATCGTCGGCAAGATCGCTGACGATGCGTCCTCGAACAATACCGATCTCGTGACGGCGCTGGAAGCCGTTCGAGACGCCATCTTAGCCAAGCCGAGCGCCTAAATGGCAGACGAACCCACACCATCGTCGGACACGTCTGGATCGACACTTACGAGCGCCCCGTCGGCGGTAGAATCCACCAATGCCCGTATGCTCAATGATGTCATGGGCAAGTTGGCGACGGTATTCAGTGGCGGGAGTGCCGCGGTTGTCGATCTGATTACCGCCATCGCAGCGGCGATAACATCATCGATTATTGGCGGAACGACGGGTGTAACTGCCAACCGAATTTTGACCGCGAAGGGTGCGAGTGGGTTTGCTTTGCAAGCCTCGGGGGCTTCGGCGGACTCATCTGGGAACATCAATACCAACGGCGGTGATTTAACCGTAGACGATATCACTGCCGATGTGATTGATGCAACGACGGTCAATGCCACAAACGGGGCGTTCTCGTCTACCCTAACGAAGGGGGGAGTTTCTGTAGCGATTGTCAATCAGGCCGTAGGAGCCTCTTTTACCTTCAAAGTGCCAGAGAACGAAACCGTTTACCTGATCCTCAATGCGCAGTTCCAGTGGACGATTACCCAAACTGACACGATCACAGAGGTCGGGACATCAACGGTAACGGTAAATATCAATGGAACCCCTTTGGGGGGAACGGCGAACAGTGCTTCCACTTCCTTGAATACACAGACGCACGCGACGGCCAACGTGGTGAACACGGGGAGTCCTGGCAATCCCATAAGCGTAACATTTACCTCGACATCGTCTAATTGCGAAAACCTCTGCTTGACGATATGGGGAACGAGGGTGTTGACCTGAGATGTTCATCGCTACAGCAGCTATCGGCGGCAGCGCTCCCGCAACGATCCAGTACACATACGGGGCTCAAGACCCCGCTGGTCCTGTTGCGACTTACACTTTCTCTGGCGTTCCGATAGGGTCTGCCGGTGCCACCCGGCGTCTGCTCCTCTGGTGCACAAGCGGCGTAATCACCAGTGTTACAGTCGATGGCAATGGTGCGTCGTTTATCGGAGGTACGCTGGGTGGATATATCATTAGCTACCCATCGGGGACAACGGCGACGATTGCGATCACGAACAGCTCGACCCAAACGCACTGCACTCTCATTGTTTTTGCGCTCTATAATGTCAAGAGCGCGACTCCTGTTGGGGCTGTTCTAGTGGGGGCGAGTACCACCAACCCTAAATCCAGTACCATCGCAGTGACCAGGGGCGGGGTTGTTTCCGCGTTCTCCATCGGAGGCGGGCTGGGGGCTTCTATGACCTATGCTTTCGGGGGGAACTTAACGACAGATCTTTCAAACTCACAAAGTGAGAACACATGCATGGGCGCTGGACATGGGAGCGCTGCTGTAACTGATGCAGCATGGGCCATTAATGTGACACGCAGTGGGACGAACAACAACTTTTCGTTTCAAGCCCTAAGCTTTAGATAAAGCATATGGTTCAGTCATGGCTCTCGGTTTTTGTTGCGCGACCGCCTAAGTCTCCCCTCCATTGGTTGTGGAAACGGGGAGATTTTCCTGATAGGATGTGAGGATGAACCCGATAGCAAGAGCTTTGCAGTTAGCCGCGCGGAAGACCGATACAACTCCGTCCGACAGGGCCAAGGAGGCGGGTAACTATGCCAAGGGGAAACTGCCCTATAAAGGCATGACGATTGCCATTGAGAACCCAAAAGGATCTAAACGTTCTGGCATGGATGCCAATGGCAAGAAATGGGAGTGCACGCTCCCCGCGGCATACGGCTATATCAAGAACACGGTAGCGGGTGACGGTGACCACGTCGATGTCTACGTCGGGCCTGACCACGACTCCGATAAGGTTTGGGTCATCGATCAAATTGATGCCAAAACGGGTAAATACGACGAGCCCAAGTGCATGCTGTCCTTTCCGAGTAAACAAGCAGCGGTTGATGCTTATACAAAAGCTTTTTCCGATGGCAGGGGCAAAGATCGCATCGGAGCGGTGACGGAACTCAGCACCGAGCATTTCAAGGCATGGGTGCGCGATCCGAAGGCCAGTAAATACCCTCTTGGAGACCTGAAAAAGGGCTACGCCTATGGTGGTCGGGTCGGGTTCGCCGATGGCGGAACCCTGGCTTTGGCCAACCGCTACTATCAAGGTGATCTCGCCCCTGAAGCCCAGGTGCTTCCGTCCGACCTTGAGCGCAGACTTCAATCCTATCCTCCGTTGAGGGATTTTCCAGAGTTCCATCCATCCGAGTTGAGAGGGACCGGGCAGGGCGAGAGCCGCGACCCGCGGGCCAACCCGAACACCAAGGAGTATCTTGCTCCAGCCTATGAGATGGCCTCCCCCCTTGCGGGGGCTTATGGAATGGGACAGGGCATAGGAGAGGTTGCCAAAAACGTTCAGGCGCAGGATTATAGCGGAGCGGCATGGGCGGCGGCGCCGTTGATTGCTGGCATGGTTGTTCCAGGAGGTCCAAAAGGTATGCGTATGGCCCGAGAGATCGATGCAAGAGGGTTCTATTCTCCAACCTTGGAGGCCGCTAAAGCGCTTCCACAAGAGAAGGGAACGGTCGCCCAGTTCCGATCCATGCTTCTTGATCCCAAGTATGGCGGAAAGCCCAAGGAATTGGAAGCGGTTGGATTCGACAAAGCCTATCCTGATCCACAAGCAAAAGTCTCAAGATCAGAGATAGAGCAGTACCTGAGAGATAATCGGGTACAGTTGGGGGAGAAACGTCTTTCTGGGCCGATGACTCAGGAGCAAATCGACGCTCTGCCACCGGAGGACTATGCGGGTCAGGGGTCGGCTCAATATCAGTCCTACTCCACCCCAGGCGGTATCCCAGGATCGTATAGAGAGGTGGTGACGACGCTGCCGCGCAGGGATGTGGACGATCCCGCTCGCGTCGCCGCCCAAGAAAAACTTCGCCAGCTTACGGACGCGCATCAGGCTGAGCGGCGCGCAGGTCGCGGTGAGGCACATGCCGCCGAAATAGTACGACTGCGGGAAGACTATAATACCCGCTGGGGTGCGTTGGGCCCAGCAGCTGACACATCCAACTACACCTCCTCCCACTGGTCCGGCATCACCAATCCCTTGCTACATTATAGACAGAAAGATTTCTTAAATCACGCTGACCCCACCTCAGTTGGACGCCCTGAGAAAGTCACCCCGTCGCCTCCCCATGGGAGCGGAGACTTAGAGTCGATCTACGGCAAACCGGAAGCTTGGACTGAACCAAGTCCTTCTAAAACAAGAGTTCTAGACGAAATGCAATCCGACTGGGCACAGAGAGCAAGGGATAGTGGGACGAGAGACCCTGCGGCTATTGCGACGCTGGAAAAGGCGAGCAGTGACGCATGGGCTCGGCAGGAAGCGGCTCGTGACGCACTTATTCCTCTCGTGGCCAAGCACAAGTATCTGGCTCCAGAGCATGTTCGTGAAAATCCTGGCGAAGCTGCCCAGCATATCTTAATGTCTGGCAAACTGGTTACACCAGAGATACAGGCAGAACTTGGCCCAGCCTATGATGCTTGGTCAAAGGCGCGAAATGAAGGGCTTGACATTGGGAATAAGCTTCAAGCCGCCAGGGCTGGAGTCCCCTCTGCCCCCTACATATCCAACACCTCAGACTGGGTTGATCTAGGACTGAAACAAGCTCTTATAGATGCAGCAAGAGACCCATCTGTTAATAGACTAGCATGGGCACCAGGGAAGGTACAGGCAGATAGGTATAATCTTGAAAATCACATTGGGGAACTCTATCACTGGCGCGAACCGAATGGGCGTATTGGGCTTAGCGCGTACACCCCAGGAGGAGGGACAGTTTTAGATCAGCGCGTGGTAAGTGAGGCTGAATTGCCAGGTGTAGTTGGCAATGAGATGGCAGCTCGCATATTGGGCGGGGAAGGGCGACCTGGACCAGAGTTCAATCAGCCTGAAGACGTAAGGGTTATCGCCGGAGAGGGTCTTCGCATGGGCGGCGAAGGCATGAAGTCCTTCTACGGTGACATAACACCAGAAGGGTACAAATCAGGTATCGTAGGAACAAGACTACAGAAGCTAGTTAAGGGACTTGATCCAGAAGCGGCGAGAGTAGAACCGCACCAGTTGCCCGATAAGTATGGCAATGTGCAGCCCGCTGGCGTTGGGCGCTGGCGGGCGGAATCTCCAGACCATACGTCAGCGCGCCATTTCGACAATGAGGCAGAGGCCCATGCCTTTGCTCGTGGCGCGTATACGCCTGAGAGTTGGCCAACGTACCCCTCCATTCCTATCACCCCTAAAATGAGGGAGGAAATCCTGAAGAAAGGGCTTCCCTTGTTTCTGACTCCACTCGGATTGGGATTAGTAGAAGAGGGTACGCAGGATTCTGGTGATCCGGTACAGGATTTGATACGTTATCATTATGGTAATGATGAAGGGTAGTATTGTTTCAGGTGGTCCTCCCGGTGAAGCTTGAAACGTATCTAAGTCTCGCCTCCCATCACTCTGAAACGGGGAGCGCTACGGCCAGTTGCACGGATGGGCTATCGTCCTGGTGCAACACGCGCGCGCAGCGCAGGCGAAGAAGCCGTGCTTCGAGCCGTCAACCCTTTTAGAATCAGTCGGTCTTGTGCATAACTACAGGGTGCGGCGTACCGATTCTATCTTCAGGGAACGCCATGTCACAAGCCGACAACAACAAACGCGCCTCTCTTATCCAGAGAGCACTGCAACTCTCAAAGCAGATCAACGCCAAGGGGGGTGAGCGTCAAGGCCGGGCCGAAGGCGGCGAAGCTCCCTCCATGCGTGATATTCTTGCGATGAAGGAAACCAACCCCAGGGGCTGGGATGCAGATGTCAAGCCGGAGGGTTATATCAGCAGCTCACTGTCACCACACGCCGACTTCATCGGGGGAGAGTACGGGCCGCTCGCCGGAAGAGCCTATCAAGGGTTGATGGACGCTGGTGATTTCGGGCGCAGCACGGCGTTGGGACTTACGGGCCTTGATCTCGCAGCATCGGCCGGAGAAGACATCGCACGGGGTGATTATGGCCACGGTGCTGCCGAAGGTGCGTTGGCTCTAGCTCCGTTTGTCAGGGGGCCTGTCAGTGCATTAGCTGCCGCGGCAAAATATGCTGCCCGCCCCCGCGTGGCGGCTGGGATTGCTGGGGGGCTGGGGCTTGGAGCGGGTATGGCGGAATCCGGTCCCGAAGACGCAAGCCCAGAGGCGGAGATCGCCCGGATGCTGGCGGCGAAAGAGAAGCTTGTTGCGGCGCGCGATGCGGCGAGCCAACAGTTTCTCTCCACCAGCAAGGAAACCAGTGATGAGCTTTCCGGCAAAGGCAAGAGCGGGAAAGGCAAGGGTCCAGGTCCCATCAGCGGCGCTCTCGCCGAGCAAGGGAAAGCTATTCAAGAGCAGACGAACCGTTACAACACAGAAATTGACCGCATCGACAAGAGGCTCGGCGAGCTTCAATATCAAATGACTCCTGCTTACAAGCGCGAGCAGGACCTAGCTCAGTCGAATGTTGAAGCAAGAAAACCCTGGTACGAACGATCCGGAATTCCAGGTGTCGAGCACGCCGCCAATTGGGCGCCATGGGTAGGCGCCGCGGCCTTGGCTAACCGCGGATTTGGACATATTGCATCGGAAGGCGACAGGCTTCTTGATGCGGTCAGGGCGGCGCGGGCGGGCGGCAATGCGCGCGATGAAGCGGCAGCCTTGATTGCGCTGGACAAGTGGAGAAAGAGCGCTCCGTTTGAGTACGTCAAGACAGGCGTTGAGGCGGCAGCGGTTCCTGGGGGTATTCGTACCGTTGGTACGGTCGGGGACGCATCCTTCGGGCCGCAAGTCAAGGATGAAAAAGGCAACGTTCTTCCTGGTGGCGCCAAGGAGCAGGCCCAGGAACACTTGGCGCGGATGTTCGGCAGCGAGGGATGGCCTGGGGCGGCTAAAGAATGGGGGCCGCTGGCCTTGTCTGGAGCAGAGGCAACAGCTCTTGGCGGCGCCTCGCGTGCTGTTTTCGGCAAGCGCCCTCCGATGGCCGAGGCCGCGGGCGAGACCGCGTCGCTCAGAGGCATTGAACGGGACCCTGGGCTCTTTGGTCGTAAGCTTTCCCCGGAAGAGATCGCGCTTGAGATTGCGCGGCGGCGCGCTTCCATCCCCGCATCGCTTTCCACATCTCCCACACGTTTAGAGCCAGCATGGCCGCAACTAATGCGGGGAGAACCCACCAGTCGCGCGCCATCGCCTCTGGGAGAGTCAGGCCCTGCGAGCCCCAGTAGTTCGATCCTTGCTGGTCCAGATACCAGCGTGCCGCAGCGTCTATTGCCACCGCGGGCAGAAGTACCGCCAGCCAGCACACCAGGGGTTTCCAGTTCACCCGCACCTGCATCTGCTACTCCTGTCAGAGGCAAAACGAAATCAAAGCTACTCAAGCACTTCAAGGACGATGGGGTCAAGAAGTGGAAAGAGCCGTCTGGCTCTATCAAACATAAGGATGCGTCTGGCAATTATACGTCCAAGCCTGAGAAGGCCAAAGCAGCATCTCCCGAGCCCGCTCCAGAGCCCGAAGGCATGAGTGCGGAAGACTACCTGTCCGACCCCACTAAGCTGACGGGCGGGATGGCAACGGGCGGCGGTGTATTCGGGCGGGCTCTCGGGCTGGCGCGGAAGTACGCCCAGGGGGGCGCTGTTGTTGGCCCTGTCATGGGGGCCACGGGCGGCAGAACGGACGCGCTCCCCGTCAGTGTTCCAAGCGGCGCTTACGTGCTTCCAAGCGACGTGGTTTCCAACGTGGACGGGGCGGAGGGGAATACAAATGCCGGCGTTGCGGTTCTGGATCGCATGTTCGGGCGCCATCGCGAAAGTCGCGCATCGGGCGGAGGGGTGCCGATCAAGATTTCCGATGGAGAATACGTCGTCGCGCCGGAAATCGTCGCTGCGCTCGGCAATGGTGATATGGACGCGGGACACCGTGCCCTCGATAGGTTCGTGCTTGATACGCGGCAGAAACATATCGCTACCTTGAAATCCTTGCCGCCCCCGGCGCGCTGATGGACTGGCCAACGCGCATGCTGAAACCTATCATAGATACGTCCATTGTACGCCTTGCCTCCCCTCTGGACGAGGGGGATCTATTATCCATGGCGCGGCTTATCCACGAAGAATCCCCGTTGCGTACTGTCACGGGCCAGCCGCTGTTTTTTTCCGAGGCCAAGGCTCGCTCCCTGGTGCGCGCCGCGATTGGATCAGACGGGGACCGGGCAGCATCCTGGGTGGGGATTGTGGGGGAACGCGGCAACTTACAAGCCTCCGTGTGTCTCACCATTATCGAGCCGTCCCCATTCTCGCATGAGCAACTTATCGATGCAATCTGGAATTTTGTTCGGCCCGAGCACAGGTCCACGGCGTTACTTGCCAAGACGCTAATGGCATTCTCAGAGCGGGTCTCCGACAGACTTGGTGTCCCATTGATGGTGAAGTCGTTCGGTGAGCACGCGGGGCGCAAGGCGTTCTATGAACGGGCCTCCAAATGTCAACCGTTCGGGTCCGTATTCTTGTACTCTAGCGTCAACGATTCGACTTCTGCCGCGGGGGCTTGACGGACATGGGATGGTTGGACGATCTTTTTTCCTCCAGTCAGGCGCAGACACAAAACAACCAGTCCAGTCAGACGGGAACGTCGAACACGTCGGGAACCAATACGTCGCAGAGCAATGCGTACTCTGCGCTACAGCCCTACCTGCAGTCGCAGTTGGGTCAGTTGTCGAACGCCAACGGCACAAACTACCTCACCTCGGCGGGCGACCAGCAGTCCAATGTTGCGTCTGGCCTCACCACGGCGCAAAACACTGCCAACAACTTGGCAACCAGCGGTATTACGGCCGATTCCATCAATTCCTATATGTCGCCCTATACCCAGAACGTCGTCAATACGACGCAGGCGGCGCAGAATCTAGCCACTAAGCAGGGTCTTTCTGACCTTCAGGGTAATTCGGCCGTAAAGGGTGCCCTTGGGAATAACACTGGGCAGGCTGCTGCCTATCTGTCGGCCAAGAATACGGCGGACCAGGCGCAGATCGCCTCGCTCTACAATCAAGGATACACCAACGCGCAGAACACGGCGGCTCAGTCGGCCCAGCTTCAGAACAGCGCCGCAAACACGTCCGGCTCTCTAGCCAACTCGGCTACGAACGCCAACACGGCCACGGCCAATATCGGCTCAAATCTTTTGAGCAACCTAAATAGTCTTTACAACACATATGGGAATTTGTCAGGAACGACGGGAAGCAACACATCTAACACGACATCATCTGGTACGTCCACGGGGACGGGGACGACTACTGGCACGTCAACACCGTCAATCGGTGGAATCGCTACAGGGCTCTTGGGTTCTTATCTTTCCGGCCTTGGCGGAGCGAAGGGCAAGGCAAGCGGAGGGCGCATTGACGGAGTAATTCCTTCCTACAGCCCAGATTCCCTGCACGACAAGGTGGGGAAATATTTTCAGTTGTTTCAGGGGTTGAGAAAATCTACCGGAGGCCCGATTCCCGGTTACGCCAAGGGTGGAGATGTTGGGATCGGGTCGTGGACACCAGTTGTGACGGATACCGCACAGGGACCTACAGAGCTACAGCAGTTCGGGACGGCCCTCAAAGAGGCATCCAACGGTCTTTCTGGGGGTAGCGGCGCGCTCCTGCCGTCTTCTCTCGGGTCGCAGCAGCAGTCTTTGTCGTCCTTTCTCGACAGCATGAATTCGACTGCGCCAATAAAGGGTTATGACGATGGTGGCGCTGTTTCTTCTGCGCCGACTGATCCTGCACCTCAACCGACCCAATCCGATTCTGGACTTGATTGGAAATCGTTCGTCCCCACGTATTCGACGGGGGTGTGGGCTGGGGAGCAAATGTCTCCGACGCAGAGACTTGGGGCGGCGTTGACCCAAGTTGGGGATAGCCCCTTCGCCGGATTCGGTAAGGCGATGTTCGAATCCAACGATATGCGTTTGAAGCAGATGGAGCAGGAGCGGCAGAATAGGGCCTTGGGCCTTGAGGCGCAACTCAATCCTGCAAAGCTCGAACAGATGAATGCATCGGCGGCGTTGGCCCGAACTCAAGCCGATAAGCAGTTCCTTCTGGATATCGAAAAGAAGAAGATGGAGTACCAGAAGGAGCTTGAACTGCAACAGATGCAGAACAAGTGGAACCTCTACAACAAGATTACGGGAAGCGGTGGAACAGGGGCCGTCAGCCCTGGGTCGTATACATGGGTTCCTGCGGTTCCCTCGGTCGCCCCAGGCATGCCGCCGCCCGAGGCTGATGGTTCTGATGGCGCGGAAGGAGAGCCGTAATGCCTATTACCGTCAACGGCCCCGACGGCAAGGTGCATTCCTTTCCTGATGGCACCACGGGCGAACAGATCAATGCACAGATGTCATCCATCTATGGCGGGTCTGGATCGCTCAATCCGATGGGATTGCCGAGCGCTGGAGACCCAACGGCGGCTTCCGGGGCCGTGATGCCGTCCATGGGGACAACCCCAGCCTATAATACCCCAGAAGACAAAATGAATATCGGTCTTTCCATGATCCTCCCGGCCGGGTCAGTGCGGGCTTTGCAGAACACTCCAGGCCACATATATCGGGTTGAGCAAGCCAAGAAGGCGGCCGATAATCTCGCCAGCCTGGAGGAAAAGCAGCGAGCCGGGCAGCAGGTTCTTTCTGGCCTCGATATGATCCGCCATACGGTCAAAACCGCTCCTGATGATGTTTTGACCAATGCCATCGGCCCCATGGTCAGCAGCCCGTGGCTACAAGGTGCCAGACGCACTGCCGCGGGCGTAGCAACGGCGACGGTCCCCTATTGGACGCCCTATGACCAGAGCTACAACCTCAACAACCTGTTGCACCATGATGTGCACGGGCTGGTTACTCAGTTCATGGCGGCTGGAAAAGCCGTGAATATGTCAGACGCTCGACAGGAGGCATTCAATGCAACCATGGCGGATATGCTGAAAGCCACCAATCGAGATGATTTGAACAAAATAGCTGACCACGCCGATTTTATCATACGATCCTCGTTCGGTCTTCCGAAAAGGGAGCAGGAAAAACAGGATAAGGCGGCTATGGTAAATGGCGGGGATGAAAAGGGTGCCGCTCAATCTGCTACTCCCAAGGTATACGTAAATCCGCAGACAGGCGAAAAGATTCGTTGGGATGCCCAGTCCAATAACTGGGTGCCGATAAACTGATACAGTGAACTGATGGTAAATCGCCATGGCTGATCCCACTCCCCCTCCTGGGTTTGTTCCAGAAGGCGTTTCTTTGACGCCATCTCCTCCGCCTGGGTTCGTGCCAGAGGAAGAGCCGGGACTTTTGGAAAGTTTCGGCCGCGGCGCGGTAGAGGGAGCGACGTTCGGATTTGACGATAAGCTCGGCTTGTCAAAGTCGCGGCGTGAGCTATCGAAAGAAACCAACCCATGGACGCATTTTGCCGGCGAGGTGACCGGGGCACTCGGGCCTATGGTTGCGGCTTCTTTTCTGCCGGGCGGTCAGGCTCCCGCTGCGGTGCAGGGGGCTGGTCTTCTTGCACGCGGCGCCCAGCTTGCGCGTGCAGGCTCGGGGCTGGCAAGGTCCGCCCTTACCGCGGGTGAAATGGGGACGCTTGGTCGCGCCACGGGGCAGAGCATCAAGCTGGGGGCGACATATGGAGGTCTGTCTGGGGCTGGACATGCGGATGTTGGCCCAGAGGATAGCACGCTAGAAGCGCTAGGAAAGCGCGCTATCGGAGCTGGGACTGGGGCTGTCACTGGCGGAACAGCAGGCGCGGTTCTTGGGCCTCTGGGATATGGGTTCTACCGTGGAGCGCAGGCGCTCGGCAATAGGGCTGCTAATGCGGCAGCGGAAACGGCTGGGTCTGGCAAGGGCGCCTTGGTCACGGCGACGCGCAAGCTCGAAGCAGACCGCATTACGCCCCAGCAATTGATCGACCAGATCAAATCGGAGTTCCCTGACGATACCACGGCGGCGGGAGGGTTGGCAAAAAGGTTCTGGGGCAACGCCAAAGGGACGGGACGCCAGCCGATTACCTCCGAGCAGGTGGAAGAGACCGTGCGTCGCGCCATGGCGGGAGAATCTGCCTCCGAGATCAGTCAAGCCTTGCGGGCGGCTGGGAATGGCCAAGGCCCTGGACCTGATGCCGTCAAGACACTGCTCGATGAGCTGGCCAATCGTCATCTTGGGCCACTCAATATCGTAGACCGTGCATCCATGGCCCGTACCGGGGCTGGGGATAATACCCAGATGACCATGCGCGCCGCCGCGGCAACTCCTGGGGAGCACGTTGGAATAGCCCGTGAGGCCCTCCTGGAGCGGCAAATCGGGGCCGGTGGACGATTAGGGCAGTTGTTCGACCGCATGCTGGGGTCGTCCGATTACGCAGGAGTAGCCGGAAAGCATGCCGCTGAGCTTGAGGATGCGGGAATAAGAGCCTACGGGTTGGCGACCGCCAATGAAAAGCCTTTCGATCTCAATCCTGTCATCAACAAGTGGTTGGGGCAGACTCAGTCTCGTCGGGGTCCGGTCCCGGAAGCAATTCAGAAAGCGATAGATTCTGTTTATTCCAAGGTGCCTGTTCGCAATCAGGAAACCGGCGCTATAGTGACGAATGAGCTTCGTCCGCCGCAGACTTTGGAAGATTTCATCAACGCGCGCCAGAACGTGCGGGCACTTCTGGATAATGAGAAACCAGGCGGGGCGGTATTTCGTGAGTTGACCAAATTCTATAATGATCTGACCGATACGGTGGCGAAGTCCAATCCAGATTGGGCGGTAGCCAATTCGATGTGGCGGGAAGGTAATGCGGCGCGTGAGGCCATGGAGGCTGGGGCGCGAATGACCACCCGTCTCAACGCATCGAGTCGTGAGAATTTGGCCGAATTTACTGCTGCCGAACAGATGGGCAAGGAAGGCGTCAAGGCTTTGCGGGATGCAACGAAAGCACTCAAAGCCAACCCACAAGATCCGTCTGCCCTGGCAAGACAGGAGTCAGCGCAAGCTAAAATAAGCGCCTCCAACTCTCGGCAGGAGCTTTTCAAGGTTGGCCTCGTTCGTGCCCTTAACGACATGCTCGCCAATCAAGGCGAAACCCACAACCTTACCCGGCAACTTTTGCTGCCTGGGGCACAGAAGATGATCCGGCAGGTGCTCAGAAAGGACGCAGATCAGTTCTTCAAGGTCCTGCAAGCAGAAAAATCCATGCACCGGACATACTCGTCCCAGTTCGGCTCCCAGACGACGCCTCTGCGAGAATCGATTGACGAACTCAACTGGGCACCGACGTTCGATGCCTCGCTGATGAACCCCATGCATTGGCCTGGGAAGGTGGCCGACCTTGTTTCGCAGTATGCAGCAAGGAATATCAATGCCGCAAGAAACAAAGACCTCATGGGTATTTATACCGAGACAGATCCGCTGCGCCAGTTGGAAATTCTACGCGCCATGCAGGGAATCCACGCGGCACGGTCTGCCGCGGGAAATGCGGTTGGGCGTCCGGTGATTTCATCATCGGGGCCGCTCTCTGATCTGCTGCCGAGCCTCCCAAGCGAGAGCCCGTCCGCGAAACCACGGAAATAAGTAGGACTTCAAGATCGCTCCTAAAAAGCAAAGTAGAAGGTAGGGCAGGAATACGAGCCAGACCGGGAGCAAGAGTACAAAAGCAATTTCGTCCGGTCTTGGGCGCAGATGAATACCTATAGCAACAAGGAACGCCACGTACACGACCCATGCCCATGCCCATTTGACCCAGCGAGCGGCATGGGGTCTGTTTATCAAGATACGCAACTCTAAGACTTCCCCCTCACGGCACGATTACGCGCTTGGCCATCTCGATGAGAACCAGCGTTTCCCCTGCGTTAGCAGTCCCAGCGACGTACGTCTCGCCGTCATCCAGTTCGCCGAGGATAACAAGCCGAGCGAACTTCTGGCCCTTTGCGGCCTCTAGAATCTGGTCTGCATCGAAGCGAAAGCCTTCTCCGACCTCAACCAGCTTTAGCTTGACGACGTTGGTCATTTGCTCGCTCTCCCTTCCTCACTTAGTGATGCTGCCCTCGATCATGGTCGGCTCCTTATTGTCTACTTGCATTCGGCAAATCGTGCGGTCGCGTGACGGCGTACATCGCGAACGCGAACCATACGACGGCAATTGCCAGCCACACCCATATCCGGCTCTAGGAACATCCCACCGCCAATAGGCGGATGACGCCGTCCACCCGCTCATTCCCCCAATATGCGCCGCCGCAGGTGTGCTTCACGGGTGCCTCCAATTTTTGACTAGCGAAGTTTCAAAATGCTGGCAGCGCGTAGGTGCATCTGCCGCGACATAATAACAACGTCGAGAAGGTCGAAGCCTTCCATAAGGTCGGCAACCAAGTCCTCGCTATCGCCGTCGTTCGCGGCGCACTCCCGCCGCATCCGTTCGAAGTCGTCGGCCGTCACGTCAGAGACGTAGCCGATGCGGTCAAAACGGTTGTCGTCAGTGTTCACGCGAGAGAACCGGACGTGCATCTGCTTCTCCTATTTCTCGATCTTGACGACGCCCAGCTTCGTTAGGAAGGCGAGCAGTCGTCCGCTACCCTTGGCCTTCACTTTGATGCGGTCGCCGTCGCGCTCCAACTTGAGCGGCGCGTCGAATGCAGCAATGAATTTCGTGCCTGGGCGTTTGTGGACGATCACGGGTGGCTCCTTTGCGTCACTCGTTGTCGGTTCCGGCCTCGCCGGTCGCGGCGTCGCCCTCAACGCTGAATGCAAGGTCCGTCAGCATGTGCCACAGGTTGATGGACCCGGGCGGCGACCGCTGAAGCGCGTCGTTGTGATCTACGAGCCAGCGCCCTACGTCCGAACTTAGCCCATCGCGGATGCGTCCCTACTGACTTTGCCACGTTGCCATGAACCCGACTCGCTTCCGCTAACGCCGTCATGGTCGTAGCCAGCCCGTGCTGTTGATGTGAGTGGGAGGGCGGATCGCTTTCGGTTGTCCCCCATTCCCGTGTCGGCAGTGATAGAGCCTCCTAAGTTGCTTTCGGCTTCGTGCGCTTCGGCTTGCCCTTCAGCGCACTGATTGTTCCACGGATCGCATTGTAGATCGTGCCCGGCGCCACGCCCTGAGGGCAGCAAGTTGCATGTCGAGATTTTGCTCAACGGTGGACACTCGGGCGTAGCCGATGAGGCGCGGCCACGCCGGTGGGGTGTGCAATTTCTTTGAAGGCATGAGCCTTCTAAGCGGTAATTGTGCAAAGCGTCCATGCCAGAATAAACAGACTACTTGCACAAGTCAAGCCGATTTGCTATGTTCTTTTCACTGAACAACGGAGAACGGCAATGGTTGCTCTGAGGATGGACGGAACGGTTCGCCCGAAGCGGGTAAAGAAGGTGAAGCGCACCACCGAGGAACTGCCGTTTTGGGCTGAATTGGCCTTCGTAAACGCCTACAAGGATGGTCTCGCCGTTTCCCAGGGCAAGCGCCCGACCCGGCTGAGCTTCAACGCGATGACGCCTTGGTATGAGATCGCGGGCTACGAGGCCGGCCGTGAAGGCAAGGACGAAAAACAGGCGTTCCTCGTCCTTCAAAACGTGTCCGCCGCTCACGGCTTCCACAGAGACTGAGGAAAAGGCCCGAGCCCATGCCGCTCACGATTTTGACGCTGTATTGCCGGGACTGCGGTCGGCGCGGAGAGAAGATTGTGGACCGGCGCGGTCGCTGCACGGTTTGCAACAGCATCAACGTGGTGCGTTGGTACGACATGGGCGAGCGTGAACGCCGCCGCATCGAAACCTCCAAACAAAGGCCCGAGCCATGCAGAAGTGGGAATTTCTAAGCCTCCGAGCCAACAGTTGGTACGACGTAGCCGCTTGCGGCGAGGCGGGATGGGAGCTTGTGACGGTTCTGCTAGAGGACGCGAACGACAATGGCTCGCGCGTCTACTTTTTTAAGCGCACTCTAACCCCGCAGTAAAGGCCCCGACCGATGGCTACGAACAAGCAAGTCGCTGATGCTCTGCGCTTCGACGCGCTAGACACCGCAGAGAAGCTGATGGGCGGAAGCATACACGTCGATGATCCGCTTACGATGGCGGTCGGTATCGGCTTGATGCAGGCGAACGCCGCCGCCAAGGAGCGTATGCTTACGGATCGCGGCGATACGACGTTTTCGAACAAGCTCGATCGCTATTGTGAGATCGTCGAGGCATACGGGTTCGAGCAAGTTCTTTGCCTCCCGTTCGAGAACGACCGCGGCGAGCCGGAACAGATGTTCGTCTATGCAACGCGCGACGGGCTTCTGTTGCGGTTCGACACTTACAACGCACTCCATGTCAACGCTGCCAGCGTGTACTACAACTGGCGCTATTCAGCCTACGCGCCGAAGTGGGAATGCACATCGTCAGGACACGGAACCGAGGACGGCGTTTGGGTCGGCAACCATGACGCTCGTGAAGCGCTGCTGTTCAACATGGACCGGCTGAAGGCACGTGGCGAACTGCTGTCCCCGTGGATTGAGCAGCCGTTCTTGTGGTTGCTCCACTACATGGACACCAAGTCGAAGGGCTATGACTACAACGCGATTAACGGAGCCCGTATCGCCATGCTGCCGGAATGGGTTCGGCAGATGATTTTGGCTGTCTAAGAAAGGCCCGAGCCATGAAGCGACCTAGTAACCGTTGAAGCCCTGATGGTAGCACGCGAGCGCCCGTTTCTTCTGCGCTACGGAGGCAAGATCGTCGGTAGGTTCGCCACGTCGGCGGGTGCGCTTGACGAGGTTGAACGCTTGAGCCGACTGGACGCCGAGCATGGCTATGTGCCGAAGGCGTTTGAAGTCACCGAGCAACGCTGAGAAAAAGGCCGGGCAGATGTAGACGATAGACATAGGGCCGCCTAATGAGCGGCCACATCTGAGGGTTAACTTGTCAAAGAGCACATCGTAGTCGCCTTAGTTGTAGCAGATAGCCAACGTCATGGGAACCACGATGACGATTGCTTATAAGATCATTGTTGTTGCCTTGGGTGCCATCCTGGTCCTTGGATCGACACAGATTGCCTTGGCGCTTCTGGGCGTCTACGCTAGGAGCTGAAATGCAGGTATGATGATCTCACGATAGCAATGAAAATTCCAGCCCACCCGGCCCAGCACAGCATCCTAAGGCCCACCTTTACTGGCCGAGAATCAATCCAATGGCCTTCTCCGCCAGGCTCTTGGCCAGAGCTGGGTTGTAGTTCCCGATGACCGCCGTGGCGAGCAGGATCGTGGCTATGGCCATTCGTTTTGCCAGTTGCACGTAGGGCAGCCCGCTCTCTAAGAACTTCATCCAATGCTTCAGCGCTGCGACGAAGCCGCTCTTTGGAGTCTCTGTCGGCGCCATGCCCCAGTGCCTCAACTCGGCCCCTAAATGTAGCGCGATCTGCTCTGGTAATTCCCGCACCTCCTCCCTCAACGCCTGGAGATGGGTAACTGTTTCGCCCATTCTCATACCGAGGGAGAAATGAAACTCGCTCGGTGAATTCTGCAAATCCCTCGGGGGCGGGCGGCTCCATTCCGGCTCCCTGTAGTCCATTATCGTACCTCATTTTATGCCCCCGGCGATCTATTTGGTTACGGCTTGCACATAGCGCTGCAAGCAATCATTACGCTGCGCCATATCTGTATACTGGGACTGAAGCTCACCGTACTTATCTACCAGACTTTCGCCGACTTTCGGAGCAGGAAGCTTGTCCGCACTCTTCATGCACCGCCCCGAAGGGCCGCGCGGCTTGGCCGGTATCGTTGCGCATCCGCAAACCAAGCAGGCGGTAAGTAAGACGGCTCCCAACTTCATTTTCTTGCCTTGTTTAAATCGGCTGCGCGACGCGCCAAGGCGCTGGCTTGGCTGGCGTCAATGATACATCTGGCCAAAGTTTCTTTCACCCCAGAGAATTCCTTGTTCAAGGCCGCCAAATCCGTGTCAACGCCGATGCCAACTGTATCTTCCCGTTCGGCAAGGTCGGTTAAAACCGCATTCAAAGCTTTATCCGCCGCCTCTCTGTTCACCCTCCACCGTCCATTGGGGCCATAGAAATTCCCGGCCCACAGGAGTCCGAGAACAAGCGCGGCGCCAAGCCCAAGGGTTATCGCCAAGCGAGTGAGGGAAAGGCCGAACATTATTTACCAATCCCAATCTTTTTATCCACGGCACACAGCCAGTCAGGCTTGCAGACTGTGCGGAACTGCTTCAACGGCTGTACTTTGACGGCCGGTGGAGCGGAAACGATAACTGGAGCATCCAAAATCGTCAGGGGTTTAACCTCCGGGACCCTCGCTGCATCAAGCTCGGCGGAGCATTTACGGAACTCGTTGCGCCAGCCTTCGGCGTCCTTGTCCATGAACGCCCCTTGCACTGGGGCCACAGTGGCAGCAACTTCCATGCGTCCGGTTTTACGTCCATGCGTCCATACCACAGCAGAGATGACGGCCCAGAAGAACAGAACCACCAACCCGCGCGACACCCACCATGTCAGGGGTTTGGCAGGCGGGTCGTATTGCTGCTTTTCGAGCCATCGCCACGCCCACGTTGAGGCAACCCATTTCCCAACGGAGCTGGCAAAAATCTTATTACCTACCCATTTGAACGGCCACATAACCCAAGAAAGAACCAACGGCCACTTCCAGATGAGCAGAAGAAGAACAGCAGCCCCAAAACCAAGGATCACATAAAGCACCGCGCCCGAGGCAACAAACCCGACCATATTCATGCTGACGGCTCCGATTTTGAAGGGGTATAACGTCCCTCGTTGGCGTCATCGGCCATGAGGTTCATGATATAAATCACGGCCATGAGCGATGTGATGGCGATAGTGATATAGATCACTGCGGCGTGGTCGGAGACAAATCCCTCGACCTTGGTCCGAGTGTCCTGGGCCACACCTAACGCCTGCATGATCTGGTCGATGCTGAAAAGACCCAAAATGACCTGCCACTTACGCTTCAACCAATTGAGAGCGTTGGCCTTGCGGGAAACGGGAACGAGGTCCTTGGGCGTGACCTTTTCCGGCGACTTGGGGATTTCGATGGGGGCCTTGACTTTGGTGTTATCCACCGCCACCGTGATCTTTGGCTTGATCCCGGTCCATTCCGCGGCGAGGTCTGATCCCCCGAAATAGTTGGCGTCAACAAGCCCCGTAACGCCTTGGGCTTCATTAAATTTTTCAGTGAACTGCCAAAGCCAGTAGGTGTCCCAGCCCTTCGGGAGGATGACTTTCGGGCCATACTGTGCTATCCAGAGACGGTGCAGGCACAGGAAGTCATCGGGTTTTTTGACCTGCTCCTTGATGAGGTTTCCGGAATAGAGGACGGGCCGTTGTCCGGTTTTCTCATAGACGAGTTGCAGGAACTCCTTGGCCTGATCGACGGACATAGTCCGTTTGCCGTTGGGCTCCCAATCGAGGCATAGGAGGGTGTTTTCGTCGGGGTCGGCGTTGCGGAGAAAGTTCGAGACCTGGGTTTTAACGGTAGAGCTATCGGCAAAATGGTAACAGCCCCACAGGAGTCCTACTGCCGCAGCGTCCTTGCGGCGCTTGGCATAGGTCTTATCTCCCATCGTCGCCCCTTGCGAGGCTTTGTGGATGATCCCCTGGATTCCAGACATGCGCACTTCGGCGAACGATTTCACCGTGTTATGATGCGAGATGTCGAGAACAACGGGGATTTTGGCCGGCATGCGTATCCTCAAGACTGGAGTAACGCATGACTTTAAGCGCGCAGAGTAGTAGATTCGGACGCAAGATAGCATAGCCAAATAGCCACGGCACGGAGTTAAATGGGTTGGACGCCTCACCAGCGATGTAGGGAAAGGAAGAGAAGATGGATGATGGATGATGGCGGCGGCAAGGTGGTCTTCCTGAAGTTTAGCAATCCAGATCAAGTATTTGACAGGATGGACTACCTTGCGTGTATGCACTGCCAGAACAAAACGTTCACGCACACTTACGACCGCAATGGCGGATTTCCGCTCGTGAAGTGTGCGGCTTGTGGTCTTCACATCGGCCGGGTCGGCTGGGCTGACAGTGAGTAGGCAGCGCGAGGGGAAGGAAGATGGACCACAAAGCGATCTTGCTTCGGATCATGCGTAGCAACGTCTTGTGCGACTTTTCCTTCGGACAGTTTGAGATCGCATTAGGGCTCGTGGAAGCCAGCGCATCCGCTAAGGTCGATACCGAAGCGGCGTCAACAAAAGGAGCCAGGATTGGAAGACGACGATGACAACCCGTGGCGCTGGATAGGTACGGCCAAAGTGGGCCAACCGTGTGAGGTTATCGTGGACGATAGGTTTGGCCCTATGCGGCTGACGCATGCCGTCGCGCTCTTGGAAGACGGTTATTGGTACAATATCGAACCGCCACGCCAACTACCAATCCGCCCCGTGGCGTGGCGGTATGTTTTGCAGAGCTTCCTCGACACCGTCACTTGCTTGTCGCCGCGGCAGCTTGCCGAGATGCAAGGCATCAAGCTGCCGCCCGAACCTGTCTTGGCGATCCGGAATTAGGTAGCAAACGCAGAAATTCATATAAAACAGCATCTTAGATATATAAGCTTAGAGCTTGGGTGCGCCCATGCCGGATGATGTGGAATTCCATCAATGCCCCATTGACCCATCAGTGAGTCTGCTTTACAGCATGCTTAACGCGATGGGTATTCACATGAGCGATGACCTAGAAGCAGCGAAACGAAAGATCTTTGAAAAGGCGCGGCGTGACGCTGAAGAGCTGGAACGCGCCTTTGAACTCGTTCGCGCGCATGGGATGATCCCGACAAAGGTCAGCGTAGAGATTACTCCAGTCGATCCTGAGATCGGACGCGTTCGGCGGCATGCAAAAGGATGGCCGAAAACCATCGTTGATTTGCTAGCCGATTTCCCGCACGGCGCTACGCGTGCCGAATTGCGAGATGCTGTTGCCAAAACCCATCTAGGTCCGCGCCTGCAAGAAACCAATGCTGCGTTCTACGGGTCGATAGACAAGCTGAAGTCGCGTGGCGCCATTATGGACCACGAGGGCAGGCTGTTTCTGCCTTTCCTCCTCAAGCGGTATTTGCAGGATGTTCAGGCTGGCCGTACGGCAGAACTGCCGCCCGCCAAGCCCCCCATCCGTTCCGCATCGGCTGATTTGGTTCGGGACTTTATCCGTCGCAATGGACGCGCGGAGTCCCATGAACTGGTCGAAATGCTGGCGTCGCACCCGCTGTCGGGAATTAACAATCGAAACTCGGTCTACAATTTACTCGCGAGGATGGTCGATAAGGGGCAACTGAAGAAGGTCGGCAATACCTACAGCTTGCCTTCTAACGAGAATGGGGAGGCTTTCGCCTCCCCAGACACCGATCAGGGCGGCAACCCTGATCACAACCCCAAACCCAGCCGCCGAGGCGCGTGAGAAAGGAGTATCCCATGTGGCAGGCCGCCTTATCAGCGTAGCCACGTTGGAGGTCGCGCAAGCGGCCTCCGCGTGGCGCTAATGTAGGCTTATTGCCGCAACACGTCTAGCAACTAGGCCCTCCTCGGACCGGAAACCGAGTTCGGACCGAACGACATCCCTGCGGACTCGAGTGCCCTTTGAATTGCCTCAAGATTATTGGCAATTGGCGTCCTCTTTCCGCTCTCCAAATCCTTGATCGTTGATAAGCCGACTTTGGCGCGCTCGGCTAATTCAGCCTGCGTCCAAGCCAGCCAATTCCGTGCAGCGCGGACCTGTTCAGGGCTCATGATTCGCGAGCATACGATTATTTTCGGCGGCGTCAACTTTTTTGGTTGACGTAAGCCATATCAGCCATTACGTATGAGGTCAGCTAATTTAGTTGACCGGTGATATGGCTCAACACTTCCTCCTCAGCGCGACCGCGCGCTCGATCAGCGTCCGCGAGGTATACGCGGGCGGCGAGGAGAACGCATGGGCTCTGTTCAAGGAAATGCGCTGGCCGGAAACCAATGGCCAGCCGGTTTGCCCCAAGTGCGGGTCAGTCGAAACCTACGACATAATGAGCCGCCGCAAGCACGAGTGCAAGGCTTGCAAGCACCACTTCTCCGCCACGTCGGGTACGATCCTCGCCAGCCGCAAAATGGCCTACGTCGATCTCGTCGCCGCCATCGTCATCCTCGTTAACGGCGCTAAGGGCGTCTCCGCTCTTCAGCTTGCCCGCGATCTCGACTGCCAGCACAAGACGGCCTTCGTGCTCGCTCACAAACTGCGTGAGGCGATGGCTTCGGAAATTGCTGGCGAGACGCTGAGTGGTACGGTGGAGGTCGACGGCGCATACTTCGGCGGTCACATCCGTCCCGCCAATCTCAAGGAAGATCGCGTGGACCGCCGCAAGCTGGAAAATCAGACCGGCAAGCGCCGAGTCGTCGTCATCGCCCGCGAGCGCAACGGGCGCACCAAGACGACGGTGACGAAGTCGGAAGCCGATGGCGTCGCATTCGTCGCCAAGGTCGTGCAGCCAGGCTCTATCGTCCACGCTGACGAAGCCAGCCATTGGGATGCGCTGCACGCGAAGTTCCAGACTAAGCGTATCAACCACAGCGAAGCGTATTCGCTCAACGGCGCGTGCACCAACCAAGCCGAGAGCTTTTTAGCTCGCCTTCGCAAGATGGTGGACGGACAACATCACCACGTCTCGCCGCGTCACCTGCACCAGTACGCCGCGCATGCCGCATGGCTGGAGGACCACCGTCGCCAGTCCAACGGCATGCTTGCTAAGAACGTGCTCAAACTCGCGATGGCGCATCCGGTGTCGAGGAATTGGAAGGGCTACTGGCAACGCCGCCCCTGAATGCGGTATGGTGTCAGTCTTTGTTGAGGGTCGGTGGAAATGGATATTGGATCAATTGCGGGTGTAGCCAGCTCTCTCAAGTCGGCAGGCGAGATCGTAAAGGCGATGATAGGACTGCGGGATGCTGCATCCTTTCAAACGAAGCTCATCGAACTCAACGGAGTAATCCTTGCCGCCCAAGGATGCGCACTGACGGCCCAGCAGGACCAGATGGCGATGCTGGAGCGTGTACGCGAGCTTGAAAAAGAAGTTGCTGGCCTTAAAGCATGGGATGCTGAGAAGCAGAAATACGAACTCAAGTCCGTCTACACCGGTGCGTTTGCCTATGTTTTGAAGGAAGAGGCAAAGGGCTCCGCACCACCGCATTGGTTGTGCACAAATTGCTACGAGCGCGGGGCTAAATCGATTCTGCAGGCCCAGGGTCGCGACAAGGATAAGTCGTTTGAAATCTATCAGTGCCCGGGATGTCGGTCGCAAATGAGGGTCTTTTACAACATAAAGCCGGGAGCAGAGAAAGTCAGCTAACGGCCAAGTTTCCATAATATGTGACCGTGCTCGCTCCTCTGGCTGACAGCCACCCCTTGCTGACGAAGCAGTTTGAGACTCTTGCCAACTCGCTTGACCATGTCGTTGCGCAAGCGCCGGTCGTGAGCGTCCTTGCCCTCCAGCCCTATGATCTTCTCCGCTAGATCGCGGCTGCTGATCGGCCCCGTCGCCTTGCGCAACTCGTCCAGTAGGAAACGCCGCAACTCGTCCCGCGCGAAGAAGACCACGCGGTTGCCGCGAGGCTGTACGGATTTGAGGTTCCCTTGGTAGCCGAGCGACATCAGCGTCCGGTCCAACGCCTCTATGTCGTTGCCGACGTGCGCTAGCTGCTCCCTCAGTCTCTGGGCATCGCCCATTAACTCCGAGCGCTTCTTCAGTAGGCCGCTGATCGTGTTCTGGTAGGGCTTTCCCATGCCCATCAGGATCGCAAATCACGCGATTGTTCTCCATGTTGGACTTCCTGCGTTTGCTACCTAAGTCCGTGGCGATCTACGTGGCGCCGTGAGCGCGCAGATGGAGAACGCCGTGTCAGGGGAGAAAGCGGTAACACCACGATGGCACGTACGCGCGTTCACCTATTATCGTCGTCCTGAGTCCACGTAGGAGAAGCAAAGTGAGCGAGCTAAAGAAGGTTAGGCAATTAGCAATCGACGCGGTAGTGGTCATCGTTACCCACTACCGCCTCTTTGAAAACGTCACGTCCGATCTGAAAAACTTGTGCGGTGGCTTGTTGATGTATTTCTGTGGGACGTCCGGGGCATTTCCCGCTTGTGGGGTTTCAACTACTCTCACGGGTGCCTCCAGTAGAAGCCCGAGCTGGGCGGCAACGTTCGTTGCCTCTGCCGTCCTGGAAGGTCTGGCCAATCCGACCTCGACCCTGTTCCTCTTCCCGTCCCTAAATAGGACAACCGAATTGACGGAGGATGCGATATCGTCAACGACACGCATCTTCTCTTCAAGGCCAGATAGATAGTCTGGGTCGTTGCGGCTTTCGGCGCACTTCAACCAAGCAACAGCCTCAAAATCATCATCCGACTTCTTCACGCTGGGCTTCCCCTCGTCTCCGCAACTCTGCTTTGAGGATAGCAGATTCCACTCGCGAGGTAACAAAAAAGAGCCGCCAGTTAAGGCGGCCCAGTTTGGCGATTGGGAGGGTGCGCAAGGGAAGTAAATGCGCAATCCAAATAATATCTGATATACCCGCGCCGTAAACTAGAAACCTCCCGCGATGGCGAGAAGTTTATACCGTGTGGCCAAAAAGCAAACGGCCCCACAGAGGAGGCCGTTTGCACCCCGCGCCCTGAAAAAGATTAGAAGCGAATACGTGCCCCACCGATAACCGTATCGAGATGCGAGGCATCCTCGATCAGGCCGTCTGCCTCATAGCGGCGCCACGCGAGATAGACATCGAGGGCCGCCGCATCGACCGCCTGAACCACCCCAAGGCCGTAGATCTTCAAACTGTCGTCCGCTCCGTCAAACTTGACGTCCCCGTATTCAGCGTAGATCGTCGTCTTGCCGAGATCCGTCCACCGCTCCTCGACGCCACCATGTAACTGCCATGCCTTTGCCGATGAAACAGAGGCAGACCCAAACCCAAGATCATAATATCCATCCTCGACTTTGGCGGCGACGCCGGTCAGAAATACACCAGTCGGAATGTGCAGGACAGAGGCCGATCCGGAATAGGTCTTAGAGTCCTTGGTGGAAAACTCAACCGTTTCATTGCGGAACCCGAGCCCGGCAGCAATTTTGAACTGCCCAACTTCACTGGCATGACGAACGGCGATATCCCAAACATCGCCATCCTGTGCCCAGGCCGCAGATGCAACAAACCCTCGCAGGTCCGGGGTGTCATAACGAACCGCATTGACGCGATATCCATCGAAGATATCGGCACGGTCGTCGGTGCCGGTAAGAGGCCGGAAGGAAAGCGGCCGAACCGCTACCGCCGTATTGGCCGTGGTCAACTCGGTAATTGAATCCGTCGCCAAGGATTGCTGGCCGAGAGAGAACTTACCCAACCGGGTATCGAGGTAAAGATAGGACTGGCGTACGTAGATGCCGTTGCTGTCGTCGCCAAACGATTCATATTCGCCAACGCCAACCTGAAGCACGTAGCCAACCTTGAAATCAGCGCGAACCTTTGCTTCTCCGCTCAATGAGATATAAGATTCTGAAGCGCTATTGTCCTGAACCTGACTGCCTTCGCCGTCCACCCAGACTACAGCTTTGTTGATCTGGCCCGATACGACAAGACTGACCTTGCGGTTGCCTTTCCGGGCAACGGTTGCTTCAAGCTCCGCAACACGTTCCTCAAGGTCAGCAACGCCGTCCGATCCGACCGCCTTATCGGCAGCTTGAACGTTGCTGACAGGCAAAAAGATAACAGTTGAGACGAGGAGGCCAGAAAAAGCCAGCCACCGCTTGGCGCGTAGTTCCATGGGTATTTTCCCCCGGTTGTTTAAAAATGGTCAAGCAGCGGCGGTGTACGCTCATGCCCGCTGAGAACGAGGGGACCATGTTTAACGTGATTCGCCCTCGTCAACGGGGCTCATCAGCAACACAACTGGGGAAAGGGGGTGATCTCAACGGCAGAGTAAGCGCCCCGTGCCTAAAGGTCAAAACTACGAGCCGTCATCGCGGCATCTTTGCCCTTGATGCCAAGGTACTTTATCGTGTGCGCTAGGGATTCATGTCCGAGGGCAACCCTAATCATCTCGTAGTCCTTGGTTTGACGGTAAAGGAACACAGCCTTGGTGCGTCGCAGGGAGTGCCCAGAATAATTATCCGGGTCTTGGTGTGCTGCACGCGCCCACTGCTTTATAATACGACGAAACGCAGCCTCCGTCAGCGGACTTGATGCGTGTGGTTGCCGATCTTGGGTAAATAAATAGTCGTCCTCCCACTTCTCCTCCTCACGGATCAGGCTCTCTAGGAGTGCGCGCGTCTTGTCTGTAAGACCTATGTTTATGGTCGCGCCAGTCTTCTTGGTCGCATAAGATAAATCGGTGCGTATGCGACCATTGATGTCTTTCACATCTGATATGCGGAGTCGTAACAGATCCCCGCAGCGCAACATGGAGTCGACGCCAACCTCCAGAAGGGCTCTGTCGCGGGTGGATGCGTTGGTCGAGCGCATGAACGCTCTTATGAGTTGCAGGTCATCCCTGGTAAAGGGCTCCATTCTGCGAAGCTTTTCAGGTTCCGAATCATGTCGTTTCGCTGACTTTTCGATAGCTGTCATTGCCCCACACTCCATAACCCCAATAAATCCTGGACTATCTGAGTCGCGGAAAAACTTCAAAACGAACCCTATCTCTACAACCTTACTTCGTGTTGTTACCAGTACGCGCAGCGGGGCCGGTTCCCTGAGAGCGTAGATGGGACAGTGGCCACTAGACCGGCGTGGCTCCACGCTCGCGCTGCTTACTGGTGGTGGAGGGTGTTGGATGTGACGCCCGAAGAAGACGGGCTATCGGCATGCGCCGATGCGTTGGAGCGGATGGCGTCTGAGACGTCTTCGATCCGGTTGAGAAGTTTCGACGTGCGCCCCCACTCCGGCTGCCCGCAGGGGCGCCCATCAAGTTCATCTGCGAGGGCCTTGGCCTCACCGAATAACCGGTCACGTAACCGGACGAGGAAGGCGGTCGGCTCAACTGTCATTCCACAGCCCCTTCATCTTGCTCTTGCGCGGTAGATGGAACATCGGAGGTTGTCGGGTTGACGCCGTCGCTTACGGCGCTCCGGCTGCGCTGCGCGCGCAAGTGAAAGAGGACGACGTTGGCGATACGATCCGCTGTTGCCAGCATATCGTCTGGGTTGCCAGGTTCTTCGGGGCCGGCCAACTCGAAGAAAATCAGGTCGCGGATATTCAACAATTCATCGCGCCCTTGCGCGATAGGCGAACGGCCCGTGGCCGGAGCCGTCACATCTAGAGCTTCCGGTGATGGCTGGGAGAGCGGAGCCGGGCCATTCGCAGCGCCATGCTGATGCGCCACTACTACGCCCGGCCCCTGTCGAGCAGCCCCGAGTTGCAGGGTGCCACTCGCGTTCGGTGATGGCTGGGAGAGGCGTTCGCCTTGGGCGCCGGAGAGGGCGGCTTGTATTTTGTCCCAATCGCTCCCGGCGTCGCGGACATACTTTATCGCGAGCGCGAACGCCGTCTTCAGCCTCACCACCTCTGCTTCCAGGGCTTCGAGACGGTTGGCAGCCGCTGCCCGGTCCGCATTCGTCACACCGCAGCCGTCAAAATAGACGGGCACGCGCAGCGTCTTCACAAGTCCCGCTATGTCTGTCATGGCTTCACCTTGGATGACTTTGGCATGGGGCGACCGCAGTGCGGACATGCCCCGCGCTCCATTTGCTTGATGTGGAAGTGAACAACGCTGACAGAGGAAATTGCGCACGCCTGCTGTATCTCGCGCAGCGTCGCGCCCGGGCGTTTGCCAAGGTATTTCCGGATGCGTTCTCGCGTCGGACAGGCAATCATATCTCAGTCCTCTTTAGTTGAGGCATCTATGGTGGGATTGGATGTGACGCCGCCAGAGGCGGCTATCGCGCAGGCGCGCGATGCGTCGGAACGAAAGGCTTCCCACGCTGCCATGTCGCCGTTGGCGATCAGAACCTGCCGCTCGCCCCTCGACGCTTCATAGTCGAGATCGTAGCGGTAACTGCCGCCGTATTTCGATCCAGGAAAGGTGAAGCGGACCACGAAACACAACGCGCGGTCACGGCCGCTCTTTGTGTGCGCACCGAAGTAACGATGATGATGGCCAGACCAGACGCCTTCCGTCTTCTCGGGCTCTATCGTGATCCCCGGCAGCTTCCGGACCGCCTCGCGCGCGAGCGCATGCCAGAACCGCAGTTCGCCACGTTTGCGCCGTGCGCGCTCGTCATGGTCGCGCTTCTGGCATTCCGGCGAGCAATAGCAGCAGTGCTGTGTGCCGACCGGGTTTACCTCTTCTTCGTATTCCTCATCGTCCTCTGTGTATCGGGTGACCGTGCCTCCATCGTAAATTAGTTGCTCGCAGCCAGAGCACGTCAGCGACCAACCGTTGGCGAGCATGGCTGTGGCGGGGACGGCCTTGGCCTCCTCGAATTCGTCAGCCCATTTGACACGGCGACAGGTCAAGCCGCCGATCTCGTCGTGGCCCAATTGAGCGGCGCCCTTGCGCCGAGCGACGATATCGGACGTCGCGAAAACGATGACCGCGCCGGGTTCGTAGATATCGCCGTCCTCAACCACGAATGCGGGCATCTACTCCCCCTCCTTAGATGTTGGGGTGACGCGGTGCGACCAGCGCTGCAGAACCTCCGCCCGCGCCCCATCCCGCGACATGCAACAGCTCATCGAGAGGAAGCAATCCGGGCAGATGACGCGCACGATGAAGAGTTTTGTCGTCGGGTTCTGCTCTGTGAAGGTGAGAGGCGACATGCCGCAGAACGGGCACGGCTCAAGTGCTGTCGTCGCCGCCACATGAAGTTCGAAATCGTCCGCCGGCAAACGCGTCGGCGAGCTGACGAAGGGCGTCTCCTGTGTCATTCCTCACCTGTAGGGTTGTAGGTGGGTGGGGCGGCATCAACTCGCCGCCGCAGCGATTTCATGAGGATGTGCCACGCTGCCTGAATGTCATCGAGGTCTTCGGCGGAGTGCGTAGCAGGGAAGAACGCCAAGAACGCTCCGCCATCGAATTCCAGCCGGAGCATAAGACGCTGGTCGCGTGGACTCTCCTGAGCGTGTGCTGTCATGGCTGTCCGCCTCCTATGCGCAGCAGCGCAAAATGTTGCAGATGGTAAGGTGGTCTCGCGTCGCGCGCATGCGGCCAGCCCGATAGATGTCGGGCGTCAACGTTTTCGGCACCTCGTCGTCTGCCCGGCCTTCGAGCGCTCGCCAGAAGATGTCGCAAGCATGCTCATGGGTGAGCTGTGCGTTGATGCGGCATGGGCCACCGCGTCCGCGCGCGCTGACGATCATGGCCCGCAGTTCGGCTATCGAGATGCCCCCGGCATCCGCCCGTTTTTTGGCTTCTGCCTTACCCATGTCCGCCTCCTGTAGAGGCTTTGGCCTTGGCGGGATCTTGAGTTGACGCCCCTGCGGATGATGATGTTGACGGCGCCGCGCCATCGGGCTCGACGCCTGCGCTCAAGCCGCGCGGCTGGTTGGCGCCACACGGCAGCGCTTCCCAATCCGGCATGTCGCCAGAGCCGCCACACGCTTCGCATGCGACGTAATGCATGCCGCCGTCGTCGCCTTCGGCACAATCCATGCCGGTGCCCGCGCATGCGAAGCAGAGCACCAGTTCGCGCTCCGGCTCGCCGCGGTCTGGGCAGTAGTCGTTCTGGGCTTCTTTCCACTGGTCGTAACCGGCAAACGGATAGGTCACGTGTTGCCTCCCCGTCCGGTCTCTAGAAGCTTGTGCTCGGTCGCCCGTATGGCTCCGCCACTCATGAAACGACTGGCTGCAATCACCGCATCGGCGTCGGCTTTGCGAAACAGGCGCAGCGCCTTGTTGGCGTCGCGCACCCAGCCGATGACGGGGTGCCACCAGCGAATAGGCATGTTGTCGTCATCAGGCCATTCGACCAGCCAGAATGTCTCTTGCGCGCGCAGCGCAGCCGAGGAGCCCTGCTCCGATGGCGTCAACCCCATTAAATCCTCACCCATTAGTCCCTCCCTCCCGGTTGAGTTGCGCCTTCGCCCTTCGCATCGCCAAACCGGCTTTTGCCAATATGTTGCGGCGGAGAACGCGGGCATCGTCGGCGCTCGGGAAGCAGTGCTCGCATACCTCTGGCGCCTGGGCACCGTCCTCGCACTCCTGGCATTTGCAGTGGATGGCGTCGGCCTTCTCAGCCGCCTTCAGCGCCTCCAGCATTTCTGTTGCGAGGTACGCGATGGCGTTATTCTCACTTCCCATTGGTGATACCCTTGGCCTTGGCTTCGTGCTCGGCAGCCACGGAGTAGAAATGGGCGAGCGCTCTATCGACGGCGACTTTCGACTGCCATTTGTCGGCCAACGCGGCGGCTTGGACCAGCTCGTCACCGCCGATCTCGCGCAGCACCTGCTCGCGCGCGGCGTGGTATGCATCACTGCTCGCGCCGAGCTCGTCGTTGTAGTCGTTGAGAACCTTCTCCAGGTCGTCGATATCGGCAACGGTCAGCACGTGACCCGACGACAGCCCATAGAGGCGGAAGAACGCATCCCCGTCATCGTCGCGCGGGTTCGCTTTCAGCCTCTCGTCAAACGCCGTCAGCGCGT